GCTGTCCGTTGACCTGACCACCCTTGCCCCGAAACTGCCCGCAGTCGTGTAAGTCGTTAGCAGTGAGTTCCAGACCGCTGCCGCTGTCCCTGCCGTGTTCAGTGGTGCCGTGTAGCTCGCTGCCAGCAGTGCATCGTCAGTACCTCTCATATCACTGTTTGCCGTCGTTGTATCGACCAGCACAACACGCGAAACGTGACCACTAGCATTGATGCCAAGGGCTGCAAAGTTGCTCGGGAACGTCACTCCGGAAATGCTGCCAACCGACCCGACGACGTTGCCGCCGACATTGCCTGTCACGCTTGCTACAGCACCGCCAGCAAAACTGCTGACCGTTGCGGGAAATGTCGCCGCAAGAAAACCAGTCGGCTGCACATAGGTGGGCATCGGCATTCCTGTTACAGTCACGCCGTTCCATTGATCCGTATTTGCCGTGACTCTGTTTGTCACGCTGCCTACAGCCCCCGTCACGCTTCCTACGGCCCCCGTCACGCTGCCCACGGAGCCGCTCACGTTGCCTGTGATGTTTGCCGTCTGATTACCGAGTCCGGTTACTGCAATCAGTGCGTAGCCGGTTTTGTCGTTGTTTGTGCTTACTGTGACGCCTGCAGTCACCGACGCTACAGCACCACCGGCAAATGTTGATCGCGTTGAGACTGCTACGTCGATGCGACCTAATTCGGTTGCCAATTCCGTTCTGACTGCCGTTGCATTCGTTGCCGCTGTCGGTGGTGTTGTATAGCCCGAGGTTGCGAGCCTGCTGCTCACTGTTGCATCAAGATAGTCAGCGTTTGGGGTTTCATATGCGATGTAAGTGCCATCGGCATTCGCTAATCTGACCCACCACTGAGCGAGCAGCGTTCCGGCTGGGTTTGTAGCGACTAATCGATACACGCCTGCGAGTGTGCTCGTCACCGTTGCGACGTACACGCCCGTGGCATTTGTTCTGGCTGTGACGCTGCCTGCTGTTGCCTCAATCGTATCAGACCCCGCAGCGAATAGTTTTGCTGTGATTGTCTGGCCGGATGGGGCTGCAAATTCGATTGTCTGCGTTGCCATTGATTACGTCGCCTCTGTTGATGCCGATTGCCATAATGGCAGTAGTTCACCGATCACGATTCTGTCGTCTTGACCCATTTCATACGACCAAGCTGCTTTTTGATATTCGACGGGCAAAACTGTGCCGTAGGTTGATACAAATTGCCGACCCATACCGAGCAACAGTAACACTGTAGTCGGTGGCATTGCATCGATGATGTCTTGCATTTGCTGGCGAGTATGAATGCTGCCGCCACCGAGTTGATTCACGCCCCAAGTGTGCTGATACGCGGCAATGAATTCGTTAATAACATTTTCCTCAGCCTGATTGGCTCGGATAATGATGTTTTCGGCATACTCTGCCGCTCTGTTTTTTGGTATTGCTGGTACTGGTAATGGCATTATGCAAGAACTCCAATGTTGCGCAGGGCTTTGACCACTTGCGCGATTGTGTAGCCGTCGAAAGTGTCAGCATCGCTGAGCGCGTTGCCAGCAAATAGCTCATGGCTGGCCGAGTCCACCGCTGTCGTCGGTTGCTCAATCGGTGTCGCACCATACATACCGACCAATGCTGACGCAGACCCGCCGATGCGTAGACCTCGCAGCGTGCCGCCTGCAGAGCCTTTGTCAGTCTCAATGGTGCAGATGTTGGATGCCCACGCAATGTTCAGCCGCTCATGGCTGGTAGCACTGGTGTAGGTATTATAGACACGCAAGGTATGTGCTGTTGTAGACGCTCGCAGACCGACCAGCCCTGCACCGCCATCACGCACCAGCCCAGTGTCATGTGTTGATGTTCCGGTCACCGCAGCTGATGCCCAACCAATTGTAGCACCAGACCACGCGACAGCATGGAACGCACTGTTCAGTGTCCAACTGCCGCTCCCAAATACAGGACGACCCGCCGAATCAATGACACCGACAGACACACCGGCACTTGTGCGCCAAATTTGCTGATTGACCGATTGCCCGCTTGCCGGTGTGATGTCGATTTGCGTGAGATTGCTCGAACCAACAACATGCACCTCGCTCAGTGTTTTTCGGCCTGCAAGAGTCTGCGTGCCTGTAGTAATGACTCCTCTTGCGGATGCCGATGCGTCGGGAATGTTCAGGGTGTGAACTCCAGACGCCGACGAAAACGCAACATTGGTACCCGTCGTGCCGACCGCAAATGTTTGCGTCGCGGTCGTCAGCGAATTCAAGCTTGTAATACCGCCGCCGCCACCACTTGGCACTGCCCACGTCTGATCACCACGCAAAAACGTCGTCGCGTCAGCCGTGCCACTAGCGAGTCTCGGCGTAGCAATCGTGCCGCTGGTAATGTCTGATGCTGCGTGCGTGTGACTTGTGGCTGCTGCTCCGATGTCGGCTGCGGTCAGTGCATCGCTGCCGCCTGTTTCGTGATTTGTTTTGTGTGCTGTCGGCGTGCGTGAATCCGATAGCCTGCTGTCGTTGCCCTGACAGAATGTGCCGGACGTTGTGCCGAATGCCCCCGCCGTTAAAACACCAGACGCCCCGGTAATGATTGGCAGGCTTGCTGTTGCGCCAATTGCTCCTGCATTTGTGATGTTGCCGTGCGTGTGGCTCGACGGCGTGAACGTCGCAGGAACCCCGCTCAAATCCCCGTAAGCTCCGCTAAACGACGATGTGCCTGCACCAATTGCTGTTCGAGTCGCCGGCCCGTCTGCTAGCGTCAGTAGTGATCGGCCAAATGCGGTAGTCGTCAGGGCTGCGATTGCCGTCAGATCGCTGTCAAGCGGTTGATATGCCGCTAGCAATGTATCCACCTGTGCCGACGTGTAGACACTCAGCAGCGTCCGCACCTGCGTTGCCGTCAGTGCGATAGCTGCTGCAGCACTGCCCGTATTGTTCCCAAGCAGCGTGTTTGCCGACACGTCGAGGACCGCGCTAAAGGGAAATGCTGTGATTGCCATATTTAATATCCCGACTGCACGATTTGTGCACGCTGTTGATGATCAGTCCACATGCCCAAGCAATCACTGCGTAGAATTCTGTCATCGCGTTAATTATGATCGCAATGGAGAGAGCAAACATGCCATCCACGATTGGCCAGTGAATCCCAGGCATCTCAAAATGCACCACGTGGCTCTTTAGACATTGTGCTGCCAATTGACCCGCCCCCGGCACTTAACTTTGCCTGTGCTGCCGCGCTGCGTTTGATCTTAGGCATCGCAACCACAGAACGCTTGCATACACCCAAAACTTTCGTTTCTGGCTTCACCGTCACATTGAGCTTGCTAATCGCTTCTTCGACATCCTCTTGAACTGTAACCGGGCTAGTATCAATTACTAGCAATCGACCATTGACATTGGTATCGCTGGGCATTCCCTGAAGACTGATCTTAAGAACCCCATTTTCATAAAGTACAATATCGCGGCTTTGGAACGATACCGCAGACTGTCCGGCCTCGACTAATACTTTTCGATCCGGAACGACCAAACGATTGTCAATTCGCAGCTTCGCCGCATATTCCCCGCCAGACGTGGATATGTTGTCAACATTGACCATGACAATCAATGCAACATTTTGCCCCGTCACAGTGAACTGAGCTAGTTCCTGTTCGGTCACAATGTTGAGATTAGCAAATGTGTCGTCGTATAAAGTTCGCATACGATATATTTGTCAAGCCGCTCGTGCAGCGATCATCATATGCCAAGAATCAAAATCGGGTTCTTCAAATATATTCGGACATTGCCCAATCTTCAGAACATGGAAACCACTTAACTTCAACATGTGAGTAATCTCCATTGGGAAGAAGAATCGCATATAATGGTCTTCCACAAATTCATTGCCATGATTGTCCCAAATCTGGTATCGAACATGGCACACATTCTCATTCTGATGTAATGTGCCTTTTGATAGCCGCAAAAATTTTACGCCATCACCCTCAATTCGTTTAATGCGTTCTCCGACTCCGGTCTGCAAGACAGTCGGGCCATACCAAACGTCGAACAGATACAATCCACCGGGTCTTACATGCTTCCGAGCACATCGGAACGCATTCATTATTCCTTCGTTGCTGTTTTGATACCCCAAGACCGCCGCCATCGTCAACATTACATCGAAGGTCTCGTGTAAATCAAAGTCTGCGATATCTCCTTCTACGAACCGCATGCCCGGAATTTTCTTCTTAGCGTTATCAAGCATTCCTGCGGATCTATCCAATCCGACCACCGAATATCTGCTGTTGTTCGACAGAAATACACTATGATTACCAGTACCACAACCAGCATCTAAAATTTCAACAGCGGCTGGGTCTGCCAAATATTTAGAAATAAGTGCATCTATAGTTTCTACTTCCTGTTCATACGGTTTATCCGTGTAAAGCAAGTCATACAAATCAGCATAGTTGCGACCGAAAATCATGCGAGTTCCCTCAACGCTGAGCACACGGAAACAAGTTCAGAAATCGTTAATCCAACACCGGATGGGATATAAAAGCCTTGCTTCGACAATTTATCGCAGACTGGAAACTCACCACCAACGCCTATCGGTTGACGATGTAATCCGGTGAAAAATGGGCGAGATTCAACCCCGCGATCTCGTAATTGCTTGATGAAGTACGACGCCGGACGCTGTGGATCACAGCTAATCAGCCCAAACATCCAATAGACATTGATCGCGTCTGGCGACTCTGGGGGCAATTGGTATACCCCAAGATCCTTAAGTTGTTGGCGGTAAAATGTGCCGACGAATTGTTTCTGTCGCAATATGTCAGAAATACGAGATACTTGCCCAAGCCCTATCGCGGCTTGAATATTCGTCATTCTGAAATTATTACCAATTCCTACATGCGTAAATCGATTCTCACCTTCGCCAAAACACAGATTTCGAATTGACCGCATGCGATCAGCCAATGTCTTGTCATTGGTGATCACCATACCACCTTCGCCAGTGGTTATTATTTTATTGCCATAAAAACTAAAACATCCGACATGCCCTATGCTCCCGCAACGTTTCCACGTTTTTTCTTGCCGCACCAAGCATTCCGCACCATGGGCTTCGGCGGCATCTTCGATGATTTTTAGATTGTGCTTTGCGGCCAACGTGAGAATACTGTCCATATCGACAGGGTAGCCATAAATATGCACAACCATAATAGCTGATGTGTTGGGCGTAATCGCGGCTTCGATGGCGTCGGTGTCTATGCACCACGTATATGGATGAGCATCTACGAGAACCGGTTTCAGTCCATTTCTAATTGCGGCAAGTGCACACGAAATGATGGTGAGGCTCGGAATGATTATTTCACTGCCTTTGGGCAATTGAAGGGCGGCTATAGCAAGTTCTAAAGCATGGGTACCATTGGTTACGGCAATACCATGTTCACACCCACAATAATTGGCCCATGATTTTTCAAATTCTGGAACGAAGCGGCCCACCGATGATATCCAGCCGCTTTCCATGCATTGAGCGACATATTCTTTCTCAGGATGCCCAATCACTGGTGTATTAACTGGAATCATTAAAATCGAACCTTCTCTTGAAGCCCGGTATATGGTCCTTGTTTGACCTCGAACAGGACCAAATCATCAGTTACGCGGAATCCATGGCCGCCATTTACTATGATAAGTACATTTCCAGCATGCAACTGACGGCTGAATACAAATTCTTGATCTTGATAAAAATCAACGAAGCACGAACCTTTGAGAACTAACAGTACCTCGGTAGTCGTGTGTAAGTGGCGTTCTACTGGGTTGTGATAGTGTTTTTGTATCTCCGAACCCTTCGGATAGACGATATATCCAGATTGTTGCTGACATTCATTTGGTGTGATAAATGTGGTCTGGTCCGGCACGTTTCCAGTATAGATGTATCCAAAAAAGACTCCGTCGTGCATTAGATTCTCGACCATGATTATCTCTCATGTCTCTCGTGGTTTGTCGGAACAATTGTACCATGTCGTGGGTGGGTTGCTTCCACCAACGGATCAACGAAAATCTTGAATCCAAGTCCTCTTATTGAGCGGCACAGGTCTACGATTTCTTCATTACCAAATCGTGCTCCGGCCTTAATCACATTCGCGTTGATCAACGGCAGTCCGACACTATCGACTTCAAATAATTCATTATTGCGATACGTCTTGCAATATGGATATCGATTTGTGAATAATGTTTCGCCTACTCGGTATCCCCATGTGTCGCGAAAATAACAGCTCTTTTCAAAGAAGAACATCGGAGCGACGACATCTTTATTATGAGCAAGTAATCGTGGAATATAATCTTTTGGTAGAGTAACATCAGAATCAAGCCATAAAATATATGATGGATTTTCTTCCATCGCTCGTTCTAAGGCGATATTCGATAATTGCCCAAGTGTTATTAAGCGATCTGTGATAGCATGGCTAGGATAATGGGGTTTGCCAGTGTCTTTTTTGATTAAAACAATATTGAAATTTTTTTGATATTGCTCTAAAGTTTCGTAGGTCGCGTCGGTACTGTCGCCTTCGAGACACACATGAACTATGTCATATTTATTGCCCAATTGTTGCTTCCAAGCCCCGCGTTGGCGAAAGGCATGGAGCACATCATTTACACAATTTCGAAATAATGTACAGACCGCGATTTTCATGGGTCTATATATGGTTTGCAGCACGCTTTACGTGCCCCAAACCCTTGACTATCACATCATTCGGTCGATAATTTGAGACCTTTCACCCAGACATGTCCGAGTTGTTGACAATGTAGCACACATTGTCGATCTATTACAAACGCATTGCTGCGGTATTCGCCGCCTCAAAACCTATATATCTAAACCAACCTACGAAATCGGCTTAGGATTCTAGATCGTCCAATTCGTCGTCTGGGATCTCGAACATCTTCTTGGCCTTGCTCGTCATATGGTTTAAGATCCCCATGTATCGCACAGAATGTACGACGACTTGTTGCCCAATAATATGGTACATCCCTTCACCATCATGATCATTGAATTCGGTGTTGAGGTGATCTGATTTGAGTTGAGCGACAATATCCTCAACATCAACGCCAACCATGTAAGCCCGATCAACCTCAACTACAACATGCTTGACGCCTGCGGAATCGACACCATATACTCGAAACGCGATGCGATAAATCTTTGGGTACGCATCGAACCCGGAACCCACCATGTAATCGCAGTGCTTTTCTTTCGGCTCTGCCGGTTCTGACTTCTCTGTCGATTCTGACTTCTCTGTCGATTCTGACTCCTCTGTCGATTCTGAATCATTGGTCGGAGCGTCGTCGTCCATTCCATTATCATCGTACATGCTTGTTCCTTAGTGGGAGACGGCAGATTCTGACTACCACATCTTCATTCAGAAATAGACTGTATTTAACAATAAAGGTAAACAATGCAACAACACTAACGGAGGTCCCACATGTTAACCAAAGTGATTTCTGGAGGGCAGACCGGAGCCGACCGAGCGGGATTGGACGCGGCTATTACAGCCGGGTTAAAGACCGGTGGATGGATGCCGAAAGGCTTCAAGGCACACGACGGGTCTCATCCAGAGTTCGCTTACCAATACGGCATCAAAGAACACGAAAGCCCTGAATACCCACCACGCACCGCTCTAAATGTGAAAGAATCAGATGGGACTATACGGTTCGCGTCGAATTTCGTGTCACCGGGAGAACAACTCACCGCGAAAATGATTCGGCAATATGGCAAACCGAGCCTGTCGATTGACGTTAGACGTGAAACCACGACGCCTGAAGATGTGTCGAACTGGATCATCGAGAACGATATCAAAATCCTGAACATAGCAGGAAATTCTGACAAGACTAGCCCTGGTATTGGAGATTTCGTACAGGCATTCCTACTTCAAGTCTTTACCCTATTGAACCAACATGTACAGCCACCGATTCCCCGACATGCCACGAACCAACACAGAGAAGGCTATAATCACAGGGCTGCTGGCAAAAATCGGACTCTATGATGATCGCTATTCACAGTCATCAGTAATCTCGGCGGTTCAGAATTCACGGTAGGAATCTCGGCGGTTCAGAATTCACGGTAGGAATCTCGTATGTGCGCACATACGGTCGATCTAAATCCGAACAGCCTCGATGAATTACAATCATGGCTTACCAATATGGTATTATGGTTTGCCGATGAATAACCTGCCTAGAACTTTCCGAAATAAAACGGAACAAAGACGGTTATACTCTGTGGAGACGCTTCATTCACTAATTTGTGGAGCGTTTCCATGGTTCCGCCATACTGAATATTATCATCTACAATTAAGACATTTTTCCCTCGTAGCTGATCATCCGAATTATATTGGGATACTCCGGCACTTTTCCCAAATAATTGTACGTATCGCCGTTTAGATCCCATGCTGCCGGATGGTCCGGCAAGTGATTTATAAGTTGGCTGTAGACCAACCGGCGTACGTTCTAGCCCCTTCTGAAGCTTCGCAAATTCTTTGTCAGCCCACAACTTAGGCCATCTAGGATCAGTTGGGAGTATCGTTTCGTTGTATCGAACTGCCCCCAAATATTTTAATTGTGTCTTCCTGGTAATTTGCCTTTTTTTCGCTAACGCCGGACCTGGCGGCGTCGTTAAGTATTTGTTATGTATAGTATTTGCAAATCGCTGAAGCGCAGCACGATCAATAGTCGATTCGAAGTAATCGGTGGTGTCTTCTCTGGGCCGTTTGGCAATTTCAATTACCGGAACACCACCATATGCTTCAGAGATGCGATTCGCGAATTCCTGATTGAAACTTTGAGTCTCACCAGCACGAACAGTCGAAGTTGGGTATGCAATAATGTCCGGGAAAACATCGTGCCCATCGCCCCACTGTCCGATTACATTGACTTTGTTAATAATCTGATCCAATATAGTAGTACGCAGTTGAGCTTCATGTGCATTGCGTGGATGTTTAATAATATGCCCAAGAGCATTTTTAAGAGCCGGTAACAGTTTTTTCTTGCCTGTATTATATCGGCGAGTTGATTTAGCAAGTATTTTTCTCAGGCCATCGACTGATTCCACTCCATTTGTCTTCAGCAGTCCTTCGACTTGTTTTATGACATCAATGTCACCCTGCAATTCACCGTGTACTTGTGCACGGTGGGCATCGTTGTGATATTGAACCGATTTACTATTTAGGTCTCTCAATAATTCTTGGTGTTTTGCTGACAGAGAATCAAGATTATTCAATCTTCTGAATTTTCCTCGTGGTGGAGAAATAGCACTAAGGGCTCGTAAAATCGGCGGTTCTTGTTTTGCTTTGTAGAAATCGAGGTCGATGTCTGCGGGATCAGCCACACGATATGCATAGTATATCCGTGCCCCTTGAAATGATTCTAGGGCTTCAGGGTCGGTAGGAGCTATATTGAGATTAACAGATTTTTGAAATGGTTCAATCTTGATAATATCATTTGGAGAATCTTGCGGTTGGAATACAAACGTACCATTAGCCTCAAGAAATTGCATCAAATCAATTTGATTGACCTTTGCCTCACCCTGGAGTCGTTGCTCAATTTGAGCAAGATCGACTCCAGAATTTGGTAAGTACGATATACCTTCGGTAATGAGTTTCAGCTTCATACACTATGTTTACCTAGACGCAAAAATATTAAAACTAGGAGATCGCTATGCCAAAGCCAGTTGAAAAAAATGTGGTGGATCTAGTGGCAAGTATGCTCACCTATGATCCAGACATCTTGATCGAAAGTGCTCCTGTCGTCAACGAGATGGGAAGATACGGTAACAAACGAACTCACACTGGCGGCGGCGAAGGGACTTACGAAGATGAAGAAGTCCCGTTAGACGCATCGGGGACTACCGGCCACGTTATTTATACCTATGAGGTACACATCAGCGGCGGCTGGTATCCAGCCACATATGAAACACCCGCCGAAAGTCCCGATGTGCAAATCGGCAAAATCACCAATATGGATGTCGTCGGATACGATGAAGACGGCAATGAAATCCAACCGACTCTAGAACAATTGGAAATCTGGAAAAAGTCAGCCGTAGCCTACTTCCATGAAAAATTGGAAGCGACAGTTATCGAGAAAGAATATGATAAGCTGTCTGGCGGCGATTATGATTATGAACCAGATTATGATTATTAACCAGATTATAATGAGGACCGTCGCCCTCTGGATCGCCTAGACGATAATTAATTTTTGGTAGCCCGACCCCATTTCTTCTAATGACTTGCTGTTTATTCGCCTCTGTGTAGAATATATAGACATAACAGATATATATTATAGATCACGAGGTGACGAAATGACAGAACTCGCGATAAATCGATGTGGAACGTGTACTGCCGTGTACTGCTTGTAGTACGCTTTCAGCTTCCTAACCATTCAGATACCCTCCAGATTCAGTGACCGGAGAGGGAGTCGAACCCTCACGCCCGTTACAGAGCAAGGGATTTTAAGTCCCTAGTGTCTACCATTCCACCATCCGGTCATAATCACGAAATATATTCAAGAGGCAATCGCCATTTCAATACTATCGAAGATCGCAATGAACCATCTGTCGGATTGACCGACTAATTCTCGACATCTCTTATATAATTCCGTGTTTTTTGATGTCGTCCCCGTATAAACAGACCGATTCTTCGCCGGTTTCGACTCGTTCCTTCCAATACGCGAGTTCTTCTGGCGGCAAGAAATCATCAAAGATCGTCAGATTTGGGAAGCTCTGGTCGTGTTTTACCATGGATATGTCTCACATCTACTCGGCCAGCGAATTCGTGAACTTCAAAGCTCACCAATAAATCTTTATTTCCAATGATTTTCCGAGGCCATTGGAATATGTCTAATATCCATCCACGTGCTTTGATTGCTTCAATGTCTTCTCGTGTCAGAAATACCGATCCACGCAGCCATCCTTTTTTCTCCATTTGAGAAGTCACGTTGCGCCTCGCGAACCGATAGGCTGAGTCCTTATTATCAAATAGGACTAGTCTGGGTAGACCTCCTGGATCATCAATTGGACGATATACCATTAAGGGCACCCATCGTTCATGCCCACATTCAGCGTGAATATCAGCGATTTTTAATTGAGCATCATTGTATAATATTGCGTACATATTCACCTATCAAGCGGAGGACAAGGGATTCGAACCCTAAAAGCCTTTCGACCCGGCTGTTTTCGAAACGGCTTCCTGATCATTCGGATACCCTCCGTAAAATACAGTGGGCATTACTGGAGTAGAACCAGTGCACCTTCTGCGTGTCGAGCAGATGCTCTACCAACTGAGCTAAACGCCCTATAATAGTCAAGGAGGGAGTTAAACCCTCACGATCTTACGATCAGCGGCTTTTGAGACCCCCGTGTCTATCATTCCACCACACGACCATTATGAGCCTTTAGTAAGGACTGTGGCTACGATCATCGCCTTCGTGATATTTCCACGATGGTAGCCTTGCGGCTGACGGTACTTAAATAGTGTGGACGGAGGGACTCGGACCCTCACACCTTACGGCACTGGCTCCTAAGACCAGCGTGTCTACCATTCCACCACATGTACATGGGCAAATCTATTATACAGGAGAAGGAATTAATGGACGAAACCAAGAAACCTACTGAAAAATCTTCCGATAAGCCAGCTACTAAGGCCGAAAAGCCCGTCGTGGCCGAACAACCGGCTACCGAAAAGCTCGTCGAGGCTTCTCCGAAGTCCGAAAAGCCTGTCGTGGCCGAACAACCGGCTACCGAAAAGCTCGTCGAGGCTTCTCCGAAGTCCGAAAAGCCACTTAAGACCGAAGAGGCCCAGAAGCCCGTCGATCCCGTTCTGACGCAAGAGAAGCCACAAGAAGTGGCAGAAACACGAACTCCCCCACCAGAGCCAAAGGGCGAACCAGAGCCTGAATTGCCTCCCGCCGAAGAACCGGTTAGTAGAATTCCCCCTACTGAAGCTCCAGCCGCAGTTGAGCCGGTTGTTGAATCACCCGTAATGCAGTCTGAAGTCGTGGAATCCCAAACCCCCGGTCCTCATGGCTTGAAGTTCGGGAAGAAGAAGCCACGACCTAAAACTAAGCATCTTCCACGGCGTAAAACCATCTAGTGCGACTGGTCCGGATCGAACGACCCCCGTCTTATCAAGGCGGTGCTCTAATACCGCTGAGTTGCAGTCACGTATACCGCTATGGTGATTCGAACCCACCGTTACCCGGCTTAGAACCGGGTAGCCTTGGTTTCTAGCTGATAGCGGCATAAGTGTGACCGCCCAGGATAGGAAACGGGCCAGTATGCGACTACGAATAATAGATGAAAATAGGCTTCGAAGTCAAGTGTTAGATGGAAGAACAATCGTATATGAAATTCTAAATTCGTTTCCAGACGGAGAAAGATTGCAACGAGCCCTATCGGCTGCCACAGGTGATTCTCCGAAATGGTTCGATGTTCATGCATTTAGAGATCACAGCGGCAAGCTTGTAGGAGTGGCTAGTCTCTGGAAAGCACCAGATCATGGAGACTCTGAAGGGATGCCCAAGGGCGATTATTTAAGAATAGGAAGTTTAGCAACCGCCCATCCTGGAATTGGATCAGAAGTCATAAGAGGTTTAAAGTCCGTAGCCGCAGACCATGGGGCTGGATTGTACCTATCTTCGACGGAAGGGTCTGCCCAAATCTATAAAAAGCACGGATTTCGTGAGGGTTTCGGAGCTACCTATTATTTGACTGATGAAGACGTTTCGTTATAAGCTTATGCGACTACGTAAATTCGATCCCGAACAACTTCGAATGAGAATCGAAACCAAATTAGAACAGACATCAGACAGCAGAGTCGCCAAAGAAATCGCGAAAGATCATCTCAAAGAAAATCCGAAAGATTTATACTAAGTTGCGGAAGATGGAAAAGAAGTAAGATTTGCCCTTACACCATCCGTAAACCATTCTGGTACATTACCCAATCGCCATTTAGCAAATCGTACCTTGTATCTCACATAATATTCACGATATGCAGTAACAATGTCGGAATTGTAGCAATCTTCTGCTACCGCTTGGCGAAAAGGCGTTCTGTCAACAGACTGGATCGGTGGTTCATTCTTCGCGAACCACTCCATAATTGGTCGGGTCTGATGATGCAGTAAACCCTTCTTACGCAATGTGTGTGCATAGCGACGTTCATATTCGTCACAAAGTGCCAGACCATGCTGCCCTGTCCAACGATAATTTTCAAGACTCGTGCGGACCCAGACACTAACATGATTGTTATTCTGACTCTGGGGGCGATACCGCCAAACGCACCGATGGGTGCCCTTGTCATTGACAACCATTCGAGATTCTCTAAGAATCTGCGGGGCTTGTGCGATGCGTGGAAAATCGAAGTGCCAATGAGCTAAACACAACATATCGGCGGCTTCGAGGATAATCTTACAAACATGCTTATCGCAGTTCTCGATAGCCGCTTGACGTGGATCAACATTCAGTATGAAAAGGTTCATATACGCTCCTAACACGTGGAGCGAGTATGTTAAAACAAGTGCCCACTGGTTCATATGTCAAAGAGACTCATCTCTGACCTATGAAATAGCCATTATCACTACGCTCAAAAAGCATCCTGAAATTCTTTTTGAATTCGTCAACAATCGCTTTGCAAATCCGAATGGGGTGCCCGATACAATATAATCTCGTAGGATCGAAGTCGTCGTAAATTCGCTCCCCAAAAATCAATATTCCGCCCGGCTTCAGTGCCGCGAGCATATGTTGAAGACACACTTTCACGTCCATGGTGTGCTCCAAAACATTGATACACACCACAGTATCGAATTCTTCCGGTGGTGTGAAATACTCAAGCATCATTGGGACTAACGTCACCGGAATATCATGCAATCGGCGATTGGTATAACTACAATGCCGATGATGAAGATAGTCGTTAATCAACGGATCTTGTAGAGTAATCGAAGTTGCAGAGCGGGCAGATAAGATCGTCCGCGTTTGAGTGAACGGACCACAGCCAACTTCTAATATGTTACCAAGATTTGGTGGAACTGCATTATAGCCATCAAACAATTGGTGGTGCTCGCGGCTGCGATCATCAGAATCAGAGGCCCATGCGTTCATCCAGCCTTGTCGTTCGAACTTTTGGGCGGCTTCCCATCTATTTCTATCAACTTGAATGATACCTTGACCATCGACCCAGCGATCGACGTCACTTTGTTCTTTGATAGCCGCTAATGCAGCTTCGCCATGTCGAATATCGTCGAGAGAACCGACCCATATGGGATCTGACATAATTATCCTTCATGAACATCGGCCCATTTGTGCATCTCTGGTAGCCAAAGCGATTCAGGGTTGTTCGAGACCAACAACGAATCGCTCTTTGAATGTCATAGTAACCTCCAATGCTATGTTTGACATTCCTGCGTCTGACCACCTGATTTCTTGATATTAAATGTCAGATTTTGGTAAACCCTGATCTGGTCAGTAGTGTAGTGTCTAACTATTCCGCCATCACAATGGACGACGCACCACACATCATTCTCAAACATGCCTGAAGATTGGACATAAATTGCATAACCTGTTTTGTTACCTTCAACGACTACAGGTATTGGCTTGTTGAACTCGTGGATCATGATTTCTGTAAATCTAACAAGAGTCGAACAATTTCTATATACTCAGGTGTCTAATGAATCACTTTCGTTATTCTTGGTTATATCAATAACCGTTTTTGATATATCAATTCCATGTACTTTCCTGAATGCTTCTTTGGCATGAATAGTCAGCCTTCCTATTCCGCAGCCGAAGTCTAGACATACTTGTTCACTGACTTCTCCAACGCCCTTCAGCAGAATATCCAGGTCTTTGTTGCCGGTCTGCCAATATCGAATAGTGTCCTTATAACCGTCGCTGGTCCAACACATTGGATCATGCTTGAATCTTGCTTACCAATCGTTGCTAGTTTTCGATTAAATTGAACGAATGATTCCTCAAGTTGGACCGGTCGGATTCGAACCGACAACCAAGGGATTATGAGTCCCCTGCTCTAACCGTTGAGCTACGGTCCATTAATTTTGTGCCAGATTGTTAATCCAACCCAAAACTAAAGAAAGTTGCGACAATGTCGCGTCATGGAGGATAAACAATGGCCGAACGTGCCAATAAGTTGACAGATCAGGAGTTGTATTCGCTAGCTTTAGCTAATAAAGGCAATCTAGCAGAAACCGCAAGACAGATGAACGTCTCGCGTGGTTGTGTGTTTTATAAACTAAAAGAGTCGGGACTTCTTGATCGATTGCGAAAAGACTTGCAGTCGGGCAACACTGTTTCGGCAAAAGAGAAAGTAAACATCAAAGAAAAAGGTGCTGTCACTGAGATTGAATATTTTGGTGAACAGATTCACACCTACGAAGAATTGATTTTAAAATCCGGAATTGATCTCGCACTTTTTGAGATTGATCAAGTCATTACTAACGTCTGGGAACAAGCCGGAGGAAAATCAGACGGCGGTATCTACAAAACTGGCTTGCGGCAGATTAAAGTTCTTTTGCGTCGCAAGCGAGACGAAAAGATCGCGGTAGAGCGTTTGCTCGACAAGTTGTCTAAGCACGGACCGTTCTGCGCACGCATTAAGTATCCTAAAGGACGTTCATCCAAAACGCGGCGTGCTTTAGAAGTTTCTTTGATGGACCCGCACCTTGGCATGCTTTGTTTTAAGGGTGAAAGCGATCACTCTTGGGATTTATCGCAGTGTTCTAAGCTTTGTATGTGGACTGTCGATCGGTTGCTTGAACGTGCAGCTAGTTATGGTGATTTTGAAGAAATTGTCTTTCCATTTGGCAATGACTTTATGCACCACGACAATCTAATGCACACGACAACGAAAGGAACACTACAGCCGGAAGGCGTGTCGTACTTTACGGTGTACGAGAAAGCTATTGAGCTTGGAATCGCGATCGTGGAACGTCTTTCTGAGGTAGCTCCTGTTCGCGTAATTCAAATTAGCGGAAACCATGATCAGGTTTCTTCTTTTAGTTTAGGACATGTTTTGCGGGCATACTACCGACAGAACAGCAATGTCAGCGTGATTGTGGATTCGTCGCCGTACAAGTTTTGGCATTACGGGGTAAACTTGGTAGGTTTCGACCATGGACATCACATTAAACCAATTCGCTTAGCCGGACTAATGGCTCACGAAGCTAAAAACCAATGGGCTAAGACTTGTTTTCGTGAATGGCACTTGGGTGACCAGCACCGTAAAGGTTCAGGTAGTCCGGTAATTATGGAGGAGCAAGGTGTCAGCGTAGAATACCTACCCTCACTGACGCCACCTAATGCCTGGCACAGAATCAAAGCGTTTAACTGGCAACAGCGAGGCGCAATGGCTTTTGTTTGGGATCACAGTGAGGGACCTATTGCAAGAATGCAGGTGAACATCAACAGTTACACCGGGAGACCTCTCGGAAATTAAACAAGCCATACCAAGGAGGGTACTATGGCACGCAATATGCAAAACAATTTTAAAACACTTGCTCGAAAGTTGCGGCGTGAGTTTCCGTTGTCACGTCCTTTGCGAATTGTGTGTAAAAAACTGAATAAGCAAAAAATCTGTGGGAGTTGTATCACATATCTCGACAACGATGGATCTATAATTCGTTTTGTTATTGAAGTAGATACACACTTGTCGGCATTGTCTGCGATTGACACGTTACTCCACGAGTACGCGCACGCACTCGATCAAGAGCTTAACGGCGTAGCGGTTGAAGCGCATCGCGCAAGCTGGGGCGTTTGCTATGCGCAAATTTGGAGATTTTATGTGACACATTTCACTTGACCTTGTCACCATTTTTAGGGCACATACTCACATGAGAATCCTGCCGCATCGTTTCGAAGCGACAATAGTCACACGCGGGCCAGGATCAACCATATGCCGATGTTCGTGTAAAATCTTGAATCGCAAATTATTAAGAACACGATGAATCTCAGCCAAATTAGGCCAAAAACTAGTACCACAAACTCCACTCAACGCATCATCCCAGTCACCATCAGGGAAATTTTTGCCATAATATATCTCATCATTGTACACTTCATATGATGGCGTCAAATGAGGACGGTCCTCGTCGCCAATATGGGTATCGAGGCAGATAGTATGACATTTTGGCAACACATGGTATAAATGCTTGATCGGGAATGACAAATGATATAAAACCCCGATATGAACTAGAACGTCACAGTTAAATTCAAATGATTGAACATCGGATAAAACTACATCAACATTATTAATGCCCAACAATTTTAGCCTCAATAGGGCAAATGCGACATTGGTGGGGCGGGCATCGACGGCAATCACATGCCGAAACTTTCTGGATAGCGTGGCGGTATGCCAACCATGCCATGATCCGAATTCAACAGCAGTTAATTGATTGCATTCAATATTATCAAGGAGATATCGAAGACGATGATCAGTAGGAAATTCTAAGCTACCGCCAAGTATCTGTAATGTCCGCTCCTTGATCGATTGCCTGAGTTGGTCGGCAGACGGTTCCCATCGTTCGTTTCGTTTGTGTTGGAGCATCAATTATCTATTGAATCGTAGTCAATCAACACGAATTCGCCTTTGATCCATCCACGAGCAACATGCATATTCATCGATTCAGCTAATTCTTCAGCACGAAGTTTAGTTTGCTGAAGAGCTAGCTTCAATGCAGCATTCCAACCATTACCGGTATAATATTTCCCGGTTAGATTATCAAAAATTACATACATTCAACTGACCTCTCCAAAGTTTTAAAGCTAGAAAAAGTTATCGGAGAAGAAAATGTTACCACGATACGATCACCCAAAAATCTCAGAAATTTGGTCCATTGGCAATAAATACCTTGTATGGACGCAAATTGAATTATCATTTCTGTCAGAACTAAAAGCCGTCTCCATTCTCGCCCCTGATCATTTCGAGTCATCGTGGATCGATGACATCCAATCGAGAGAAATGCAAACGAAACACGATGTAGTCGCATTCGTTGAGTGGCTCGAATCGAAAGTACACGAAACTGATCCATTATTCAGCCGATTCGTGCATTATGGTTTGACTTCATCGGACATTGTTGACACCGCTTTTTCTATGATGATCCGTGCCAGCAATGAAGTTATCACTGATCTCTTGCGAGCACTCGTATCTATACTCAAGCAGAAAATCTCTGAGTGTGATGGAATTATGATCGTGGGACGAACTCATGGGCAGGCCGCAGAACTAATGCCACTCAGCCAAAAGTTCGATACATATTTGCACACAATTCTCAGGTACGGAACATTCAAATGTGCTTATTACGGACGATTGGCGGATAGTGTAGGATCACTAAAGTATGTCAATCGTGCTGTCGTTATAAACACGCTGTCTAAACTGAATCTCGTCGAAGGCTTGTATGATGGGCAGATCATCCACCGTGGCATCTATGCAGAACGCATGAATGAATGGGCATTATTGGCAAGTGCAATCGCGAAAATTGCAACCGATATTCGGCTATTATCACAAAGCGGAATAGAAGAAATGGCAGAAGGATTTGAAGAAAACCAAGTCGGATCATCCAGCATGCCGCACAAGCGAAATCCTATACAATGTGAGAATATTTGTGGTCTAGCCAGAGTAATTAGAGGATATCAAACCACAGTAATGCAGAATATTGAACTGTGGAACGAGCTAGATATCAGCCATTCAAGTGCCGAAAGGATCGTTTTTCCAGACGCGGCAGTATTATTGGGATTTATGATTGAACGAATGACAAATATTATCACAAATCTGAGAATCGACAAAGACAAGATCGCTCGAAATACACAAACGCCCGGATTATCCGTGATAAATCATATGTAAACTATCTTGAGACCATCCACGTCCTTCCGGTTCAAATCCGTAACGTCGTTCCAGATAACCGGCTAATTTCGGATTCACAACATACACACGGATGTAGGCATTTCCAAATTCAGATTTCAGTGAGCGGTAGTGGTCTAAAGCAGCATCAATAAGTTTTGGCCCAATCCGAGCAGACGCCATGCCCATAGCTCGCGATTTTGGATCAACTGCAACGTCAAAATCGAAGCGGTATACATCCTCTCCGTATTCTTGACTTGCTTCATCGTCACGTTCGAACGCTGACCAAACCGCCCCGACAACTTCGCCACCTACTTGTGCGACTAGTGTTAACTCTTTATTCCGAGATATTCTAATTCCCGAATTGCTAGCAATACGGTCTGCCTGATCAGCAGCCTCCCAATCTTCGGGATCTGCCGCATTAATCTCAGGTTCTACGAATTCGAGTATAGTGCGAAGTTTCATGCACTATATTTTAATGAGCCGACATAGAAGAAGGTCGTGAAAGCGGCCTTCTTCTATGTCGGCTCATTAAAATATTGCTGGCCACGCTTTAACAACTTCGCCGCTTTCAATAACAATTTTTTGCGAGATTGCGGCGACAGAATTCGAAGAATATCATCATCGAATTGATCCAGAGATTTAGCCACTCGCAAGGCTTTCTTGTCGCCCTCTGGATCGCCTAGACGCCCTTCTGCCCGCATTTTAAGCAGCCACGTTTCAAGACGTTCTCGCAAATCGATTACATTGTAAAGATTGTGTTGATATTCGGCAGGGAGATGTAGAATAAATCCATTGAATAATCGCTCATCGGTATTTCGTTCGATAATCAAGCGATATAGGCTCAACTGAATACTATATTTAATTTCTTCACAACATGGAAGATCATCAAATGGCGGAAGCATCGTTTCACGAGCATACTTCCGAACCATGAATTTCCCAGTCTTCCAGTCGAACAAGCATCGCTTTTCTTCGGATTCAATAACGATCCGTAAAATAGCATCCACTCGCCCAGCAACACCTAATTCAGCATCACCAACAGTCCACTCCTTACGATCAAATTTCGCTGACAATCTGGAGCACATACGCCCCCAGGCGATGTCAAATTGTTTCATTTCATGTAAATGGTCGTTGACAGAAAGCAATAAACGCGGATCACGTCCTTCAAGAACATTCTCGATATAATTGTGGACCCGCGTACCTTTGTCTAATCCAATATCACGCTTCGAATCCCATTCGGCTTGGATATCCGCTTTCGATCTTCCAGATGTGGCGGCTTTTGTTTCCAACATTTCGTCACTACGGAATTCTGGAGTCAACCATTTCACAATGGACGTAACAGGAATCAGAGCCTGATTACCAAGCCTATAGGTATGCGATTGTGCGTCGAACGTAATATCATCAAAATTGGTAGCCATAGTACCTTATATATCAATTCATATTCGGGTCGAAGATCAGCCCACGTTCTTCGAATTTCTGTTTCATCTCAGCTTCGGTTAGTCCCCAGAAGATAATGACTTCAATAGAAGTCGTACTACCCTCAACGGAACGTGATCGAAAAGTGAGAAATACCTTATCTCGAAGCTTTTGGTAAGATATATCATCGAGTATGATTACATACAGAATCCGCCCATCAGATTTACTCAAAACAGCGACATAGAAACTATTATCAATGTACATGACTGGAACAGATGCATCCGTCATAACAGGGACACGTGATAGTATTGTGTCTAATTCATTCTGAATTGCTTCTCGATCTTTCACAGCGAGAATGACGAAATCACACCCAGGTGGGGGAAGTTTAACACGGTCATTAGCAACAGCGATGGGGCGGGATTTCCGCAATTCAACAAGATTGTCTTCAGAAAGACCAAATCCTACTACATATGCTTCACGTTCTTGCTTATATCCGGCAGATACTGTTATCATAACTTGATCCGTGTGGCACTCGATTGGACTCTCGCATGATTTTAAATACTTCCAAACGATGCCTAAATACAGTAAGACCCGGCATTTTAGGCCGGGTCTCACGTCAGTGCTGTCACTCTTCACGTCGGACGAAGGCTTAAAAGCCTCTGATGACCGATCGTTGGCGAATGACTCGCCGTGTAACCACCGGAGCCGCGACGAATCGCTGTTGAACGAAAACCGGAGCCGCGACGAATCGCTGTTGAACGAAAACCGGAGCCGCGACGATTTTATGCTGGACCATCGGAGCCGCGAGATATTGCTGTTGAACCACCGGAGCAGCAACGAATACCTGTGACACGAATGATCGCATCACAAACGGGCTTGCCACAAATTGCTGCTGCACAACAACTGGTGAAGTGCACCCACCGGTCACAAACTGAACGTCGCTCGCGGTTGCAATACCCGCAAGGCTAGCACAGCCCACTAGGGCTAACAGTGCTACAAGCCAATTCTTCATGCATCATCTCCATACGGGTAACAGGTCGTATTTTCAGGATGTCACGCAACATCCAAGATAAATTTGCGTGAATAATTCTCAAGGGAATTGCCCCTCGCTTTTCAATACATATAAACGAAAGTGGCCCGGTTGTTGTCAACCGGGCCACTCGAATTGATGCGGATCGAATGGTCTCGATTAGAGGTTAGAGACCGTGATGGTTGCGTAGTACAGACCACCGTCTTCGATGAGCTTCTTGCCGTATCGGGTCATGATACCCTTGTTCGGCGTGAAGCTGTTTGGATCGAGAACGGTCGGCGTGCTGAGCAACGGAATGTATGGGGCGTAGAAGTAGCCCGCATCCAGAACGCTGCTGCCCTTAAATCCGAGCAGGATCTTGCAATTCGGGAAGAGCGGATCTTTGTAAATCCGCATCTTGCCTTGGATCGTGCCGACGTTCATGATGCCGACATCCACACCTTCTGTAGTGAAGGCGTCCGATGCACGGAAGTCATTCAACTGCTCGAACTTCGAGCAGATGTCAGCACTCATCACCATCCAGTTCGCCGGACCACGGAGAGTGGTGCGGTGGATGATGTTGGCGACTTCGAGCGTCTTGTACATCAACGCGATGTTGCGGTCTGTGAAGTTGACCGATGCACCGGCTGCCGTCGCGAAGTTGTGATCAGCACGAATCGAGGCGGAAATGATCAAGTCGTTGATGATTTCGCGGTCGATTTCGGCGACCATTTCGTCGGCCATCAAGTCCGTCAAGGTGCTCTCGGCATCGATGTTGTGCACCGACTTCAGGTCTTGAGCGGCTTCCAGCGACCAAGAGGTCTTCAGCTTGCGGGTGATAGCAGCGACCGAATCGCTGTCGATGCTCAACGTAACTTCCGGCTGGAACGGGTTGGCTTCGAGATCGTACTCGTAGTTCACCCGTGCGACAGCTCCACCCGGGAAAACACCGGCACTCAGAGTGATCTGAACTGCACCGGTTGTGTGGTTGAAGGTTGTCGCACCAGCAGTAACCGTATCAACAGAGATGTTAGCGGTGAACTCAGTGCAGTCACCAACCAACACGGTATCGGGACTGCCGTCCGCATCGAAGGTAACTCGCAAGCAAGGCACTGCGTCATCGCAGTTCGGGCCTGCATCGGCTTCGCTGGCGAATGCTTCGACCACGACCGTTCCAGCGAGAACCGGGCGATGGGCCAGAGTCGCTGAAATCACTGTGCCACCGACAATCGTCGCGTCTTCGCCACGAACTTCTTGCGAAGAGTAATACGGGTCAAGTGCCCAACCGTTCTGACGGGCAGAGCCTTGAGCGGTGTTCTGACGCATGATCTGCGTTCCGGCAACCGTCTGTCCCTTCGTGAGAGCGTAACGATATCGGATGTAGAAGATCAAGCTGGCTGGCTGGCTCATCGGTTGAACGCCGACGAGATTGTCAGCAATCAACTTCGGATAGGACTTCCGGATGAGCGGAAGAGCGAACCGAGTAAAATCGGCGATGTTCGCGGTTGTCGTCTGGTCTTCGAAGATGACCGAGCGATTTTCCGGATTGTTGTGCTTGTACTGGTTTTCGAGAATTGCCGCCATCAAGCCGAATTTCTGCGGCGTGACTTCACGGCACTTGCTGAGCACCGGGGACCACTTCTTGACGAGTGCATTCTTCTTGGACTCGTGAAAAACTGATGCCTTGTGCAAATCGGTTTCTTCCGTAATTGGACGGCGACCGGCTCCCGCACCTTCAACCAGATGACGGCGGCGAGCGTTGCCAGACACCGCAGTACGGCTGCTTCGCGTTGGTAACATATGCTAAAACTCCTTATTGGTTAGTATTCGATTCAGGTACAGGTTAGATCAGGTCTTCGTCCATACCCTCGGCAATGTCACCAATGTTAAACCCACGTTGTGGTTGGGTTTGAACAGGCGAAGCCTTGCGTTGTGGCTGGCGTCGGTCCTGATTTTCGAGGAGCGTCTGACGAGTCGTTACCGGGTGAGTGGCAGTACGGCTTACGTCAATTCTCTTTCGTCCGCCTTGTGTTTGGCGTGACTCAGAGACCGTACCCAAGCGTTGCTTGAGTTGTGCGTTCTCTGCGGCCAACCGTCGATTCTCCTTGAGAGCTTTCTCGGAGATCGCTACTTGGCGATTGGCAACTTCGACTGCACGAGTGCGTTCCTCGTTGACCTGCTGGATCTTGAGCTTTGCCTTGTCCAACGCGGCTGTAGCTTGTCCATTTGGCTCACCATTCGGCTCGATGCCCTCAAGGAGGGACATAACGTTCTTAAGCCTGGTAACAGCCTCGGACTCACTAAGGGCCGACTGCTTAGCAAGCTGTGCCTCAATCGCAGCAGCTTTCGTCTCACAGAAGATCTGAACTCGACGAGCGAGTTCTCTCTTGTGTGCTTCCGTCTCTTCGATGCAGACTTTCTTAGCCTGCTCGATACGATTCTGGTAGTCAGAATCGTATTGCTCACGAAGAGTTGTCTTGTAGTCCTCAAGGGCCTCGCAGATGCTGCCAACCAAGTCCTGGTTGCAACCTGCCTTTTCCAAGAGTGTCTTGATCTTGTTCATAACAATCTACTCCTCACGAGCTTGCTGAAAGTTATTTTTGCTCGAATATAGAAAACTTAGTGTTATCTCCGAGACCGGCTCGGAATCTTTGGTCCACGCTTGTCCAAACCGAAGTAACTTTCAATCTCTTGAACCAAGAGATTTTGGTATGCTTGCGGACTGAATCGATTGCGGGATTCCTTAATTGGTTTCAACCGCCGACTCAGGCTTTCTTGGATTTGCAGAATTGCCCCATTCACTGACGGTTCCGCCACAGCGTCCCACGTCACAAATGAATATCCAGGCATCACGCGATAAATCTGATGTCCATGGTGTTCCGCGACTTCCATATCACCCACACCACGGGATGAAATACCAACTCGAACTTTATGTTCAAACAACCCGCGAAGGTATGAACCGCAAGGCAGTTTGTGAAGCACTTCAGCTTCACCGAATACCTTCTTCCCATCCATCCACACTTTCGTGATCAGATGGCTTACGCGGTCGAGATGGATTTTGGCATCGGCTGGGTGGTCAAATTCACCCATCACGGCTCGATGAGAAACGTCTTCTTGAATTCCCCGAACAGCAGGAGCAAGAACATCATTGCTTGGATAGAAGCGTTGATTGGCGTTCTCTTTGTCGCCCATTTGGAAAAGCCCAGTGACTCGCATCACTGGAACTTCTTTGCCGTTAACGTCTTCCGTTACTGTTTCTTTCCGATCAATAATTTCGAATGGGAAAACATCACGGATAAGCTGCATACCGGTAGGAATAACACCAGTTTCAGCGATTAATCCCCGATTGATGGCAGGGAAACCACGCTCTTCCATAAGCGTGGCATATGATCGACGGCTAGGCAACATTCACTAATCTCCCTTTTTCGCCGTTGGCGGCTTGGTTCCGGTGCCATCATCCTTCTTGACGGTCGGACCAATGTCCTCTAACTCGTCGTCAGTGGCCTTCGGCAACTTCGGAGTTGGCATATCACGTAAATTATCCTTTACGTGCTTGGTATATTTGGCATTCGATGGACTGGTCACATCCTGATCTTCGACCATTCCTTCGGTTTCGTCCTCTTCCTCCACTTCCTCCTCTTCCTCCTCGTCCTCCTCGTCTCCCATTTCTGGTGGACCAGCGACTTCTCCATCCATCGAATCTTCGCCATTTTCGAAGTCTGGCATGGCATCATCATCGCCACCCATGTCTCCAGCATCATCTCCGGGAGCATTGATAGAATCGACCGGCGACATTCCGGAAGTATCATCACCGGCATCGCCCATATCATCCATGGAGTCGCCCATGTCGGCGATCATACCATCATCGCCGCCTTCACCACCGGCTCCAAGTTTTCCAACATCGATATCATCAGAGACTTCGACGGATATCGTTCCATCCGGACCGGTCGTGATTTTCGCCATGGCCTCGTTTAAGGCATTGTCTTCACCGTCATCAATTGGACGCAATTGCTCAATCGATTCACTGATCCATTTGGTGAATGCACGCGGATCGCCGTAGCTCATCTTCGCAGCGGCAAACGCGCTTTCATAAAGTGCTTTCGGAATTGGAATTTCAACCGATCCGTCTTCACTCAAGATGACAGGAGTGAGAGATTCATCAGAGCCACCATGGTCGAAGATGAATCGAACTCCCGCATATTCACCAAGAACAGCATCTTTCTGTGCCTGTCCCCATCTAATGCGGCTTTCCTTGGTCGTCTTCCCAACGCTGGCACGGCCATATCCGCGTGGAGTAATTCGTGGGCTTCGGTACTGATCTTCGGCCACACCCTCATCGTCCGAATCATCTGATTCCCATGGCTTCTCGGAATCGCCGGAATCGCCAGAATCATCACAAACAAAATCGTCCGAACCACTCTTCTTGAACGGCGGAGCGGCACCAGGGAATGGACCACCCTTATCGTCGTCACTTTCCAAAAAGCACGTTACAACCTGTTCCAGTGCTCTCGACATCTTGCCTTCTGGGATTCGCATTCCCAAGGCTTTCAACGAGGCTTTCGCCATGCTGGGAAGGCTTTGTTCGAGAAGCTTACCAGACAGACGATTTTCGGTCGCCAAACGCTGCATGATTCTGATGATCTTTTCGAGGTCTCCTTCATCAGTGATTACCGGCGTGCCGTAATCAGTGATATGAACACCTTCTGAGAGATCGATTCCTTCATCACGCCGAATAGCATATGGATCTAAGCCTTCCTCAATCTCATCGTCATCGCACGGCATATCGTCATCTTCGTCCTTCTTCATCTCATAATGAACAGGACGGGATTCTGATAGTGGTTTTTTCTTCTTGTACTTGCCTTCCATCGGCGGAGCACCGCCCGGAGCCGGAGGAGCACCCGGAGCAGGAGCAGCAGGAGCAGCAGGAGCAGCAGCAGGGGCCGGAGCTGGAGGAGCACCACCGCCAGCACCCAACAGGGCATCCAGATCTTCGTCACCACCGGCTGGCGAAGGCGGAGGGACTTCTCCAGCGGCTCCAGCACCCGGTTTACCGGCACCACCGCCAGAACTCTGACCACCAATTTGAATCAGCGGAGAGTTGATATTGATGACAGGAGCACCACCGCCGCCCCCAAGATCGCCACTAAGATCGAGAGCATCACTTCCAGCCGGACCACCTCCAGGTGGCATTTGATCGAATCCCTGAAGTGTGTCGGCGGCAGCAAGCTCTTCTTGAATTGTCGCGATCAAATCCTCGGCTTCATAGATCGCAGCATCGTCGAAGTTTTTGTCCTTCAACCGCGTGATCAAGCTGCTCAACTTGCTCGACAATTCGTGCGACTCCCGAATTTTCGGAGTCTTGTTTCGCAAGACATCCAAAGTCGTGGCCAAAGCTTCGGCGGCGACTTCTCGGTTTGAAATTGTTTCGAAAATCAATGCCAAGAATTTCTGGTATGCACTCTCGAAATTCTTCGATTCTTCGAGAATCCGCACATTTTCCATCAACGCCGGATGTTCCGACTTCTTGGCAATATTTCTCCATTCATCGATAATCTTACGGCGGCTCAGCTTCATATTGGTTCTGAAGAAGAGCGTAGCGGTGTCATCACACAGTTGCTGGTTGAAAATCGCTTTCGAAGCCAATGCGTTCTCAACCAATGTCTGGAATTGAGCACGATTGAGGAGTGTGAATTCCTCCATCGATTCTAAGAATGGTGTCACAGCCTGAACAGCGTCGTCGATTTTCGCTTCAGACACCAATCTGGCAGCGTGATAGACGCGGTTTTGGAATCCTTCGGACCAGTATGCATTCTTGGCGGCTTCCATCATCCGTCGAGCGACCAGCTTTCGTGCCGCCCATTTCGTGACAGGCAACGAGATCGGTTCTCCATCGCCGAATGAACCGGAGACGACTGTTCCGTTCTCGACAAGAACGCGATCTCGCAGATTCTCGACAATCACAGCGACCAGTTTTGACCGCACATTGTTTTCGAGACTGACATTGTTCGGTTGAATACTGATGCGTCGCAGAACACCATCTCGGCATCGAACAGCACCAGAGTAAGGAACAGCCCGACCTGAGAATCGCTGGGCTTTCATGCGGTCAAATGAAACCTGCATGCCCTTTTGGTCGTTTTCTTCAATTGCCGAAACCAATTTCTCGCAGGTTTCAGCAAACAGACCTTGCTTTTCTTCTTCAACAATTTCGAGAGGTCTAATATTAGTGATTGTGACCTTGCCATGGGCCTCGCGGACGTGTTCTGCAATGAAGAATTGTTGCGCATTCACATCTTCAATATAAAGTTGCTTGGCGTGAAGAGCAGCTAGTCTCCACTGTTTACCAGCAGAGCGGCCCATTTGTTCGATCCGCTCTTCGAAAACGGCAACTTTTGCCTGAGCAGAATCGTTCAATGCACCAAGGAATTTGCGACTGTCAATTCGTACCGGGCCGGTTGTATTCGATGTCATCTAATTCGCTCCTAGATCAGCACGTTGCCTTAATATAGTAGATTTTGATTCTACTGGTTCAGCAGCGTTTCTTGCTTAACTATTACTAATTTTGACCAAATGCGTGTGGGCTAGTCTTAATCCTAAAGGCCACTAACGGCAACTGACGGAAGATCGCTTTCGGTAACTTCAGTTACTTCCTCTTCGGATTCTACTAGCGATCCATCCATCAGAACGTCGTAAATCTCTTTGATTGCGTCATTGCGAGTGTCTTCGTCAACAGACCATTCGACGAGTAACTCTTTATCTTTGTTTGGGTTGTAAATTTCTTCCAAAATCGTAGAGGGTGATTTCCCATTACCTTCATGACGAAGGGTAGGAGGAGATCCCGATAACCCATCGAGTTCTTTGGAAGCCAAAATGTAATCGTAGCCGCTACTATGTTCAATCAGAGGTTTTTCTGCTGATCGACCTATCCGAGCCGCCCATCGCTCCACGATAACTTTGGCTTCATTCATGCGACCTTGTTTACGGAGTTCAAGTATCAAGCGTTTCTCAGCAGCATAATCGAATCCTTCAATTGGCGGAGGAGTGTCTCCACCAGCTTCAGCCCCCAGAGCACCCGCTGCGTCTTCTAGAGCACCACCAGCCGCATCCGTGGGAATATCAGCCGCATCAGTTGGTGGGGTTGGTGCTTCATCACCAACTCCAAGATCCAAGCCACCACCACTGCTGCCACTTTGCGTAGCAGTCTGCTCCATATCCTTCAATTCTTGAATTTCATCGGGAGACAAGTCGGTAAAGTGAGTCACAATCCATTCTTTCGGAAACCATCCCAAATCCTTGAGATCGGCCATCACAGCTACGCGAGTTTGCCATGTTTCGATTCTATACAATTCTTCCATCGCAGAAGTTGCAGTAAGAGCAACTTCAAATCCACGCAGATCTTCGACACGATATCCACGTAACGCGAGGTGAATGATAGCAATTTTGGTTAATCCGGTGGCAACTTCACGTTGTATCCATTGAACAGCTTTCGAAAATTCCGAGTGTGATTGTGAGAGCGATTTTTCACTGGCTTCGCCAGCCCCCTCCCCAATTCCAACCCGTGCGAACGGGATTTTCATTGGAGACACCATTTTCTTCTTGAAATATTCGATATCCTTAATTTGGTCGAGGTTCTCAGCACCCGGCAAAACGTCAACATCCGGACCAGTTCCGTCTGGACGACGCGGCAAGAAGAAGTCATCTTCTTGAATAAGTGGAGAATATCGCTCGTCGAACGTGCCGGTAGTTGGATTATAGAATCGCTGGCGTTTGAAATTCCGTGCGATCATCTGCATATATTCCGGCACTTCTTTTGGCGGAATCATGCCGACAGGAATAGTGAATTTACGTTTCTCCGGTGCACGAGTAATTCTGTAAATCAACGCAGCATCTTCCATCAGCCGCAATTGTTTGAATGCCTTGCGTCCGCCATCTAACACTGAACGACCATATGGATGGTAGATGTTTTCAAAGCTGGTCAACCGCAAATGCATTACTTGCCACGGATGAAGAAACATTGGACGCGGCCAAATTGCATCCATATAAAAGAATCCAACAAGATCACCATATCGTGTTTCAATTCTGGTGAAATTGTAGACGTTCATGAATTTAAGAGCAGAGACGCCGGAACGATTAGCGTCCAGAATTACCTCGAACGGAGAATCACCATATTTGCATAGGTATCGGACTGTGGGACGGCAGAATGTGTCCCAACGAAGCGTATTGAAGAATAAATCTTCAAGCTCGTGCTTCAGCCGCCGATTGCGTGCTCGAATAATCAATGTGTGTTTTCGTTCAGGATCGACTAAACTAGCTTCATCGGCATATAAATCTAAACCAAGGCTGATTTCGCCAGTCTGATCCATTTGTTCATAATCTTTATACCTCTCCAATCTATTAATCTGTAGATTGGTCTGATCGAGGATAGCGGCTTGTTGATTAAAGTCAAGAAATTCGCCGCCAGCAGTTAAACGATCAAGATGTGCTTGATCTTGATATACTCGTTCTGCTTGATAAATACGGTGCTGCCGGGTAAGTGCACGTATTCTGTCGAAAACTAGCCAGTTACTCGGCATATGTGGTCCTCAAAATCTATTCTATATTTACTGAAATTGGTGCCATTGAGGGTAAAAACAATGAGCGATTTTTGGTACTGGCTCCGAGACATATTTAGACGAAACCGACCTACTCCGCCACAACCCCCATTGCCACCACCTACACCAACGTCCGTTGCTGGAGAATTGTTAGTCGCTCACAACAATGAACGTACAAAAGCGGGTGTAAGTATATTAACTCTCGATAGTAAGTTAGTTACAGCCGCAGAGAAGCATGCAAAATGGATGGCCGATAACGAATTGTTGTCGCACAGAGGATCACGTGGTTCGAACGTTGCTAGCAGAATCAGGGATGAAGGACATCGTCCACAAGCAATGGGAGAGAATATCGCACGTGGTTATAGCACAGTCACGTCAGTCATGCAAGGTTGGATGTCATCTTCCGGACATCGTAGACACATTCTAGCCAGAAAATATAAAAATTGTGGGTTCGCGAAAGTTGGGCGTTATTGGTGTGCAGTCTTTGTAACATCATTAAGCCGACAGTTGGTTTTCACTAAATCCGTAAGCCACGAACCAGAACCGCTCTATGGTACGGAAGAATAGCTACCACCACCGTTGATACATCAACCTTTACGCTCGTAGAAATATTTAGGCGGCGTGACAAGCGGGCGACCCTGGCTGATGGGAATGCCGCCAAGTTGAAGCGTATAAGAATCGAGGTGTCGCTGTGCTACAATTTCTGGGAAGTCTGTCGGAGCTAAAGCCATAGGCATTAATAACGCAGCCCCGCCTTTCCCCGCCCAATCTTCTTGCACATGTGCAGATTGTTCATCCGACAGAATGGTCGGGCCAGTTTGACTCTTAAATGTAGAATTACCACCAAACGGAGTCAGATTGCCCGCATCAACTACAAATGCATCCGATGTACCTAACAGAGCCAATGCAGTAGCGATTACCAAGTCATCGAAGTTTCCTGCACCTTCTTCAGCTTCTGTCTTAGAAGTATCGTGACCTAATCTATCACGCTTTCTAACATACGTGTTAAATTCCTTCAGTAATCTCTTGCTATAAATTGTATATCCATCTTCGTTATTATCACGAATGCAGTTTAATAGAAACTGATTCAACGTTGGTTTACTTGCCTGCGATGTTGAAAACCCATATGGGCTGACTTTCAACGGGCGTGCACGCCTCCTACCACGACCTTGAGGTTGCGGCTTATCATTAATTTCTTTGCGTCGCCACAACCGTGGATACATTACAGTATATCGCAGTTCGTCGATGATAATATCACCACCATTATTACGCTCGACGACCGCCAATGCACAATTATACCATCTTCCAATTCGATCGATATACTTAATCAATTCTCGTGGCAAACATCGGGCCATAAACTCAGCCACTTGTTCACGAGTATAAACATCGAAGATTTCTATAGCATGATAGTCCTTCCCTTTGCCAGTTGCGGTATCGACACCCATCACATATGGATGTGCAGGTGAACTATGCTCAATAATCTCATTGCCGCGACGTTTTTCAGGGCGAGCCACCACCGGTTTGGCCCAAATCCATAATCCTTCATCAGGTTCATTAAAGTCGAAGCTGAGTTCTTCAACATTACCCGTCACCGGATGCACGTATGTCTGCATCCCTCTGACACGCTGAACCGGCTCACGAACTGTTGTAGCAAGATGTGCCAATACTTCTTTTGGAAGTACCGTATTACCAGATCCGATAAACGATGCGAGAATTTCCTGTTCAAACTTCCACGACTCGCCACGAGCTTGCAATGCTCGGTACTGTTCCTCCAACCATGGAGACCAGTATTGTCCGTATTTGACAATCTCTTCTTTAGTCGTGCATTTCCGCAAGCCATCACGCGGAGCGATTCGTTTGTGTTCTTTCGAGATTGGATCGAAATATTCGATAACCCAGTCCATATCCCACCAATTGATAACAATGGGATTGAACTGATTCGATCCGCTTTCCGCTTCGGTGCATGTTGCCCAATACCAGTTACCAACACCATTCGTAGTGCTGATGACTATAACATTACCACCGTGTTGCAGAGTAGGCCAACCACCAGCCCACATGGAATCCATTCCCTGAATAAACGCCGCTTCGTCAATAATATTCAATGACGATGCATTAGAACGAAGAACGTCCGGATGTGAGGTCAAGCTCTGGATTCTTGACCCATTGGGGAACATGATTTCATGCTCATTTTGCTTCACCGGTTTCCATAATTCCTTCATCCAGTCTGGCAAATGCCCGAATAGGAATACAATATGTTCTCGTAAAAACGACATCGCGTCCTCATCACGACGCGAAACTATCAGAATAGTTTTATGATTGTGGAACATCGCAAACCATAATGCGAATGCTCCAGCAATTTTAGATGCACCAGCTTGGCGGCATTTGCGGAAAATATTGAGGCGATATTTTCTAAACGCTCGAATCGCGTTTCGTTGATATGAAAATGGGGTGAATGGGATAATACCGGCAGACGGATGCTTTAATTTACCGTAGGTACGGAGAAACCATACCACGGAACTTTGGCATCTTTTGATGATCGCTCTATGTTGTGCAGTTACTGCCATTAAAACTCATCATCTGCGTTCATAGGTTCGTCAAGAATTCGCTCCAAGTCGTGGTCATTGCCGGTCACACTTACATTTTGATTATTGACTTGGACGCTGGTAGTAGCTTTCATTGAAGCCAACATTTTCGCGTTAGCTTCCATCATTTTGACTGCCGTCATATTGATATTGGCTTTGACCTCGACTGCCTTAACCAATCCATCGATAAACATGCGAGACGGAGCTTTACTTTGATTTAGTGCCTGCTCGATCTCCTGCCTGAACATCTGAATCACATCTTGTGCTTCCTGTCGATCTGACCGACAAGCACCAAGAATTTCATCAGTAACACCATCAAGACGATTGAGATACTTCTGAAGATCGATAGATGGCACTGCCGGTGCCAGTGGAGTATCCATCAATGTTGCAAATGCAGTCGTCGAATCAGATCCAATATCATCTATATTTCTAACGTCCGTAGGAAATAAAATGGCATCATCGGGTTTGGATAAATCGGATTGAGATGGATCGACAGATATCAATTCAGACGGGTCAATGACCCCTTCAATCCATGCTGCTCCACTATCACTCACTTCTTCATCTTCTTCAATCGGAGGTTGTGAAGAAGCCTTTGAAGCTTTGGGTGAAGTCTTGGGAGCGGCTTTTGAAATGACAGGAGTTTCTGGATCTAACTGATTTAACAAATGTTGTAAATCATCATCCATGTTTCACTCCGATATGTGAACATAAATCCAACAACCAATCTCTATTTATGTTCGGAAGTGCCATCATTTTCCGTGACACCAATAATAATTGGCGACGGTTTATATTGGACAAATCACATTCAGATAGATTCTTACCAATATTATACGCGATGAATTGGATTTCTTCATCGAACTTGCCCGGCATTGTTCGACGTTGCGTTCGGGCACTATGTGCATGTGCGATCTTACTGCGTCCGTGATTCTGTTGATGCTCCGGTTTTCGCTTTGGGGCTATTCTCTTCTTAAATTCTGGCAATTTCAGTTGTTGATGCCCGTCTTTGTCGATATGCGAACTCGTCGCATTCTTAACAGTTCGCCTGCGAATTCGATCGCGAATAGATTCAGGAGTGGTTTCCTGAATAAGTCGATTAAAGTCGTCACATGTGACAGTACCTTCATCGATTTTCTTCAAGATACCCTTGAGCAACTCATCCGACTCATTTTTTGGTGGCCCATGGCGTTCACACACTTCACACATGGACACGTCAGGATAAGGTTCGTCTTTCTCGAATCGTTTATTACAACCTGGGCAATTCTTTGTAGCCATAATCCTCACCTCCAAAAAAGCTACAATATTTTTGGTGAGGTCTACTCTTCATCAAAGTCCACATTCGATTTCCGATTGTCGATCTTAGGTTCGCCAATAGATCGATTCAGCATCGAATCAGAGAGTTCGAAGCTACGTAGCTTCACAAGATGCAAAAAATTCGTCACAATCACCCGCGATAGACCAGACTGGTCAACCAATTTACCAATAAGACCATCATATGGACGGTCATCATTCAGAACCAAGTATTCTAATGCATCAATGATTTTCAAATGATTATCGTCATACTGATTCAATTCTCTTATTTCTGATAAGAATCTAGCCATCACTCCGCTGACGGGCTTCTGCTTATTTCCGAGATGACTAACATATGACCCAGAATTCTTTCGGTCACGACCTTCTTTTTTGATGTGGGCAAGAATCACTGTTCTGGCAATCTGAGACCACATATTAAAAACTTTTGACATCCCGCGATACAAAATGGTCTCAGAACCACCATATCGCCCTTGGACCGGTTCAATAATCGGGGTTGTGGTCAATTTGATTCCGCACTTTGGGCAATGCCGGTGCATCGCCACTACTTCATCTAATGTCTTGATTCCATATTCGAGATCGCCCGGTTGATACAATAACGATTCGGCTGGACGTTCCCAATTGAAGCACTTACGACAATGTGGGCGTGAACGATACTTGTACAAAGTTCGTTCAATTTGAACCCATGCTGTCTGAAGAAGATCACCGAAAGACGATTCATCCTGGCCGGGATAGATGGTATGCAAGCCTTGCTTACGAATGATCTGGCGAATCAATTCGGTAGCATGCGACATAATCATGTCGCGTAATCGAACTTGGGTGCAACCGGTCCATAAATATTGAGTAAGCTGCCATTCGACTATTTCATTAATGAAATACAGTTTCCGCAGCGGAACCTCAGGTGTTGAAGAGGGTTCGCTGGGCTGTTGTTGCTCTAGAGAAGAACTTTCGTTCGATTCTAAATCGTCGCTTTTCAACGAGTTCTCGGCCATCAATGACACCACCGGGGAATATTACCTGAACGTCGAATCCGGCATTTACCATGGCTTTCAATCTGGATTTCGAGTGACTGTAGAGATATCTGTTGCATCGGAAGAAAAAATCAAAAATCCTGCTATATCCTTGTTGATTTCTTCGAAGGGCACGTCCGACTTTTTGTATCAAGTCGGATTGTAGTTTACCTCCTCCAGCAATTATCAGATTCTCACAGCCTCCTGCCAAATCGAGTCCACGATTGATAATTTTACCACCAATAAGTACGTTGAACTCTCGCTTTTCAAACTTCCGCAGTATCTCATCTCTGCGACGCTTTGGTGTCTCGCCATAAATGAAGTGAGCTTCCATTCCCTGACCGTTAATTGATTTCTCCAATGCGAATCCAAGATCTTTACGATCCACAAGAATCAACGTTCCGTCTTCCCGATATTTCTTGCAGATACTAGTAATAAGCTGATGAAAGCGTTGGTTTTCGATTAACCATTCAACATACGCCATATCATAAGCCGAAGCTTCATCAATGTTTCCCTCTAGACCGAATGCCATCATTTTGTAATGGCATGGAATGATTCGGCCATGCTTCTGAACATTATCGCGGGTTTCCTTCACGATAATCGATCCGAGATGCTCCTGCATCACCATCGCTTCCACTGGCTTATCCGGGTCGATAGGCGTTGCAGAAAATCCGTACCGTCTTCGCCCCTTATAATAGTGTCTGAACAGTGATTTATAAGATTCCGAAGTGGCTTTGTCGCATTCATCGACAATTATCATCTCAGCCTTTCTGACATATGAATATAAGAATTTGACATTCTTCACCCTAGTCTGATGTGCTTTGTATGATTGATCCCATTTTTGCAGCCGTTTGTTTAATGCATTATCTGTTTCATTAAGCTTTCGTATCGGAACATCTGGCGGCTTTTTTGGTGGATTCAATGATTGAATCAACCCAACTATGACCATCTCGCCGTTCGGTCGCTTGCCAGCATAGAACAAACCAACTTCTTCAGCGATATCACGCAATTCAAGCCGTTTTTTCAACTGATCCACAACCACTCGTTGATCTGCCAGAATCAATGTGGGGCAGGGAATCGCTTTGCAAATGCCACAAATGACTTCACCCTTCCCACTTCCAGTGGGCATATCAATGATTCCGCACTCAGCCTTGCAACATTTCTGAATCGCCCGAATTTGATAATCTTCGAGCTTAATACCTGGCAAGAAGTCTGGGGTTATATCTTCTGGCTTTGCAGCCTCGTATGCCCACTGCTGGCGACGATCTTGTATGATCAACGGCAATCCGTGCTTCGTACACACTCCTCGAAGCATGCTCAATAGAGGTCGAGCCATTCGCTTTTTAGCCCGATTGTATTTGCGATAGATTCCATCCCAATTACCACGCATTGCTGGATCGATATAGACATTCGGCTTACAAACGCTAAATTCTTCCCATATTATCTGATCCTCAGGATCAGTAATATGATCAAGATAAATCCATTGATTGTCAACGTAAGCTATCATAAGACATATAAATACGCAAATATAACATCAACCAAACCAACATTATACATGGGACCCATGGCATGAAATTATCACTGATAATTGAAGCTGAATTCACCAGACGAAATTTCTTAAAAAGTATGGCCGGTGCGGCAGCAGCACTTTCTGGAAATGCGCCAATAGCTCAAGCTGTGGCAAAAAATACTATTGGTGCTCAAGCTGTAAACAAGTTAATTCCACAGTGGGAACGATTCCGTGGCTTTCCCTGGGGCGTGTTTACAATTTTTACTGGCACTGATGCTACCCGGTATGAACCAGCCTTAATAGATCAATTTAAATCTGTCGCTAGTGCGGCTAACATTGCCAAACAAATTGGATATGGTGACATAAAATTTGGAGTTGATAAGTGGGATGGTGATGCGATTTTCGTAAACAACCTTCTGCCTGATATATATTCTGAAATCGAAAGAAAAGCAAATGCCGGTGAAGATATAAAAATCGCCGGAAAATTATATGATATAGTAGATGACGAAGATTCATTCTCACTTCACCCACGAGAAGGCGAACTGCAGGGCTGGATAAATATACCTAAATATGGTTCCGCCCCAAAAACCCACCACTTCAATACCGGCCAGCTCCGCCCGGTCGGTGACGATCCGATCAAAACATGGTGGGATAATTATGGTGTTCATATTGATGTTGAAATCGATGAAGCCGCCAAAGAAGTAATCAAAAATCACAATTTAGATACATCTAGACACGAGAAAAGATTTGCAGAATATGAACAAAAGCATCGAGAGCAACTAGAGCGAGAACAACAGCGAGAACGAGAAAAACTTAAACATGACAATGAAATGATGCGATGGGCTGACGACGGTGGCCGTGTGGCGGAAAGCTTCTTACGCCGCCTCAACCGTTCACTGCAAAAAATTCATAATTAATCGCGGTGTTAACACTTCATTACTTCTGTATTTCGCATTTTTCAGAATCACAGAAGTAGCTTCCAGCCGCCTCCTGAATGTATGCACCGTAGTCTGCCTCTTTGATAGATGCGTTGTACGCTTCAACTTCTTCGGGCGTACACGGTTCATACGGAGCTTGAGCGTATCCGTGGTCTTCCATCGGCAGGAAGCTGATTCCCTTCAACTGATCTTCGTAAGCTTCAAGGACGCGGGCAATGTCAGGTTTCTCACTGGCTTTGAATTTGATAGTACAAGAAACCTGATTGTCAGCCCAATATCGCTGATAATCAACAGTGTTTGCCATCTGTTCCCAGATAGAAACTTCTTGCACGGGACGAACACGCCGATCATCAACAGCGAATTTCACGACGACCGTGCGTTCCGGATCGCTAATCGTCGGTTCGATATGATATCCGGCGTCCCGGAGAATCTTCACCAAGACACTATCGCGAGCAATGCGAACCCGTCTCCAATAAGTCATGGCTTCCGGATGATGAATGCCAGGAGTGGCACCTACCACCAGCGACACGGTTCCACTCGGCTTAACGGACGTGACCTTGATCGAACGTTGGACACACAACCATTCAGCGTAAATTGAATCCCAACGGCGGATCTCGTTGTATCCGGTATCGCAGAAGTCTCTGAGAACCGCCCGGCGTCCAAATTTCGCAAACGCTTGGACGATCCCACTTTGAGATAAGCCAATACGACGATTTCTCAGAGTGACTTGGTTGGTTCTCGGATTGTGAGTCGGAAGAAGTGTGACGGTCTTTGCGTAAAGATATGCGAATTTCAGAGTTCGCATGTAATCTTCAGCATTTTCATGATTCGCAGGGAACGTCTCGACAAGATTGCAGAGTTCATAGCTCTCCAAGCTTTGTTCCATGCACGGATTTGCTCCAAGAACTCGCCCATCGATTCCCGGCTGTCGCCCATCAATCAATCGACTGAAATCTCGAACGTTATCCAGCCAGATAAGACCCGGCTCACCATTGACCGCGATTTGTTCAGCAACGTTGGTATAATCCATACCAACATGAGCGAATATCGAATTGTTCGATGCCCAACGATGATGATTCATCGCATTCCACGTCTCAATCGCCGGTGCAAGACGGTCATGCGGGATACCGGTTTCGTCAAAATCATGCAACAACCCTTGTGGGCAGGCATTGTCTTTTGAGACTTTGAGAGCATCTGCCCACAGACGGCCAGTGACAGCCTCGAATTTCGAGATGTCCTCTGGCAAAAGCGTTGATTTGTAATTCTTCATCGATTGATATTCGGCATCATTGGCGTCTCCAAACGCGATTTCTGCCGTTCTACGAACATTTCCGGCCACAACGCAGCGACCGATATAATTCATCAGATCAGTGATATCAACGCTCGATAGTGTCTTGCCGATCTTTTTGTGCAGGTGAGCACGAATGATCTTGTGCAGCTCCATCAAAATGCCGGGGCCAGACGCTTTTCCACCAAATCCCTTAATAGTGGACCCCGCTCGTCTGATTTGTGAATAATCAAATTCAATTGACCCCTCATCAGCGGTGGTGGTATAAGAGCGAATCAAATGTCGAACTGAATCAACCCAGCCCTCGCGAGAGTCTGGGACGACATACACACGTCGCATATCGGCGGGCAGATGAATCAGAATCTTACCCGCTCCCTTGGTGTCGAAACCGACCCCTACACCAAGCATGGACATATCCATCAAGAAGCAGAATGGTTCCGCTGGGTCTGATTCGATCAGATCGTGCGTGCTAACGAATCCACAGTTGTTCAACGCGGCACTACCACGTTCCCACATGAACGGTGTGCCCATCATCCAAAGACCACGACCCGGAGGCGTGAATTTGAAATCCCAAATCCGCTGGAACATTTCATGGGCTGACATCAACGCCTTGGTATAATCCCACGGAATATGCAAGCGTTTGCAGTGCCGTCTCTGGATTTCGTAGCAACCTTCGACGACCCGACGCACCATGTCGCAGAAAGTTTCCTTGAGGTTGTCATCTTTGAGACGCGAGTATGTCCGGTAGAAGACCAACTCGCCAAGACCGTTGAATCCGAAGTTCGGTTGGCGACCTTCGTAATTCGAAATAAATTCATCATCCAATTTGAATGCGTCACTAGGATCTTCGTTTTTGATCCCAGCGAAGTATTGTGCCGAAATGTTCGGCACATCGAGAAGGTCGTGAGTATCAGCGTCACGTCCGTGCTTGCTTGAACCTGAATCTTTAATTATTGCCAAACTCACGGTTTTCTCCAGTCAGTCCCAAACAGGGTTCTAGTTGTCTTCACGTTATGTTGTTCTGATAAAAACTCAGAACGTAGCAAATACAGTGAAGTAGTTGAGGGAAGTAGACGACACTCGACTTCGTTGTGCAAATGAGACATCGCTCGGCCACATGCTCTCGATAATGCGAGAAATAAATCCGACAATTTCGATGCTTGATACCATAGAATAATATTGGGCAATGTGTTTCGTTCGCGTCGACATAACAAAGTTTTGAGCGAATCTTCGTTTCCGATTTGAGCATCAAACCAACGTTTCATCGATGATAAAGATGCGATCTGATCGACATTATCTTTTTGTTGCGAAGTTAGAATTTGATAACAAATATCTAGCATGTTCGACTGATGGAGTGCCGCCAATCCCTTCCTCAATACTCCACGCTGTTTCGCTTGCCCCACTGCTATTGTTATAAACCGCTTAGCAGTATTGTCATCAAATCCCCACTCATTGAATTTCCTGGAGATCGATGAGGCAAATCGCCATTGATATGTTCGATGCGGGTCTGTATTGGCAGGAAATGAAATTCGCATCCCTTGCTGTAAATAGGCATCGGAACACCATCCCCATACAGTCATAACACGGTCAGCGACAACAGTTTCAGTGTTCATAAGACCGTCAATACAAGGAGATGAAATGGCCGACAAACTTGCATCCTCTGCTACTGAACACAACCGAGAGCTATCACCCGAAGAGCAAAGACAAGCCATATTTGACGAGCGATTCGAATCTCTTACGAATGGATTTGGGAAAGCATGTGAAGAGCACAAAGTACCAGTTGCAATCGCAATTGCAATTCACCCAGAGGAAAGCCATCCGATCGTTTTCGCTCGTGGACATCAATACGATGTCGCATCACTACTAGCAAGTATATTGCGTGGATTGAAGCAAGAATTGATGTCTGGACTGAATGCCGAGCCAGAGATCGATTATCCAGAAGACCGCTAAAAATTCTTAGTGAATAATTGGCGAATTCGCTTGCGTAGATCTAGATCTTCGATTTTATCATAACATTCACTAAGAATTGCATGGATAGGACTAGTACGATCCAGAGACCATTTATAAACAACAATCTTTAAATTACCAAATTGAATCGGGATACATGAAGCATCTTCTAATTCGCTGATTTGCTGCACACAATGCGATATCACATATTCAATCTGTGGGGTCTCATCAAGGACATAACTACGAATTGATCCGTCGATAGATGCTACTGCATTTTCGAATTTGTTAAAACTATAGATTCGATCCGGATCAGCGTCATAGACAACCATCCAGATCGTTATCGAGTGATGCTTAAACACGATATACCCTCAGATCATGTTCTTAATTATATTCCACGGAAGCTTACTTAAGTCCGAGACATCCATCTTACCACCCTCAACAATGCGAATGATATCATCGCATAGCACTTGTCCGCCGCGATCTCCATAATATTCTTCAATCATCGATCCGGCTTTGTGGACAACGAACATGTGCGTGACTAAGGATGGCACGTCATGTGTATTATCTGGACCGAGCAGTGTCCTAACGACATGCGGCCCATACATCTCGATTATCTCAACTTGTCCGCTGACTACTAAAAATTTATTAGCACGGTGTTGGTGATAATGAAGGGAACAATATGTTTTCGCTATTAATTGCAGTTCGTGTTTGGAATAGAATGGAGTATCAATTAATTCACGAGTTTTGCCCCAGACTTTGTTAGTCCACTGGATCATTTATAGCCGCCCCGTACGAATGCCTCCAGGAGGTGGAGCTTTTTCGTAGTAGTAATTCGTTTTTCGCTTTCCTTCTATAATTACCTCGTTGAATCCGATTCCAGCAGAATTCGGGTCCTTAGGCACACCGGTTGGAATAATATTATCATATGGGAATAGTAAGTCAATATAAGCCACACCATCAATTGCTTCAATGGTTTCAATGAAATTCGAGACATAGAAGGCTTCACCCATGTCCCAACGTGTCAGATCGAAAAATTCAGTGATTACCGATTCTACCCGTTCACGCACCACCGATGCATCTGCGTTGCGATTGATAATCACATTGAGTTCGATATCGACAGGCTTAATCTGACCATCCAGCACTACTATATGGTCAGTTAAGACATTAAGATCAGAGAAGTATGTAACCAACCCGGCTTTCAAACCAGCATTGGGGGCTGTCGGCAATTTGTCCGGACCTTCAGCCAGGACATACAATTCAACTCTGTTAGCGTTCAACCCTGTCCGCAGTGTAGCAATGGCTTTGCTAATCGAGCCGAAGACCGGATGAGCAAACGCAATAGCAGCCTGGGCGTAATCATCAGCGGTCACGATACTACGTTGTAACGAGAAGTCACGAGGAGCACGTCTCTTGGCCTGCTCGACGGTCTCTTTGTCAGTACCGCCTATGGACGGCGTGATGTTTCTGAAACGCACGGGAACGGCAGCGTTGGCCGGAGGAAGCGGTGTTACTTGACGAGCCGAATCGATTAGGCCGACGCCAATACGCCCACGCCGTCCACCACCACTTCTAAACCTAAATTCTATAAGTGATCCAGATAATGGGGCCTGACCAGTAACATCATCACCAAACCTGAATATTGTTTGGTTATCAATAAAGTTTACTTCCACCACTTTATCAGTAGGTCCATACCGCTCCAACGGATCTATTACAACTTTCCATTCTTCTTTGGTATTGCCCACCGTCACGAAAACAAAAATCGGTGACTCCAGCATCGTCGGTTCTTCGAGCGTAAACCGCTGGTTCGGACCACCGCTGCTTGTGACAGTCGTCGGATTGCCAAACTGCCCTTCCAATCCGTAAGCTATAACGCCACGCTTGCCTGCTGGAATAACGATCTTACCGGTCCAATCGCCGGGGGCACGGAAGACTTCGTAAAACACCGATTGCCCATCGGTGCCGCTGGTTGAGAATAGTGTACCAGGATCAACTTCGATATCAGTGAATATTGGTTGGTCAACGGTGACTTCGATGTCGGTGACGGCTGGCGTCTGACGCTTCATTCTCTGATTGATCAGAGCCAAATGATTCACTACAGCTTCTTCGGTGGTCGATGTTGGCAGTGTTCCTTCATTGGCCAAGATATCCGAACGCAGTGACAATTTCGCCACCACGCTGGACAAAATCTCGATCAACATGATAATACCGTTACTGGCGATAAAATCATTAAAATCGTCTGGGAAATATGTTCGAATATATTCAATAATAGCTCTGCGGGCCGTAGGATAATCCAAACCGCTAAAGTCGATGCGACGAAGATTAGGCGGTGATAATACGACCCCAAACTCGTCTGGGACGAGTGGAAGTTCGAACAATGTTTCGCGAATGTCGTTTGCCATTATGTCGTTTGAATCCCTTGTATGAACTGTTCGATAGACAGTTGTTTCTTTGGATCTTTCTTGAGCGTTACAACTATCTTTATTTGTAGCCCATTTTTATCTGGATCGGGAAGAAGATCAATAAATTCTAAATCTACTCGTGGCTCATATATTCTCAATTGCTCTTCGATATTCGATTGTAATATTGACAAGTCGGAACTAACCAAATTTTCAAACACGAAATTGCGTAGGTTTACCCCATATGTGGGCCGCATGACCCTTTCACCTGGAATGGTCAATAACAATTGCAAGATGTCATTCTTAATGAGCCGATCGTCTTCCTGCCGAGACATAACGTTCTGTGCTCCACCAATAAATGGTGGATTGAATCCGAAAAACGTTGCTCGTGGTCTGAATTTTGCCATTATTTCACCAAAGTCCCAACAGTGCGTAATTGGTCAAGAACTTTGGTCGCCTCTTCTGCATACCGATTAGCATCCGCAACAGCTTGATTTCGGATCACAAACGCAGAATCTCGTTTGGCCTTCAATTTAACAAGCAACTGTTCGACAACCGAAGCCTCAGTTGATGCAGTGCCAGTTGTCGGTCCCTCTTCCAGAGTAACGGTCAGAGAGGTGATCGTCTTGGTCGTATCATTAATCAACTTCTGTTGAACGTTAATGACCTGTTCGGCATCTCCACGCAATTGTTTCAAATCATTCAAACGATTTGCAAGTTGATCCTGAGTCAACAACGACAACTCAGCAATTGCTTGCTCTTCCTCCGGTGTAAGTCCCATTTGCTCATAATCGAGAACATTCGTATCATGACGAATTTCGGTTACGGTCCCAACCAACATCAAATCAACAACTTGCCCGGAAGTATCATTGAAGTCTAATACTTGACCGATTTCAAATTGCCGAGCGTTGTTTCCCTCTTCCTTACGAGTAGATTTAGATATAGAAAATACTAAATTTCCAAATGTACTACGACGATTCACCAACACTACTTCTTTGGGCGGTTTCCGCTTTTCAACGATCCCAGTCGGTACCTTAGGAAACAATAGGTTGCTGCGTGGAGGAGTAGTGTTACTTATAAGGAATGTAACATTACCAGCATCTTCCGGCTTCGACGGAAGAGCTGTACTATATAATCCAGTTGGAAACTTTATAATCATTCGACAGGATGCTCCACTTCATCCTTCGGACATTCTTCAAATGGTTCATTGTAAGTTTTAGCCCGATCCGTTGGTTCAATTATATCTGGAATTTCTGGTGGTATAACGGGTTCCACTTGTGCGCCCGATGGATTCGCACATCCAGCACCAGGACCCGGAAAGACACCACAGATAAAAGCTTGGACACGAGCAGCGTTTATGGTCGTGTTAGTAAGAATATTTCTACCGACGGTTAGTTTAGTACCACCGGCCTGCATCCGGATAGAACGCCCAGCCTTCATGAAAATATGCCCAGCGGCCTGCATATGAATATTGCGGTCTGAGACCACTTGAACATCCGTGCTCGAATATATTATAATTTTTCCATTGCGATTAAAGATCACAATTTCACGCTTCTTCTCATCCATCCACATATACATCTTACGCTTTTTTCTGGCTCTCCAAATACCAAGTTTATAGCGTTTGGACCACCACATCCCGCGATGTTGACAGTCCACAATTTCGACCCAAGGTCCATCGCCCTTTTTACCGTCACGGGCTTCAAGCCCTTGGTTAATCTCAGATTTACCGACCCCAGATGGATTAGCTGGACGCTCTGGCTTTGGACCCTTGTTCGCTCGCGTTTTCAGTCGCAAGTATTCGTTATCATGGTCTAATTTCAAATGATATGATGTCCGCTCTGGCTTGCGGATCATCATTGGTTTACGGCTAAATTCATTCTCTTTCAGATTCTGCCATTTGCGAACCCAGCCTTTGCCCATTGACACCGCCATCATCATATATTGATAGCGGTCATTCAATTCTACCGATTGTCCAAGCGGCGATGCCCACATAGTGTGGTTAGCCGCATCATTTTCATTGAACTCCCAAACGAAACCACGCGGCTTTCCGCGAGCTTCTCGCATTTTAGCGGCTGGTGTGCGGCGTCCCTTAAAAAGAATCCCATTAGGACGTGGAAGTTCTCTCTTATGTGAACGCTTATCGTCGGTGCCCCGATCATCAAGGACTAGCTTCAACCCATGCCGGGTGACAATCCGAATCCATCGAGCATCTTTATTTTTCCAGTATTTGTGCTCTTCTTCGCTCAGATGCCCTTGTTCTTCGATCAAATTGCGTTTAATGAATATATCTTCGTCGGGGTGGAATCCCTTATCATAAGCCTGAAATAACATTCCACCTTTTGTACGAATCTTAATCCATCTGAAATCATTCTTTTCTTCTTTGGATAAAATCTTCCGTGGTCCATATTCTCCTTGACGAGATTTCGATTGGATTGGTCCTTGTTGTGCCCAACCGACATCACGGCATTCAATTCTATGCCCATACCGCGTCAACATAGTCATTCGGCGTTGATCACCGAATGGCCTATCGGATCGCGGCTTATCCTCGTTCATCAGACGCTGAAGGTATAGCCATCGCTTTATCTCAAATTTTTCGTCCTCTTTGAATTTACCTTCGAATTCTCCTAATTCCCCATATTCGTCTTTCTTCCAATAATATCCCTGATCACCAAGTAATAGCATGTGGCCATACTTCGTAACCCTGGCCATATACTTCTTATCAGGATTATTAATCTCCGGCTTGCGACGCTGCTGATCAAAGTCAGCCTTTTGAACTGCATCGTGATCTGGGGGAGGTGGCTGACGATCATGTTCGTTCGGAAAGAAGCCAACAGCAGAGTGAATATCAAGACTGCCATAGCGGTCTTGCCATCCATGCATCATCGGACGCCCGTCTTTGGGCAGATACTCCTCATCGTAGTCTGATGGCTTGTCAGCCGGTCTTCCCTCTTCATTCACACTCAGTGGTGTGACCTGAAATACTTGTGGGTATGTGTATAATTTCCGTCTTGTAGGACTAGCGAAGCCGACCCACACAGGAGCGTATGGATGTTGACGCTCAAACGTAATCCAGATCCAATCACCAATGCACGGATGTGTGAAACGACCTGCTCTATATCCACCAAGATCATGGGCTGGAACCGCATATGGACAATCTTCTGGCTTTAAGTCGAAATCATGTATATCAGGACATTTAAATCTCACTCGATATATGTTAAGTGGATCGTTGGTTTCTACAACCAACGCCCGATAATATCCAGGAAACCGTTCCCACAGTACACGGGTACGGTGCGAGAAAAATTTCGACCATACGACATGGATATTGTCCATTTATTGAAGAACCTCCGGTACCACTATCGATTCAACCGGGTATTCTACCAAGTCACCCGCTCTTGGCCAATTCAACGCATTTCGAGCAGATTGATTGTCTATTGTATTATTGAAAGCGATTAATACCCAATCTAAGAGAGGCGTACCATATACTTGTTGAGAAATGAGGTCTGGACGACCTTCTACAGCAGATGTGACTCGAAAGACTCCAATATTTTCATCTGCCGGACGTTCTTTCAAAAATGAATATGACTTCCACCTACCGAATGTTTCATGACCATCAGTGATGATCATTTCAGTCCGCGAGAATCTCGAAAAATCGTCTAATATTCCGGCCATATTAATACCACTCTGGAATCAATGTCTTTCGCAAGCCTTCAAGCGGTTGATCATCAACTTTAGCGGTTCCCTTTGTCCACGACGCCAGATCACACGTAATATCAGTGCGTAATGGATAAGCGTTTTCCGCTTTTCCTTTAAAAATCATTGTCTCGCTATATTTAACATCGCAAGATTTCATTCGAAAAGACATCGAAGATTCTCCTCCGATTGACCACAATTTCAATAGGATAGCCAAATTTCTTTGCTGCTTCAGATCTTTAACTCGTTGAAAATATCCACGCAATAATCTAACTTGTGTTTTGATCTTATTAGAATCCCAATTTCCATCATATATATAAGTTATTTGCATCGTTACTTCACGAGGCCCGGACGATGCATAAACCATAATTGGTTCGACTTGACCAGCATACGTATTTTCTTTCCACGTAGCTCTTCGATTATCACCTGTGATTTTGGGTGGAAACTGAAATTCCACTTTTGAGTTTTGTGGGAATTCAAATACGACTGCCGAAGCTAGTTTAGAGTCCGCAGGGATGAGGAGTGCTGGCATGCTACTTCGCCCAAGCGTTAAATTCTGTAGAAAGGCCCGTGTCTTTTCTAGCCATTGCTGGCAGGTATGCCTGCAATAAGCTCACAATATCTTGGATTGGACCAGATCGACTTGGTTGCAATCCTGCAACTGTCTCTTGCAGTGCTAATAACGCGACCAACTGAGCCGTACCAATAGCAGCTAAATCAGTAGAGTCGTCCTCTCCACCTTCGGAATCAGTCATTACCTGTACTGTAGTAATCGCTTCGGAACGAACTGCTTCTTGTAATCCGGCCTGCTCAGCGGCACGCATTGCAGGAATCGCTCGTGTTTGAACAGCAGTTTCCATACGATCAGCCGCTCCCTCTAAGAGAGATGCGTATTGATCCAACATGTTCGCCAATTGGCCTACATCTTCAGCGAGAGATAATCCCTCTCCAAATTGAGAGATAGCAGTACCAAGTCGTTCTAAGACTTCAGCCAATTCATTCGCTGGGCCAGCGAATCTTCTGGTAGATTCAGCAAGCTTTCCAGACACCTGATCCAAACCAGTCGCGAGTGCATCAATATCCGGCAACGCATTCAATGCATCAGCGGCAACATCTTTCAATTTGCTGGCAGGAATGTCTTGAATCATCTTGAAGGCTGTTGCTAATTTGAGTATGCCCTCACCAACGATCTTAATTTGTTCAATGGTGTTAGCAAATCTTGACACAGCCATCTGTAGCAATGACAGACCGAGATATATCATATATGATCCAGGCAGGATGGCCATACCAGCCTTCAACATTTCAAGCGATGCTACAAATAGCCATGTCGAAGCTATAATTAACAACATCGATCCGTCAACAAGAACACTACCGGCAATCATCATCATTGTACCGGCCATGTACAAGTATGCCGCCGACGCCATTAGCATCAATCCGCCCGTGGTGAACAGCATACCAGCCATCACCATCAGTGTCCCAGCCATAACCATCATTAAACCGCCAACATACATCAGTACCCCGACGCCCATCACCATTCCAGCGATCGGAACTAGCAATGCAATAGCGGTGCCCAACGCAATCGACGCGAGCAGCAATATGAAAGATAGACCGGTCATCAGAGCAACTGCCGCTAACATTGCGATCATACCAGCCAACATCATCAAGCCACCGACGCCGATCATGACCCCGGCAGTGAATACCATTGCAGCTACCGGTAACAGCAATGACACACCGACCGCCAGTAATGCAGCACCAATAGCAATCATGCTCGCTGCTATAAAGAATATAACACCAGCGAGCGATAAAATTAACGACGCGACCAATAGTGCTAACGCTGCTGGGACAAGTATTATTGATGCTGCAAGCAATAATACTCCAGCAACGATCGCAATACCAGCAGCGGCTATAAATATTAATGATGCTTGTAAGAATCCCGTAGCGACTTGAACAAGCTTAACCCCTGAAAGATTCTCCAAAGCAGTAGAAAGTAATACCAGTGCTGATGCAATTAACGTTAGCCCAAGACCAACGAACAACAACGCAACGCCGAGAAGCACCAAACCAGGAGCGGCAACCAATGCAGCCAAACCGAGAGCTATCAGACCAAGAGCCAGCGTCGGCAACTGCGTCACTAGTCCGACGCTGATAACTTGGGCCATGATTTGCAGGCCCTGTGCAGCCCACATAATCCCAAGGCCCATCAGCATAGCAGCAAGGCCGACCAACAGAATTGCACCAGCAATTGCCAAAACACCGCCCGCAACAGGACCTGCAAGGTATCCCAAGCCAACTAACATAAGCCCTAGAAGACCAATGGCGACAAGCATACCCAAGGTAACCTTAATAGCTGCCTCACCCACTTCAGCGATTGTCTTGACAGCTTGTGCGAACATCCACGCCGCAGCACCAACCATCATTAATGCTAATCCAAGTGCCAATAATGGCAGCATAACCGGCTGGACAGATCTCCCAAGGGCGGCCAATCCTTGACCGAGGCTTTGTAGTATAATAACAATTGATTCACCGACTGCACGAGCGACAGACACCATCGCTTGAGCCATCGATGTCACTATATTAATCGCACCAGTGACTATTCCACTAGCCGATCCCACCGCAAGTGCAAATATCGATATTCCACCAGCAGCAGCCAAGAAGACAGCACCGGCGACGACCAATACTGCTACGATGATTTTTAAATAGGTAATATATCGTCCGAGTATCGGGATTTTTTCAAGTAAATTGATGAATTGTAAAACTTTGGTAATAACTACACTTATGGGATATAGAATTTTATTTAATGCCGATATGAGATACATCAATCCATCAGCAACAAATTGTAATACACTACTTGACAGAGCACCAAAAGTATTCTTTAGACGTTCAAATTCGGCATATAATGCAGCCATTGATTCTGCATATTGATTGTCCATACTATTGGACATAGTATCCATGACACGCTGGAAGTCGGCAGCCGAAGATGCCGCTCCACCAGCTTCCTTGCTGGCTTGTCTATACATATCAATTAAAGCTTTTCCCGAATCTTCATTAGCACCAATAGCCTCTAACAAGCCTATCATTGCCTTTTGTATTTGCATGCCTTGATTTGTCACAGCACCACCAGCAGCATCCATCTCAGCCTGCATAGTGCTTAATTGACTACCAATTTTCAGCAATGCAGCTTGGTAATCCTCCGCACCCTGAATCGCCATATCAGTCTGATTACCTAATGATATCCACTGCTCTGGGTTAGTCGCATTTTTTTGGAATTGGGCAATTTGTGATACCTCCCACCCATATTGTTTAGCCATGCCGGATAAAGCGGCAAATGTCGCTTCGAATTTCTTAACTTCTTCTGTATTGCCACCAAATAGGTCTCTTAAGTCTGCGGCACTACTAGAAGTATTATTCATCAGTCGGTTGACATCATCGGCTGTCAAGCCGAATTTTCTCATTTGTTCCGTCAATCTGGCGATATGCTGCTGCAATGGTCCAGCAGTCAAGCCAAGTGCCCGCATTCTGGCCGTATAAATCGCCAATGTCTGGATATTCGCACCCGTAGTGCGATTAGCCATCGCCACTACTTGTGCATACTTCTCAATTTCCTCTCGCGGTGTACGAACATCCGCAAGGGCTTTATAGGTCGCAATTGCAGTTTCAGCGGAAACACCAAGCTCAGTGGAAAGTTGTCGGGTTGACTGCAATAATAATTGCTGTGACCCATACGCTCGATAATTTGTTTGGACGAACGCTTCAGTGCCTTGATCAACCTTCGCGTAATATGCAACAGTACCAGCAAGGGCAGCCGACACACTATGCCACATATCCGCTATTGCCTTGACTGCATCTCGCTGACCACGAGCTAACTTATTACCGTGTTGTAATCCTTTGTTTCCAGCATCGATAAACTTATTTTGATCATTGTGGCCTATATTCTTGGTAAGAATCGCTTGATGAATATCATCCAGCAATTTAACATCACGAGTATGCAACTTCAAATGTTGTTCAAGCGATTCTGTGACTTCAGCGTAAAAGTCTACGACTTCTTCCCAAAGATCCCGTTGTTTCAATAAATTATCAAGATCTTCTTCAGTTGTTTTTTGGCTATCCGTTGTCGATCGATTGATAGAATCTAGACTAGACGCTACTTTGACCGCACTCATATCCATCTGACCAATTAAATCGGTCACATGCGTCAAAGACGTTTCGATCTGCTGAACGATATTGTTGATGTTATGAAGAGCTTTATCAGCGGCCTTTGCCATCTGCTCTTCGACAGCGGTAATAGACTCCCCAAACCGATCAAGAGTGGAGAAAGCCTCTTGAGAGTCTAATTGTAACTGAATACTCAGTGCGTATACGTTCGGGTCAACTGCTGGCATTCAAATCCTCAGAAGGTTTTATAGGATATGTTTTCCTGTGCTCAGCACATAATAACATATCTACAATATCTGAGGAAAGTAATTAATTCAGCGTTCGTTCTTTAATATAACATGTTATCTGGCTGTCATTGCCACAATTGAGTTTCAGGACATCCTTGATCGCTTACTTGCCGAGCAATCGGTGGACTTCGTCCAGATCAACCCCAACACGCATGCCGCTGGCAAGTTTTTCACCAATGAATGCGCCCAAAGCGATAGATCCGGCTATCCCTAAGATCTCTCGGAGAGGGTTAACAGTCTGTGAGGCTTCCAACGCTATCCTTTGCAATTCGCGTTGCTGGTATAGAATAGCTTTTCGAATCACCACACTGTCATGCGATACATTGAAACCTGGTACCAACTCCAATCGTGTATTGAAATCAGTGATGTGGTAATTCAACTGAGGTGAATTCGACGACAAAATCGCACGAAACCATTGATCTACTTCGGCTGAAGTGATGTTGTCGTTGATTTCAGGGCTAAAATAAGGTCTGAATACCATCGTTATACTCCTCCACCACATTGTCTCAACTTACAATATATTGGTTAATTTCCTCCTCCGACCTTTGTAGCATCGGCGTTCCAGTCAAATCGAGCACAGTACAAATCGGTGGTCCAATCTTTTCGAGTGACGTGATGATGGAATCCGTATACTATCCAATTTCCCGTCATCCACCAGTGAGTATCATTATCGAGTCCGCCTGGGCCTTGTGTCCATCGTATGAATATCGTGTCAACACCTAATCCATAACAATCAGACCATTCACCGTGACCAAGCACTTCAATTTTGGTCCGTAATAATCCATGGGTGAGATTTAACCACATCCCACGCGGGCGACCATCAATATATTCATCATATCGAAGTCCAAGATCCCCAGCAGTGTAAATTTCCGGAATACTGGCAACAGACGACCATCCAACCAATGGTGGTCCCGCATCAGGAGGTTTTGTAAACGATTGCTGGTCTGTAACTCTTGCAATTTGTTTTGTCGATGTTCGTTGGTCTTTGACGAACACAGTTTCCTCTTGCTTGTCTGTGATTCTATCCAGGTAGTGTCCCGATAATGCAGCCGCTCCTTGAGCAAGTAATTTAGTCTGCACAACTGATAATGCATTATCTGACAAGTAATCCCATTGATCAATATTCGAACGAGCTTCATCGGATCGTGATCGATAATAGGCTCTCTGACGAGATACCCATTGAGCTTGCTCTTTAATAGCCAGATTATATCCGTCTGATGCAACTAACCACTGCGTCTTCTTTTGAGTAATCGATGATGACCAATCCACGAACGATGACAAGAACGTCTTCGGATCTTGACGCATCATCCACCACTTATTTTGGTCAGAATCAGTGGTTTTTGATACTTCAACAGTCACCGCAGGAGCATATTTCTTAACAACATCTCTGATAACTTGATCAACACGGCCTTTCCATACCGTACCTGCCGCATCTCCCCTATTCAGAAACCAAGATGGTGGGTCCATTGCAATGAACTCAAGATTCGCAGTGTCACCACTATCACCCCTTGCTTTCAAAGAAAGCATTATAGCATATTGGACTTTAGTAGCACGTTCAGGTGCTGTTGCCTCTGGACCCCATTTAATCTGGAATTCGACTACTACCGGTTCTTGTCTGGTCTCTTTGAAGTATCCAGCTTTTATCAACATACCATGAACGTTGAAGTGTGCATCAAACAATTCTGCCCTAATAATATACCCACCATTGATCATGGCCTTGAATTCAAACGATGAAAAGTAACTACCAAGATCAAGCTCCCCACCCGCCATGTGAAATTTAATGCGGATTTGCGGTTTGGCTTCAGCTTTTGGGATACCACCCATGGAAATACTCCGAATTAACTATCACGCAAAAGGTAAGACCCCACGGTACTTACTATTGCTATATTTGGGCCAACGCGAAGGTAAAATTTGTGGAATCGTAACAGATACCGTAGGAGACCCAGAAAAGCAAAAGATCATCGACAACAAGGATAGATTATCTAGTTTGCCGCTCGACAGACAACTTATATGGATCAAGGATAATTGTCCAACAGCATACCGAAACGGCTACCGAGAAATTTTCAATTCAAATCTGACTGTCGTCGAACGTCACTCGATATAACTCTTGATCAATTCGAGATCCGGATGCTTGCTAAAATAATATGGATTCCGAAAATAATTAAGTATGTCATATCACTGTATTTAACCAATATAGAAGTCATCGTCACATAACATCGACGTTACCATCCTATGTTACCAGGAGGATTTACTATGTGGGGAGACAAGTACAAAGACGAACAATTGTTCGTCCATCAAGGTACCGGCCACAACAAATTTTGGACGATTGTATACGACTTAGCAACCAAAACCGTCACACGACGATGGGGCCGGATCGGAACGAAGGGTCAAGCGAAAACTGAACCATTTGCCGCCGACTATTCAGCCGCTCGATTCGTCGAAACCAAAATCTCCGGGCAGCGGCGGGACGGATACAAACCCATTGATCGAGCCACACTCGATAGAATGGCTATCGAGGCTGCTATTGTGGGTACGCAGAACAAGTGCCACAACTTCAAGTGGGTCGAACTGCACCAAGACGCCCACGGAATCGGTCTTCACGGATTCAGTACCATCAGCGAAGACCGGTTGATGGACCCATCCTGCAATCCAGGATTGGTCGTTGAAATCGAAACACGTAAAGAATATGGTGGACGAACCAAGTTCACCGTTCTTTTCGCTCTCGAGCAAGCCTACGAAGTTCGTACCCCACAGAATCTTTCTACCATCAGAAAGACAGATCCGTTATACGAACTCACCGAAAAAGTGGAGGAAGCTGTCGGACGTTCAATGTCGGGCGATTAATTCGGCTCTGATATTGAAATCAGTGATTAGATCAGGTATGGCAGGTAGCAATTAAATCACTATCGCTGTCATCCGCAGATTGGACTAACAAAACCAAAGGACCAACAATCAGCACAGCTTTTCTTCACTTCGGAACTCGCACGATGCCACCATTCCGAGAAAAATTCAAAGCCATCGATTGCGTAACAGCCGCATCATTCCCCGTATGCGGCATTCGGTTCCACTTCTATCGGCCCGTCCGGTATCAGCGGAACCGATATTAATGTTTTGTCCCCAAGCTTAACATTTGGGACAAACACCAGTGCCTCGCTGATACTTCCCTCAGCCTGTGACTGGGTGCGAACAATGCACCCAAGGTTAGGAATTTCACATACAGATATTATCGATCGCGTTTGATTATCTTCATGTTCAGTAACAGAAATTATTTTAAACATGCGATCCGTTCATCTAATTCGACTAAGGCTTCTTCGGTAATCTTCCGAATTCCATCGTCATGCAGTTTACGTACCTTATCGAAGCTGGTAACAAATTGTCCTATTTCATTCCAATCTTTCGTATATCGTTTCTCGCCATCACGCTCGTATTCTAAGGATGGTGGAATGCTATAATAGGTATTGAATCCGTGTGATGATAGCAACTGATAATTTGAAATAACACTTTTCAGTCCAGCGACATCATTGTCTGGAGCCAGAATAATGCCATTACGCGGCCCCAAAATCTTCAGTTTCCCGATTTGTTTCGGGGTAAGAATTGCACCACCCGATGCTATCGTTTGGTCCCCAAGCGTATGCTTATCAAAAATCGCTTCAGTTATAATAACATAGCTAGCCGGTTCGACATCATCAAACCCATACAAAAAGTCTCCTTTGGTCCCATCGACCTGTCCGACGACTTTGCCGGATTCGTTGTACACATCCAAAGATGGAAAATTGAACCGCTTATTAAGCCGAGACCGGCTTTGCCAGTACACGAGTGTGTCGAACTCATAGTATGGCCAATAAACATCCATTCCAAGATGGTGTATATCATTCTTGGTGATGTCGTCTTTGGTATACCCTCTTGTACCTAACCAGTGGATCAAAAGCTTCGCTTGACGGTCCGTCGATGAAGCTAATTGTTCAACGCCAGCAGGAAGGGCTACGGCGATCTTTTTCTTGGCCGTCTGATCGGTAAGCCGGTTTTCGGGCCTGAGATAGAAGCGAATGTCAACGGCGGTACCGAGAACGTCCGAGACAGCTTCTGCATATCGGCATTTCTTGTATAATCTAACAAATTTTATAAATGAGCAATTGCGACGATTGGTTTCCGGATTTATAGGGCCAGCCCACTCATCGCCACGCCAATCATGGCATCGTGCTTTTTCCGGATTAATATTGAAATTATACCCAGTATCGTCATCGAACGGATTATTTATACAATATTCTGCTCCACCCTTTCGGGTCTTGAACTGGAAGTGTTTCGTAATCCATGCAATAATCTTCGCGGGTGGAATAGACACACCACCAACAGCATTGGAACGAAATTGACTGAGGTCATATCGCATACATCTTTAATACAGCTATTTGCCCCACACAAATTTCGCCACAAGTGAGGCTATCGCAATGGCAAGTCCGGCCAAGAAGCCAAAGAGTGCGGCTTTTGCCTTAATTACCTTAATTTCGGCTGATGCTTTGTGGTAAGAATCCTCCACTGCTTTGATCAGAGTCTTCAATTCGTCAATATCATGCTTTTCTTTCGTCTCTAATTCAGCTTTGACATCTTCGACTATTCGTCTATGCCGATCTTCGATCATTTCTTTGAGAGTCTGTAATCTCTCAATCAGTTCGGTCTTGCATGCGGATAGAGTCTCAACCAGTTCTCTTTCATGTTCGAGATTGGTTTCAGCGAGTTTGCATACAGCGACATCAAGCCGTTCTAATTCAGCGAGAACCAGACGACGATACTCTGCCCACGTATCACCGGGTTTATCTGTGCTCGCCATGTGGTTCCACCTCAAAGCCGAACCGTGATGCCGCTTCGGGACAGGTTAGGCATAAGGATGGAACAGGCCGTGCGACAGCGTAACATTTCCCATCACGCCACTGAGTCGCACTCCATTCCAAAGAGACATATCCGCCTGACTTCTTTCTGTACCGGTTGTGAAAGCGGAGTAACGTGTTGGTCGTCATATGTCCGATAACTTCTCGTGTCGGACGTACGTCGTTTGGATGGATAAAATCAAACCACGAGGTTGATAATAATTCATCCTTTGTCCACCCCAGTACACTCGTCCATGAATCATTGATCTCTAGGAATCTTCCGTCCGTTGATGCCACAACGAACATATCCGGAGATAAATTCCAGAAATTAATTAAACCTACTTCGCCGATCTCGCATTCAGTATCCAAACGTTCCGTGAGTTTTTTGATTTTCCTGAGGTTAGCACGTCCTTCTTGTATCCCGCCAATAACCATCTGAAGCGACTGAGATCTCGCTGAATCTGACATTGATCTACTCCCTAAGCAACCGTAAAGATGAACTTACGGCTGACACGAGTGCCACCGTTAGGTAATCTCAAGGTAATGTAGTATCGATACGTTCCCTTCAAAAATCTGGTAGTATCGAGATCGTACTGAATTACCCAAGGATTAGAACGATATGATCCCTGTCGCACACCAATGCGGCAAACGTCATTATCAACTAGTAACTCGTTGTGTTGTGTTTCAATCGTGATCGTCGGTTGCAAGAACGGAATCATCGGGTTGACTAAATTGAAATTATAGTCATATAGCGGAAGCGGCATTAACCCGATTTCTAACGGACGATATTCGGGCTGATGGAATTTCTGATCCAGCGGCTCAAAACCAAATCGTATGGTCTGTAATTTATCGTCGCACATCCACTCGTCTGGATAAATCCAGAATCGGTGGCAGCATTTCAACAAGAATTCGTCATATTGAGGATCATCGATATCACATTCGGTTCCGGACGTTCCTAACTCACCGCACGGATTATCCGCAAAGTAATACCAGACGTCAAAGTAAACATCCGGCACACCGAAGTCTGTAGGAATCAGATATGGTAAGTGGTATTTGCCAGCAATGGGAATTGTGTCTGCTGTTGGTTCTGTGCAACACTCGCCAGTTTCAGCATCCTCATACTCTCGAATCACCGGAGCAGGGTACAACGGATCGGTCGGCAACATCAACGGAATCGTGGCGACCAGATTGTGCGGGACGACTTGCGTCTTATAGATCTCAATATGCCGGACCGCGAACGGATCAGCAAGCACTCCGGCATGTAGGAAGTCCACATTTAAATCCACAACCTGTCCGCGACGTGCTGATATTCGCGGAAACGCATTCGCAAGTTGTGTCGAACTCATATATGGTCTCTCCGTTATACCTATTTTTGTACTGGTACACCCAATCGACTATAATGTATATTTAAACGCTACCGACGCGGAATTGATGGGCGAGAAACGGTAGGTTTAGAAGGCATGCGAGGCCGTGGTGCAGAACCAACTTGCTTGTGTTCGCGTTCAGCCTTCTCTTTAAATTCGCGTTCAAGACGCTTTATCCACCATCCACGATCTTCAGCGACCATAGCCGCCTGTTCGAATAGACTCAGGTTTCCATGGTGCTTCAATTGGAACTGTTGTTCCATTAAGTTATAGTATGCTCTATCGTATTCCTCAGGCTTTTGACGGTCGAAAAAAGGATTCCGTAATCGGAAGCTCCATCGTGAATTCTTGTGAACACTCTGGGCATTCAACGGTTACGGTATTATCAATACCTGGGGTGTTATCTCGTAGCCACTCACGGACGGCTGCGGTATCCTGCGCATGCATCCTTTCAATGAATTGCCGAATCTGGAAGTGATCCGTAACTCCCATTACACTGACGATGATCTTGCCCATGTTTTCGGACACTGAGTCATCGATCTGTTGTGTTTGCTGTTGTTGGCGTCGAGGATCAACCGGCATTCCACCGCGTGTCCCCTTTGTCCGAACACCACCGGGGCGAGCGAACATCTTCTTGCGAGCTTTCCGCTTCGCCAAAATGTCATTGGCATCCGCACCTCTCAGGAAGCGGACCCCGACGTAGAAATCGCGATTCGTGGCTTTGCTGAGATAGGGTAACTTCACCTTGAATGGTTCAGTACCAAGTGCAGGATTGGCCCACACCACCGTGCGAGCCAGTTCGTTCAGATCATAAGTGTGAGTAGAAACGGCCCCGCAATCTGGGTTCGGACATGTGATCGCAAATTCGTACATGTTGCCGTGCGTGATACCACGAATATAGTATAGCAAGAATACACGATCGCCAAGCAACAGGTCGGCTGCATCAAATCCGTCTGGAAATTTGCAACATTCTCTGAACAAATAATCAATCGATTGTCCCGATTGAGCAAGCCGCTGTGTCGCCAACACCTTTTCGGCGGTCTGACCCATGGCTTTCACCATGATCGTACCGTCTGGCCAGCCATAATAAATACCACGACTCGGCAGATGGCATTCTTCCCACGGAATGAGCTTTTCTTCAGGGGCCTGAAGAATACGTGTGAGCAATTCCTCATTGGTGGCACCCGGCCCAACTAGACCAGATAAATCACCAACAGCAGTGTAAATCTGGTTGATTTCTTCCTGAGTGGTAGAGTCCCCAGAAGAAGGCTTGGGCGATGGGGCAATCGGATCGAGATTAATTTCTTCTTCGTTGGCCATTTTGTTCGTCTTCCCATGCGGAATAGAATAGAAGTACCAGCGACTCTATATACATCGAAATCGCGAAGAAATGAAATTGCGTGTTAAACAAGATCAGGACGGTCTGGCTGTCCAACCTTTTCGCCAGTCAACCAAGAGGCACGCCGCCTCCGTCCAATGCCGGGCTCACGTACGGAGGTGGCTGTTGAGATGCTGCTGGCTGGAAGAAGATATCTTCCGCCCAATCATATGAAACAGTGACTTCGACGAGTTTCACATCACTGTTAGTATAGGTTAGATCACCACATCTAATTTGCGATGGCCAGCTACCATTCAATTTCCATCCATATGTTCTCTTACCAGTAGGCAAGAAGCATTCCAATTCAGTGGTTTGTTTATATTCTGTGGCTGGCTTTAATCCGTCCTTCGGCGTCCAAACAGATTCCCGCCAGCCTCTGATAATATCTATCAAGCCAACACTATCATACCATGTTAACTTGATATCTTCCCAAGTAATGCTCTTCGCATACTTGTATTCAAGACTTGATCCAACGTAATTCTCTTTGTTCGCGGTGAATGTCGGGGTTGTCGCTTCCTTTAATAGCACTAATGGCGGACTTTGTGCACCGATGCCGAAAATTGTTGGCAGAGACCACGTATATGTGTAATAATATTGAATTGTTGATGGAACTGGCTTGCCTAATGTTTGGACTTGAAATCCTGGCATATTACTGCTCTCTAGCTTTATAGCTTCGGCGCATTGAACTCTTTAGCTTTATTGTAACGTAGAGTTACTGTGATTTCTGCTATATTACTATCTGCATAGTCTAAATCAGAAGGAGAAACTTTCAGCGGCCAACATTCGTATAATTGATATTCCCAAATGCCTATACCGCTTCCATCGAGCATTTGTAGGTTGCCATATTTCAGATAGTCATCCAGTTCTCCATGTCTTGATTCAGTGAGGTTTATCATTGATCTAGCCCACCAGTCGTAAATTCGTCTGGCTGTTTCGTCTTCAGTCGGTGGGCCATCACCAGTTCCGGGAGCCTTTTCATAAAACGTGAAATCTATTGGATACCAGCGATTCTTCCCTGGCCGATATATTACATCTTGTCCATGATGAATTTCAATTTCTTCGATTTCTGGTGTCGGTCTCGTGCATTTATGAGCATAGAGCAATATACCGTTTTTTATGTCCCCAAATGGCTCGAGAAACTCTAATATCCATCGGTTCCGACGAGCATATTCCATGTTAGGATCAGGACCTTCATATACAGATTGACCCTTAAATCCTTCATTACATGGCTGCGTATTCGGAATTAAAAAGCCCGGCATAACATACCTACAAAAACGGGACCATTGATGCAATCGCAGGTCCCATTGAGAATCGTAACGTGTTATTAGGAAGCTTAGCTCCCTTGTGGGCAGTTCGGCGAAATCGGTTGCGGGCCTGGAGCCTGAAGGCACGTCCGGACCGCACGATCATATCGCATTGTGGTTTCGCAGGTCATCAGGTCCGTCGAAGTGTAATCGAGTTCCTGCCAGTTGATCGTTACTGGCCACGTACCAAACATTTGCCATTGTTCCGTGGTTTGTCCAGTACCGTCGAGCAGAATAAGCGAAGCGGTTCTCTTGTAGAATCGCGGGTGTGCTACCGCGATGCTTTGCATGTTCACCACGGTTTCTAACCAGTGGTAAATACCACGCGAAATATCGGGTGACTGTTCAACGTCGTACCACACCATGGTAACTGGGTCCCAGTTCTGCTTACCAGCAAACCATACCTGTTCTTGGTTATGGTGCATGTCCGTTTCTTCAAACTTGAAGCTTGGCCGGGACGCCGATTGTAGCACCAACAGTTCAGCTTGGGAGAAGGTGCTCGTACCGCGACCGAGGGTTTCGAAAACCCAACGGTGCTTACGCCGCACTTCAACCGTATTCGACGGTCCTTCGGCAGAATAACCACCGCCGAATGGTTGAACGTTAAATCCTGGCATCTTTTACTCCTACGTTCGATTTAGTCTTTCAATCGACCGTTAAATTATACGGCTGTTGCCGAAGTCACAATGCCGCCAGCAGCCAAGACCTCTTCAGCAGAGAAGCTCGCTCCTGTTCGGAGAACCACAAGGTTCAGCACGATAAATTCAACGGCTCGCGTTGGCTTCAGGAAGACCGAAACCCACAACTCGTTCCGGTCAATTCTTTCCGGCGTGTTGTTCGTTTCGTCCACGACGACATTGAAAGCCGTCAGACCACGACGAGCTTGGATGTCAGAAAGGAATGGGTCAACCGTCGCCTTGACCTGTCTCCAAAGAATTCTGTCGTTTGGCTCAAAGATGAAGTTTCTGAGCAAGCGAACCAAATTCTTCTTCACATAGATCAAGAGCATTCTGACGTTTACACGATTTAGAGCCGACTGAGATCTTTGGAGAGTTCTCTGACCCCAGACCGTGATTCCGTCTTGCGGGAACTTTACAATCGGGTTAACCGAATTGCCAGAACCGTATAGCAAGTCGCGTTCGCCCTGTGTCGGTGAGTATTCGACATCGAGTGCGGTGAGCAATCGACCACGGCGAAGACCGGCAGGAGCGAACCATTGCTCTGCTTCGCGAGCGGTTCGCGAGAAGACCGCCGAAATGTGTCCAGACGGCGGAATCCAAAGTTCATCGGCAGTGAACTGATCGAACACCCGAATCCAGCCCCAGTACAATGCACCGTAGCTGCTGTTGATCGCTGCTTGGAGATCAGAAAGGAGCATACCGTTGTGCCAATCGACAACTTGTTGCGGTCGGAGGCCGAACGGTGGGTCAACGATGTAAAGCACGTCACCACGGCTTTCGCACATTTGCAATGCCGTTCCGATGACAGCCCCAGTTGAGAATCCGGGTGTGAGCAACAGGTTGATATCCAGCGTTTCAGGATTCTGAAATGCGTAGATTCCAGAACTGATGGCGGGATTACCAATCACCGCAGCATCCAATTCGCTAGAAAATGCTGGATCGGTCGGAATACCGTTTTCCTGACCTTGGTATTCTTTCTCATTGAGTTGCGACGGCTGCCGCACTTCAAATGTTGAGAGATCATTGACGTTGTTGTTCAAGAACGCCGGACGTTCTTCCCAGTTCATGTAGGCGTTACCGTTGGTTCCGCCATATTCAGTTCCTGCATTGATGACGTTGGCGATGTACCGATCGATTCGTTTATCGAATGACAGGTCTTCAACAATATCAACAACTTGCTTGTTCGCGTCTTTGATGGTCAGCTTGTACCGACCAGCGGAGTCACCCAATCCTTCGGTGAACAGTTCCAAGGTGGCAGAGGCACCCTCGACCCATGTTCCGGGGCTAGGAGCGACCAGCCATCCTACGATATTCTGGAAGTAGGCTGTATCAGCCGCACAATCAGCACCAAATGGATCAGTTTCGCAGGACAATGGCGTTGCGGCGGTAACTTCGCCAGAATTTGGTAAGGTCAACCGATTGTCGTTGAAGCCACGGTAGGCCCGCTTGTACGGATATGGAATGTTCAATTCTTCCGCAAACCGCAATGTTTTGAGGTTAGAGAAGCTGGCCTGCATATGGAGTGTATCAAACTGATGCCCCGGTGATGTGACAATCACTACGTGGGTGTTGCCGCCCGGAACGGTCAATTCAAACGAATCCCAAATAACGTCGCCTGCGACGATACCAGCCAGATCAATGACATTCGCAATGGCAGCAGCAGTCTGGCCCAGACCAACAGGCACATTGAATTCGATGGTCTTTGTTGCGGATTGGCCAATAGCATTGATCTTGACGCGGTTATTTTGCGTGGTGATCGCATATAGGCCAGCATCGAGACCAAGCAAGTACGAGCGGGGAATATCCCATGCATATTGTTGACTTCCGACTTCCTGCGCCCACGCACTGGTAGTTATAATTTGAATGCGTTCGCCAGCGGTGGTCGTTCGCAATTGCGGGATAACGGTATCGCCGTCTTCCAGCGTGTATTCGACCATCAAGTAATCTTCACCACCAGCAACAATCACCGCATTGAACGCGGCAACAAAGTCGTCAACTGTGGTGTACGATGCAATCGGCATCTGGTAGACAGTCGCCGAACCACCTTCAACGGACACCGAGAACGAACGGTTATTTGGCTGCACCGTGAAAGTGAAGGTGTCGTTTTCGTCCAAAACGCCAGATGTGACGTTCACTCGAACCGACAAACCATCACCAATCGGAATCCATTCAGAGATTCCATCATCGTTGCCGTCTTCGAGCGTGCCTTCGGCAACAACCTCACCGTCACTATTTCGAATAACTTGGAATGCGGCACCTTGAACTGATGCAAATGCCGAAGCGTCGGGTGCCGACGCGATAATCATGACGTAAGAGTCATCGATCTCGCCGGTATAGGTCCCAAGGGTGTTGAGAGTGGCGTTAGTTGGACCGTGTGTGCCGGACACATCAACATCGTTGTATTCGATATTAGCTACGTCAGCGTTATGGAACGTTACGGGGCTATCCGCAGAAATTTGGCGAAGATTGATACGACCGTAATCAATGCCAGTGAAAAGAGGAATTCGTCCCCAGCCTTTCCCACGACCGCCAGAGGTGTCGATACAGATGTCAGATAGTTCATCTGGTTGCCCGTCTTCACATTCAACACCGACCCGCATAACGTAGCACTGATTACCTTCTTCCAAGAAGGCAAGCACTGCGTACATCAAATAACTTTCGGGGAACGGTTCGCCGAATGTTTCGAGGGCTTGTTGAGAATTGGATATAAACAACGGCTGATTCATTGCCCCTTTCTTGGCAGTACCAATGAATGCTGGCCGAAGTGGACCCACTGCCGTTGGCAACACGCTCAGATCGATTTCTCGCGGGAAAACGCCCGGACTTAAGTATACTGGCATCTGTCATACTCCATCTGTCGTTTATCGACTTTGACGTATTTTTTCTCGGAGCGTTCAGGAAGCTACTAATTCTTCAGCAACTTCGCTGTCATAGACGACTTTGATCATCCCACGCTTCTGTAGGTTTTCAATTTGATCCCGCCGCAGATGGCTCTTTGGGAGAAGCACATCTTTACCAGGATCGAGTCGCACTTGTTGTTCACTTGTGAAAAAGTCAGCACCGGGTGCACGAGCCTGAAGCGGTATCATTTGCCGCGAATTGTTGTAAATTCGCACAACATGTGATTTTTTCTTAGGTGCCATTAGGTTGTCTCCGTGTATGTCTTATGGGGCTACGATCTCACGTGCTTTGTTCGGATCTTGAATCGGTTCAAACCACTGATTACTGCTTGTTGAACTCCCAAGCCCTGCAAGTAGCACCTCACCTAATTTTTCCTTGAGTAAGGCTACTCTACCAAGCACGGTCGGAACAATCTTCTCCGGCAATGGCAACCAAGCTTCTGCCGTAGTTGATATTTCATAACGTACATTTGCATGCTGGTCAAATCCTGTTTCCTTATCACTCGCATCCGTACATCCACCATATCGTAGTTGCACGTTGCCCTCGATTTTCCCGTCGAACATCCTGAATTCAGCGAGAGGGTTGAAACGAGTCAATATCTGATATAGGATATATTCAGCGTCTCGCTTCCGTTCCGTCCAAATGATCAATTTATACTCAACCAAGAACGGGACAGGCCGAAAAATTTTAGCAGCCATATTGCCGCGACGACTCAGATAGCGAGCAGTCATAGCATGATATGCAGGGCTAAATTTCTCTGGATTGAATTCGTGACCTTCACGGCTGATCGCCGCCAAAGGCAATCGGGCACGCCCCTCCTTCAGATCATCAGCCCAGATCAGCAGGCTCTTATCACCACCGGCAACCTTTACACGCATAAAGCGGTATGAGTCTTTGGTCGGGACCCGAATCCCACACCAATATTGCTTCATAGCAGAATCAAGAGACCAAAATCCTGGCTGTAGAAATTCTTCGAGATGATTTGGATATGTCTGTAGGTCAGATCCGTCTAGCGGGGTTCGTCCGCTTTCAGCATGACTTAGTTGCCGTACAGCCGGTATCTCTTTTAAGCCAAACGGCAACGATTGCGTCGCCGAGCCTTTAACAGAGAAATCGTTATCAAAATTGTAAACCGGCATCTTATTCTCTCATGGTTGCGAGCAAGTTTGATGGGTTTTTTAACCCTTGCATCGTTATTCGCACTTTGTCGGATGTGCTATCAAGCTCCTCCTTATCAGCAAGCTGAATTTTTCCAATAAGCACAGCCGATATCGAGTCACCTCGAATAGATTTTCCGGTATATTGCAGCTTAAGACCAGGAACAGTTTCTGCGATCAATGCAGAGATCCCTGATGCAATCATATTCATAAAGCGATGGTTTGATACTCGAAATCCTTCGTCAGCCATCTGCAATTGTGATTTAGTCTTGTTCATAACGATTCCCTATATTGACCACCAGATTGAATCTGTTCTTCATCCGGCATATCAGCCTCGGGACGAACGGTGACATCGGCAGTGAGCAATTCTATCTGGCATGTGAAATATAACCAGATATATCTAAAATTACCACTGGGTGTCGCATTCAAGATGCGGTAATTTTTTGGGCTTATTGGCACAGCATTGAACGGCAATTGAATAACATCACCGGCTCTAAGCATACGCTCACCAAGCAAGTTATAAATCTGTCGGTGACTGAAGACAATTTCCGTTTTGTTGGTAGTATCGACACCCCAACGCTTCAATTCCATCTCGATCGGTTTGGGCTTAAAGAATCCCTTAGTCAGCATCGGTGCCCAATAGGTCGGGTCCGCATCTTCATCCCAAACCGTATCATAATCACTGTTCTCAGTACGAACATATACCTTAACCTCCGCCCCACTAACATTTATCATTTCGTCGGCTAATCGCCGAGCCAATTTGATGTCAGCAGATTCGGGATCATGTAATGCTATAGGAGTATGTCGTTGGTCAACATCAGAGCGAAAGCTTTCGTGTACTGAGTCGAAAGCCTCGTCGCCAACGCCTTGTGAAATTCCAAATCTATGAATCATACCGTGTCCTCTACGATATGTTTGTGATAAGGCAAGCCAACCGATTATACTGTTATTACCCACCAATTGTTATCGCGTATATCCACATTCAAATCAGGGTCTTCAGTTATTAATCTAGCGATTTCTTCTGGATTCATGTCTTCTCAGCCCATGGTGGTACCGGTGGTAATACACCGCCAGCAGCAGGAAATGACCCTTCTTCTTGATATGGGTCTTGCGGTGGTGGTTCAACGTCCATGAAATCTGGAGATGGGCAGTAGCCCATGCCTATTAAATCGCATCTATCGAATTCTGATTCCACAGGCAATTCAGATCCAGGAATATTACGCAATATATTATAATAATCAGGATACGGTACACATGGGCATGTTGGGTCTATTGGAGGCAGCACGAACCACTTCTGCCGCACGCCTTTGTTGAAATTGAATCCGATCTTAACAGATGAACCGGGAATAGCAGCCAACGCATCATCTAAATCGACTAATGCGTTTTTGCAGCCTTGTCTAGATGCCATGTATGCGGATAACGTTCGCGACGACAACGCGGATGAAGGTTCGCATCCCGGAACCAAAACTTTGTTGCTTCCGCGAATTTCTAATTGATATTGGTGTGTACCCGCACCCATGTGATCACCACATATGTGGACCTAATGGTTCACCTAATTCGATGGCTCGTTTGACGATTTCTTCTTTCATTTTTTCGCCTTCTTGAACCAGATCCGATCCATCATAATTAATCGAGCCACCATCTGGTGTCGGCATACCGGCTACTTTTCTTCTTGCACTACCAACAGCAATCTTAGCTTCTGCCAGCATCATATCATAACAGATAGCTCTGGCCTGTGGACTGCGAAAATGATTCACGACCGGAATGTACAACACAACAACCGGGAATGCACCTTTTGGAGTTGGGTATAATCGGATCAATTGATCTTTTGCCGACAATTGATCGTCTGTGACGTTGCTTGTGCCTTCTCCGATTACTTCCCAATGCCCTTCAGTCCCCAAAATCTTCTGGCTAAATTTGCGATATGACTGTAGTAAATGATAGTCAGACAGAACATTTTGGGCACCAGAAATGTTGCCAATATTGAATAAGAAACTTCCCGCACCAAAGACATCATCAATGCGGGTCGTTACTGGGTCCCAATTTACAGATTGAACCCAATATGCGTCTTGCGGTAGAGGATATGTCGATCTAAGTGGAGTAGTATAAAATACGCCGAGCTTTTGCTCTCTTGGGAAATATCCGGCGATAAAATCGCCCGATACCTTGAAAATTGTTTCCCATTGATCTTCGGCGATTTCAACTTCGGTTATTGGATGGCCCATCTTCGACAAGACGAATTTCTTCATAGGTTCGCTACGAACCTTGAGAACTGCCGGAAGATCCGCTGGGGCCAATATCGCCATCGTTATGCCTCGATTGCCTCAATAATGTAATCAAACCAGGGTCGTTATCTATTTCTATGTTTGGTCTTATAAGCCTGATGAGATTTATTACTTCATCGGGGGTCAATTCACGACCGTGAGAGGCAGCGATTTGACGAATATGTAATACGTCTTCTCGTGCCATTCGCATATTGACCTCTTATATCGGGAAATGATAACCACGATCCCCATACATCACACCAGAATATTCGAGGCGGAAAATGTTGAATGTGACGCCGCCCGGCAGAGTAGTTGTGATGGCTCCCTCCAATGCGGTCTTAAGGGCCTTGACCTCGTTCACAACAGTCGTCACTGGGACTGAATCCCAAGAATGTGCACTCGGACCATTTAGAACTTCACCAGCGTGAATTCTTTCGAGTTCTGGATATGGTTGAATATTTTGGGCACTAGAATTATAAAACCCAGTGATCTGTAATTGTGCTGGGGTTTCACCAAATTGTGGCTTCACAGCACAACCATGGACCAGCCCGCTGTTCCCTCCGCGATCGGTGCCTCCGAAAGAACGGTGCTGTCCACCACCGGGCTGAGCAATATTAATAGTGTCGGGTACGAGCGTTTCCAAGCCCTCGTAGGCGAGATGTGCGATTTTCTGCATATCTCGCACGTGAGCAAATCGCTTGTTCGGATTTGCAGGAATGATCTTAATATGGACGGTGAATGGAACCCATTTCATGGCGGTTGTCCTCCTAGCATATTTTTGCTAGATGGATCACTCTACTATAACTCCATCAATATCACGGAAATTGATTGGATATTGCCATTCCTCGTTGCGAGTCGTCACCTCGCCCTCTTTCCGGAAATCACCCATCTCAATGCGGAGATCGCTTTCATACACAAAAACGACGTGGGTGTCACCAGATAAGGAACGCCATCCAAAAATGTGAATCACTTCGATGATGTTTTCGCCTATACGCAATGCTGTGCGGCGGCGATAGAACGGCATCTGGCCTTTGCGATATTCTTGTGCTATTACGACTTTACCGGATTTATCCCGAAGCTGCAGTATCCAGAGACGTTTGTGATCGATCAATTCAGATGAATTGTCTAGCTCACTGGTACGTTGAGCAAACGTGACCCCATCTCGATACTTGACCGCCCATGTGAGCTTATAATCGTAGCCTTCGGTCGTAGCCGCTGGCGGTGTGGCTGGTGCCGATGGATCATCGAGCCATCGCGGTGCATTTGGTGCAGTAGACATTGAAATCCCCCGGTCTTATATACCGTTAGGACTTCAGCACGACCTTTGGTAATTCCGAGTAAGCTGATACTTCTTGCTTCGCAGCTTGTTCGCTGGCATATTCATCTTCGGTCAACATATACTCTGGGCCTACCCATAAGCAATGACCATCTTTCCCGCGACCATCGCATGAATGTCCTCCGAAGCAGTCTTCGAATTCCATTCCAACGAGCTTTCCGGGTTCATCAGTCATGACGATGACAGTACCGAGCATCGCCTTTGGCAGACGCCGGTGGATGCACCAGAATTTATCACCTTTATTGATTGAATCTGCTTGTGTCATGACATCCTCTTAGGTTTCGTCAAAGAGCCAAGTAAATGTTTCTTGTGCAGTCACGCCGGGCGATGCTGATGTTCCAACTTCGATCTGATAGACGAAAAAGTCACCGAAGTCGCCGGTTGACGGATTCGTGAGCGAGCCGGTAACAGCTTTCGGAGAACCGGATGTAAAGGTGAAGACGCTAACAGGCGTTGTCACTGTTGCATAGTTACCAGTGGTTAATTGGTTCCCCGTGTCACCGGCTGTTCCGGTTGCCTGCACATATGATGTGGCCGAATTACCAGAGCATGTAACGCCGGTACCAAAGTTGTTGGTACCATCGGTGTGCCAGCCAATATTGTCGATTGTGCCGGAAGGTGTAACCGTGGCATTCAATCGAGTGACTACCCAGAAGCTGTATTTAGTACCAGCAGCGGGAATTCTGATTGGGTTCGAGCTACCAGCGGCTGTTGCTTGGTGAGTGTCAGTCGCGTTTGCAACAGTGTTCGCGCTCTGAATAGCCGTCTTAGTTGGAGATCCCGAAGATCCCGTCCACCGGTATATTACAACTGTTGCGGGCATTTATTTATCTCCAATATTGCCTAAAATAGACATATTATCTTTGTATACGACACTGGCCCGGTGAGGTATCACCGGGCCAGTGTAGAACATCCGAGGGTGTTAAACGACTGATTACAGGTCAGCCGTCAGATCGCGAGCATCCTGGTGAAGATCACCAGTGAGGCCGGCTTCGGTGTGGGTGATGAACTTGTCGTGACCAACCTGGAATGCGAAGTCCACACTCGCCATATTGGTCTGAGCATTCGCAAACGACACCTGACTCTTGAGTCCGATGACGATTGGAAAACCACGACTGGCGTTGTGACGAGCTTCGCCCATGTATGGCGACATGTCCATCGTATTCGTGTCGCGAGATTTGACCTCGACGAGGATCTCTTCGGCAGGCACACTCATGACCAATGGCCGGAGTCGCTTGATCAAAGCGGCCACAGATTCATGTCTGTGCATTTGCCGGAAGGATCGAACTGTCCGGAACACCTTGATCTCGGTGTTAGCTGGTTGAGCAGCCATTGCACTATCCTCCTTATGGGACCAATTACCTGATTACCGAGGTTTCGGTTATCACAATCTATTTTTGCGTGAAGTTGGTCTAGTGCAATTAAGTGTTAAACGCTCTGCGAATACCCTAGCCTCGCTGAGCGGTAAAGGTAGTTGCCGTGCAACTTCCGTATTCACTTCGAAGTGATATTGAACCCGATCACAGGGCCGAAACTCTGATAAATCAGCCCAACCGGGGCTGGCGTTGGTTCTGGAGTCGGAACACTCTTCTCAACCGGAGCAGGAACCTGTGTAGGTGCAGGCACGGTTGTGGCTGGTGCGACTACTGTTGGTGCGGCTGGAAGAACGCATTGACCGCCGTTGCAATTCAGAATCCAAAGGCCTAAAATCCCAAAGCCGTCACGGACGACTACTCGCTTACGAATGACTGCTCGTGCTTCACAAAACGGCTGACAGCAAGATTGGCTCTGATTACAGCCACGATTTAACATCCCACAACCGTTACGGACGACCACTCGCTCGCGGCAGGAAAATCGACCGCCGAACAAGCCACCAAGACCACAGGCTTCTGCTGAATCGCTCACGAGCATCGTAGCGACCAACGCCAAAGCAAACAGACCGCACTTCATGAAATTTTTCCTCGAACAAAGTAAGGGGCCGACTTACCAAGTGTGCTCATGCGGATGGCCAACCCGCACACGGTTTACGACTTGGATTCCAATACCAAATCGTGATCTACCATCATCGCGACTAATTGCTCTAAACTCGTTTCAGGTTCCCATCCGAGTTGGGTCTTAGCTTTCGTCGCATCTCCACACAATACGTGGACTTCAGCCGGGCGAAACAACTTAGGATCGATCTCGACATATTTATTCCAATCGAGATCAACCCTAGCGAACGCGGCTGCAACAAAGTCTCGAACACTATGAGCAATTCCAGTAGCGATCACGTAATCATCAGGCACACCTTGTTGGAGCATCATCCACATAGCCCGAACATAGTCACCCGCAAATCCCCAATCACGCTTCGCTTCCAGATTACCAAGCATTAATTTTTCTTGTTTCTTCAGCTTGATTCTGGCAACAGCATTCGTGATCTTTCTGGTGACAAATTCTAAGCCACGTCGTGGGCTTTCATGATTGAATAATATTCCAGATGCAGCGAAAATATCGAAACTTTCTCGATAATTAACAGTCATCCAATGGCCATATAATTTGGAGACACCGTACGGGCTTCTTGGATAGTACGGCGTTTGTTCAGTTTGTGGCATCGCCTGAACTTTACCGAACATTTCACTCGAACTTGCCTGATAAAATTTAATCGGTTTTCCAGAATACCGCACTGCTTCTAGAAATCGAGTAACCCCTAAACCAGTCATCTCCGAAGTGGCAAGAGGACTCTTCCAGCTTTCCGGCACAAATGATTGAGATGCCAGATTATAAATTTCATCTGGTTGAACTTCGGAGACGAGCCGGATGAGCGATGATTGATCAAGAATATCAGCTTGATGTAATGTGACCAAATTGATAAATGGCTGAATTCGCTCAAAATTCGGTGAACTGATCCTCCGAACTAAACCGTGGACTTCATATCCCTTCGACAGTAACAATTCAGCCAGATACGACCCATCCTGCCCGGTAATACCGCTAATCAATGCTCGTTTCTGACATGACATTCGTTCATTCTCCAATGATTGTATCTACGTAGCTAACACATAACAAGCATATTTATTCGACAAAGCTATTGTATGAAACTCAGAACTATCGCAGAAGCAAAATCAGACGAACCAATCCGCGATTCCGCCAACGCGATCGGGGATCTCATACAATATATCAACACCAGCTTCGACCCCAAAAGTGCAGAGGCACAAGCGATGCAAGCATTCCTTCAAAAACCAACCGCCAGAGGATGGGAACAAACGAAGTGGGTTGTCGATAGTGCCATTAAACAGGCTGGGGCTGCACCAGAAACGGCATCCAGAGCCAAGGATTGGGCCTTCTTAAAGTCTCTCACATCGCCAACGGTATCAGCGTCCTTGTACGATGTTGACCCAAGAAAAGCCAAAGGAACGCCTCTCCAAAAGACTGCTCTGAGCAAACCGCTAAGAGACAAATTGAAAGTGTCGCTAGGACCAGAAGGATATATTAGCTCCCTCTCAAACCTTGGAGGAGAGGTAAATAATAGCCAAGCTAAACATTTACTTAAAGGCACAGCAAAAAACGGGAAAGGCTTAATCAAAGCCGCAGAAGAAGATCTCCCAAATGTCGATCCGACAAAGAAATTCTAGAAATTTTTCATATAAGCACCATCGACAACCTTCTCCCCCTTCAAATAAACCGTCTCCACAGAACCGGGAAGTTTCCGCAAATCAAACGGACTCCAATTACATCTAGTATACAATCCACGACTATCTGCGACTGATTTTGTCATATTCAATATTGTAATTGAAGCCTCGTAATCCGGCAAAATCCGACCGACTTTCCTGCCCGTAAATTGATTGATCCATTGACCGGGCAGCATGCAACACATTCTGAATATCCTGATTGGATCGACATTTCCTGCAGAAATCAGCCAAGACACAAAGCCACCATATGTGTCTAAATGTGGAATTCCGGAAACATTTGTCATCTTCTCTGCGACGGTATGCGGAGCATGACCAGAAGCCAAGAATTCAAACTCACCACGCCTCAATGCTTGTAAAAGGGCTTCGGCGTCCGCTTTTGTTCTCAAGGGCGGGTTTGTCTGAAGAAATGGCCGATTCTCTGGCTTAATCATATCAAGATTGAAAAACAGGTGATGCGGAGTAATCTCAGCATATACGTGAACACCGGACCTGCGAATGCTATCAATCGAATTCAAACTAGCAACAGTGGAAACTTGACAAATCTTCCCTTGCAACCGGTATTTGCTTATTAAACCAATCGCAAAATTGATCGCGTCCGTTTCACAAATCTGTGGGCGGCGTGCTTCATGCTTCGATTCGTTCTTGCAACGATTCAACATGACCGGACATTCACAATGAAAACTGACAGACATATTACGATAACGTTCGAGAGCCACATCTAATTCATGTTGATCTCTGAAAAACAAATTACCGACATTTGGCCCCATGTACACATTATATGGCACATGTTTGGAAAATGGCGAAGTTTTTGGTCCAATTCCGGCATATAATAACACATCGATTGGGCATTTTTTCGCTAATTCCTGTTTTGCCGCATATGTTTCAGCATCAACTGTAGGGATGTGATTATCTGGCATATCGGCAATATAAGTCACGCCGCCATTTAATGCCGCCATGCCAGCGGTCTGATAACATTCTTTGTGGGTCTCGACTCCGCTAGTATCCTCTCGACAATGGGTATTGATGTCAATAAATCCTGGGAAAATCAGATAATCATCGGAATAGACACGAGCATGTGGAGGCGAAGATTCACATGGATATGTTTTGGTGATTTTTGTACCAAATTCAATGACTCCTTTATAAACAGCATCATCTACAATTGTGCCATATATCACAGTCATTACCCATCTCCGAAATCTGGTAACTCATGAGTCGGAATTGATCTTATCTTCCCGAACACCAACCGTGCGGCTTGCTGACATTGTTGGAGCGATGCGGTCCATTGTAATTTGCCAGTCTGATTGAATCGCTGTTCCCATTCCTTAACAACCAGAAGCATTCTAACCCCATCGGGTTCCTCTAACTTTTTAAATAATATTAATCTATGTAAATCCTCAATGGCAGGATTAAAATTAGTAATGTCGTCACTACCACCACCAATTTCAGCTAAGAGAATAGCTCGACATGATTCAGCGAATATCTTTATCGCTGTAGGATCTAAATTAATACGCGGATCAACCTCCTTAGATCGCTTCAATAACTGTAAAAGAGATCTATAGAATATGTAATAGGATTGTGGATTGTCGTCTGACTTAATATCAGTCAGCATAAAATTCGCTTTAAACCAATCAAGAGCTAACAGTAACCCGTCATACGATTCACATATTATTGGTTCTGTTAGAATAAGATTCCCAGATTGCTTGAAATAATGGCAGATATGTGAGATTTTTGTAGTAATTTGTGCGTTAGATTCAAACACAAGAAAATCGTGTGTCTGTGGAGCATACAAGAATTTAAGCTGAACAGTAAATGAACATACCGCTCCACGCGATAATTGAAGTTCAATCCGAACCGCTCGCTCAACTGGTTGGCTTGAAGATTTACGAATACCCCGAAGCGTTGAATATACCCGCTTCGAGGCACTAGATATATTATCGAGATTTATAGGGCCATGGGCATTGATTGACGATTTCAATGCCCCATTTATTGCTTTTTCAATAACCCTTCGTGGCTGAAACCAATCGTTCATACGGGTGCGTTCATAGGTTCAAGCACAACAAGCCCATCAATGGCTTGCTTTAAATACTCAAGAGAAATTATCGCTGTTCCGTATTCCTCAGCTTTTTTCGTCTTGTTCGAAGTGCTGAGCGGATCTGCTTGAACCAAAAACGTCAGACCCTTAGATACACCGCTTTTCAACTCCCCACCGAGACGCACGATATCGTCCTGATAAGCACGAGTACCGGTCAAACAAAATGAATAACCAACAAAAAGCCTATCAGCACTCGGCTCGTTCCCATTTTCAACGGGGGCGGCTTCAGTGTTACTTCCTTCACCTTCAATCTCAACCCCGACCGATAGCAGCTTTTCAATCAGTGCACGATTCTCGTCAATACCATCGACGATTGCGTCACGAATTGTATCACCGAACCCCGGCAATTCGATCGTGGTCAAGAGTTCACGATCAAGCCAATGTTTCAGTTTGGTCAACCTACCACCAGATGCATCAGCAAGAATCTTCACTCGCCGCCTGCCTAATAGGTCAATCCCAAGCGAGCCAAGGAACGTATGCAACGGGAGTCTCTTTTTCCCGTTGATATTGGCAATGATTTGGGTCGCTCGCGATTTGCCAATTCGCACATCACCATCCAATTTCATATCCTGAATTTGCTCTACAGTTAGAGTATACAAATCAGACGGATTTTGGATCAGGTTCATATCCCACAATACTTTTAAAATCGTATCGCCGATCCCAAGGATACCAACACCTTTTTTGGATGTTCCAATCCAATGACTGACCTTCGCCAGAGCAGCCGCATGGCAGGTGGGGTTAGCACAGTATGTGTTCGCACCTTTCTTCCCACGATATTCACGGCTTGCCACGTCCCCGCACGCCGGGCAACGATGTGGTTCTGCAATTGGTTTTCGATTCGTCCCGACCTTTACCCTTCTGATGACCTTCGGAATGATATCACCAGCCAAGACGACTTCAACTTCGTCACCAATAGCAATGTTGAGGCGAGCAATTTCGTCCCAATTGTTGAGCAATGCGTGTGAGACATTGACACCGCCAATGCGGACTTCCTTTAGCACGGCAGTTGGGATGATGGCTCTGGTGTGTCCGACAGTCAACAGCACATCGATCAGTTCGGTCGTGTTTGATTTATGCGGGAATTTGACCGCACGAGCATATTTCGGTCGCAGGCGGGTCTTGATATCCTTGGTGATAAATGGTTGCTGTTGAGCAATCTCGTTGACCACAACAACGATACCATCGATTTCAAACGGCAGTTGGTCACGCTTACCAATAACTCCATCGTAGAACGCCGTGAATGTGTCGAGACCTTGGCAGAGCTTGTGTGGAACCGGCTGAAATCCGAGAGCCTTCAATCTCTCCATTTTCGCCATTTCGGTTGGAACCGACTCGCCCTCCATATTGAAAGCGATAAAACGCAATCGGTCACTGTCTTGACCGTCGTCGCGGCCTAAAATTCCGTTACCAACGTTCCGTGGGTTACTGCGATCTGCGACCGGGATCTGATCGCGGTCGCAAATTTCGTCAAAATCGGCTTTGTACAGAATAGCCTCTCCACGAACATCGAGATTAAGAGGTTCTGGAAGCTGCGTCGGCAGATCTATAAAGTTCACACCATTGGCAGTAATGTCATCCCCGACTTCGCCATTCCCTCGTGTAGCCACACGCACCAGCTCGCCATTTTGGTACGTCGCACAGATACTACCACCATCGATTTTCAACGATGCGAAAATCGCGGGAATATGATTCAATTTCTTTTGAAGCGTGTCGATCCAGTCCTGTAATCCAAGGATGCCTTCGTCGGTATTGTCCAGCGACCCCATGGGGATATTGTGGGTCACTTTCGTCCGGAGATCGTCAATTGAGTATGGAGACCCGACGCGAGTCAGACGTTCATTTTCCGGATCAATCTCTTGCAATTTCTGCTTGAGAAGATCGTACTCAGAATCAGCCATGATTGGCTGTAGGCCGGGACGGTAATATCGAATATCTGCTTTGTCAAGCAGATCGGACAGTTGAGCAAGTGTCAAATTGTTAGCGGCTTCAGCAAAGCCACGATCACGCATTTTCTGAATCGTTTTCATGAAGGATCTCATCTGGTGGATCAAAATACATTCTATATCACTGTGTCAACGAATTCTTATTTCGTTAATTTCGTGTTTATAAAATCGACCAACCCAGACACAGTAAGCATATTGGATATATTGTCGAACTCGATTTCACGAATATTAAGATCAAATACCTCTCCAAGCCTGAATTTGATTTCCAACATATCGAGTGAATCGGCACCAAGGTCACGTTGGATTAAAGCATTAGAAGCTATTTCGTCGCGATCAATCCCAAGTGCGTGATCTAATATTTCAGCAATTTTGGTTTCGACTTGATCACGGGTCATATCTCTGCCTTGAAGAATCAAAATACGCTTGAGAGCCTTGGGGATCGAATGGTTTACCATTCTCACCTTACGGCTCTCAAGCCTGGCCGATGGCTAGGATTTGCACCCGCGACCTTACCTCCGTTAGAGGTCCGCTCTGGGCTACCACTGTAAGCGGTTTACCACAAACAGTTAGCCCCCTTTCGGGCTGAGCTACACCGGGTACGACACAATAAAGTGTTCGCACACTTCCAATCAGTTATCTATTAACTTGACGGAGTTAGACGCACATGAACAATTTCGACATGCGGACATCGTTCACGAATCCAACCATCAATACTACCTTCGAAGAATATCTTAGACGTTCGGTTTAATCGCGACCGATGCAGCAGCGGGTGTAGAGATCGTATCTTCCTCAACAAGAACGCCTTTTTCAAGAAGACGATTCTTAAGTTCCGGCACAAGATTAAGACGATCCACGACCAGCTTGATTCTCGTACCTGTTTTCTCTCCACCCTTTCGAGGGCGAGACACGCTCACTTCTCCAGATCCCGGCACAACTATTTTGAGCGGATTACCGTCTGCGATAGTTCGTAATTGAGTCTTTTTCTCTTCCAAATCAGCCAAAAGGCCATTAATGGCTTTTTGGAGTTCAAGAGCTTCTGCTGCTACCAATTGCGGATCAAGTTGTGTCATTGGATCTCCCAGTACATAACCATATGGATCGTAATACCAAAGAAATCAGAATCGTAAGAAGAGTCACAACACCCTTTTTACAAGCACTACCACCGGTCGTGGACCACTTTGATGCGTATATCTATGCAATAGTCAAACGGAAACCCGGAAAGGACCTTCCTGGGGTCAAATGGGGGACAGACGTTAGATTAGATCCATGCGAACTGGATTGGGTCTCGAAAACCATCAGCATCAATATTCCATTAAATATCAATGTTGGCATCGAATCAATCGACGATCTTGACCCTACATTCTTTGAATCGGTTGAGGCGGCATTTCTGGCACTAATTCAAGGCTGTCTGCCGTAGAACCTAGCAGTTTCTGCTCATTCCATCGCGTGTATACCCGATAATATCGAAATGCTCGTGGACCATAAAGACTAAATTCACCGGGTCCGAACGTACCTGATGATGAATAATGCCAAAAAGCCGTTGTCAAAATCGGCTTACCAAGTTTAGCCAAATAAAGAGCAATCAATCTCTCGAACATGTGTGGCGTCCAAAAGCCAATATCGGACAGACGTAACCGATGGGCAACCGCATAAAGCCGGTTGCCCAATTGATCGAACATCGGCCTAGTGCACGCAAATTGATGTGAATAGATTAACTTGGGGTTAGTATCCATCGCCCAATCGTGAATATCTTGATCATATTTCTTGATAAAATCCCAGACAAAAATCTCATTATCAAATGCGTGTATTTTCTGTGGATCGAATTTTGGAGTAAATGGTGCATTGTCTGGCACCATCCATTCATCCCACATGTTTTGGTACGCAGAAGCAACAGTTAACCCTATCGGTCTGTCTGGTTCTGATTCTAAAGATTTGTGCAATCTCTTCCAAGTCTCTCCCGCTCTAAAGTGAAGAGTGACATCAGTATGCATGATCGCAACGTGATCGTCGCCGATTAATTGATCCGCATGTTCCCACGTTGTTAAGATAACCGAAGTTTCGAACAGCGCGGAATTCCATGACGCATATGTTGGAAAGAAGTCATTTGATTCATAGTAATCAACACCCTTTGGTTTGGTAGTCCCGCACGCAATACGAATGGGCGTCACAAGAGAACTGTGGAAAGCCTTTTTGGACAGTAGGTCTTTAGATTGTGGATGGCACAGGATTATAGCTTTAATCAAGATTACACCTCATCTATAAACCCTCTGTCTTTATCATTGCGGAATCTGGATTTATCTATTCCCATGGCTTTCAGTTGGACCGTCGTTCCAGATTCATCGTCTTCGAGACCTATCGATATGTAACTCGTCAACTCTCCCGGTGCCCAATGCATGTGCGTACCGAGCAGTTCCGGGAACCGCCTAGACCATTTATGATGCAGGAATCGAAAATATACCCAATATTTCCTATCGCCAGTGAAGCTGGCGGAATATTGTCCATAATGGATCATTGGTAAGTGTGTGCCATAAACCGAATATGCGGCGGCACGTGCTTGCAAACACATATCCACGCCATAGAAATGGAACCCGGTAAACATTGAATCGAAGCGGAGACCGGTTCGACGATTTAGTACAAAGACGCATTCGTCGATACAGTGAACCGGAGTGATTTCTTTGATTCCATCCCAATATGGTGGTTGTGTCAGGTTTTCATCGGTATCCCACACCGATCCCACAGCAACTGTTTGGACATCTACGGACCCGCCCCACCGCCCGATGTCATTTCTTCCATACTGCAACGCGATTCCAGCAGACCCGATAACACCCCAATTATCATCTAACTTAGACAAGGCGTCTACGAGTCTGTCAAACCAGCCATGGAGAAGTCGAACATCTTGATGGGCAAAAACGAGAATATTCGACCTCGCCACATCGATTCCAATATTTAATGCGTTGCTAGCAGAATACTTATTATCATTGTTGATAATTGGAATTATTTCAATGTCGTGGTTTTTTCGATTTTTGTTGATAGAATCAAGCAAACATTTATTATAAACGTCTGGTCGAGAAATGCAGGTTATGATCGAGATTTCTGGCATAGCGGCCCAATTACAATAAATACTCAGGAGAAATACGATGGCAACCAGCCTGACGACAATTACGAATGTTTCGAAGCAAGTTGTCCCCATTCTCGTTAACAGCATCCCAACTGCCAATGCTGCCAGTGGGTCTGATATCCCATCTGCGACAGCATCCCAGATGCCGATTGCTCCAGGAGCCGAATTCTCCATCGAGAGCCGTCGCCTGGACCAAGGGCAGCTTGAGCAGTTGCGTCATCTCGGTCTACTTACCTACGTCGTCAGATAGTCATTTCTGAAATAGCACGAACCTATCATCAAGAAGCTCGTGTAAAATCGGCAACACATCACGGGGGCGTAAGCCCCCGTTCTCACATCCGACCATAGGTAAGCCGATTTTAGTGAAGAAGTGATTTTTCCTCTTCGATAATATATCAACCAAAGCAGATAATTGTTTAGCCGACCGAGTTATTAATGCAACCGTGGACATGTTCTGCCAAGACATCCACGGTTTATCCTCATCGAGAGGCTTGGTTGGAAACAGAAAAAATCGTGCCGGATCATAGGGAGCAACAGCGGTATTCGCTCCGAATTTTTTACATCTTGCCCCATACCATTCAGGCATGTCTGGGAACATATCGGCAGCTTGTTTCGCAATCCCTGCGCCCATTGGGTTAGTTCCGTCTTTCTTCCATCCAATGTTCGTCGTTATTACGAGCCATCGAACTTCGTAGTAAAACTCCCAAATATCGCCTTTTTGCTCAATCATGACGTACCATAATGTATGGATGCTGTGCAAATAATTATGATATCGTACTTCCGTCCGAACGATTTCGAGCGATCAGTACAATCCGTCCTCAACAACACCGCTGTACCTTTCCATCTATCTATTATCGATAATTCGCATGGAGGACTTGACGCATTTCTCGACAAATACGAGTCCCACCCAAAAGTCACTATTTATCGAAATGAAACAAACGTGGGGAAAGGTATCGGTGTAATGAGATGGTATCCACAAATCATGCAGTCCACATCATCTGATTACTTTATTTCGATTGACGCCGATATTGAGGTATACCCGAATTGGCTGCCCAGACTCTATGCGGCCAGAAAGAAAATAGCAGTTCCATTCGGAATTCTCGCTCCTGTTATCATGAACAAGTATGGCGAATGGTTCATTACACAGAAGAGTGATCTGGTGATGCATAACCAGAAAATATTCTATCACATAGTCGATGAGATATATTACAATCGGCACACAGCGGGGCCGTTATTCTTGATTGATCGAGAATTCTTCGAGAGTGTTGGTGGGTATTCTCAAAATCAGTTATATGGGAGCGATGACGGAAAATTATGCAAAGCGGCGGCGAATCAGGACCGTTTCATAGGGATTGCTGCCAACGTTCACGTCCTGCATCTTCGTCAAGACGATGGGCCTGGATATCAAGAGTGGAAATTAAAGCATGTCAATACGGACGGGGTTTGCAAAGGATACTGGGATCAAGATTAAATCCGTGATAATATCTGCGAATGATCTCACCGTCAACAGCCAAAACTCTGTCCACTAATGCCGGTGTATAAGTTGCCCAATATTTCGAAGAGTGGCCGTCCATATCGGAATCATTAATACGGGGAATCGAACGAACCGCATTCTCACTAAAGCGTTCACCCGCAGCACGCAAAGCGAAGATGGTGTCTTCCACAAGGTTTTCCATCCTGCCAACAAAATCGATCTTGTTCGGAACTTCATCAATATAATTCAGATATTCCCATGTAACCCAACCGTTCGGCTTGTAGTTGAGTACATTCTCTATGAAAACATGGAAATCGTTTGATGCGGCATTAAAATCAAGAGGATGCTGTGCTCGCCATCCATACTTAACTCGAAATGCCCATCTCGATTGATACCAAGTCAACGGATGCCGAACAAATGTGAAGATATAGTGATTTTTATAAAATTCTGGCGGCTGAAGATTGAATAGAAAAGGAAAATGAGAGTGTTGCTCACCGATTTCATAATGAGGGATTCCACACACTTTGAAAACATGGCGAATCCAAATTCCACCGGTTTTCGGAATGTGCAGGAAAATACACTTATCGGTCGCCAGAGCCATTGTGTCTCCCAGACATCATGAAAGCATTTGCTGTGCTTCAGTATGAAACCCTAATGCGGCAAATAATGTCGCCATCCTATGATGGTATGTATGTGCCTCCAAAACTTCGTTCCGTTGGCGATTTGTAACTTCAATTCTTTCCGCAGCGTTTTCCGGTTTAGCGAAATGAAGACAATAGTTGCGAAATTGATCCGGATTGGTTGCAATGATTGCGGATGGAATCATTCTGCGAATAGCAACCACTGCATCATGGACCACCAACGTACCACATAGAGCAACTTTGAATGCTCGCTCCGGAATATCGATGCCATATTCGTGAGTATGGCGTTCCGAGATGCATGGACCAACACGCCCACTCCCAAGAAATCGGTTCACTTGGTCTTCTGCAAGAATCCCAGAACAGATATTAGATGGCCAATCTCCCCACCCGTGAAGTTTATAATTATTCGATTGTTGTAGGAATGGAATAAGATAAGCATCAATGATTAGACCCTTGTACTGCCATCGACCCCCAAGATACACAATATCATATTGTTTATCATTTTCTGAAGATTGATGAAACAGCGTCTTATCTCCAGCGGTCGGCATCGGAACCCACGGAATATCATGTTTTTGAGTCCAATAAGACCACAAAATTCGGTCGTCTTCGTGACCATACCCGAACACCACATCGGGCTTTTGATTTAATGTCCAACGAATATTCTCATCGGACTCAGCAATGCCCTGAATTTTTGTCGGACCATAGGGATTCACATGGATAGCGATTTTCGCAGACCGTTGATGTGGAATCGGCTGTTTATGCCCAGAGCACCCGATATACAAATTCGGCGAAAAATCATGCCATGAGTGGTCATGCCCATCCCAGCGTTGAACCGTATGCCCTTTATCTCGTAGGGCATTAATCCAACTGTCACTAATATATCCGAACGCACCACCGGGACGATGGCAGACTAATACTTTCATGTTACATCCTCCGGAATCGGAATCTCTGATCGCACTGCAACGACTTCAACTTCAGGTAAATGGGTATAAATATTATACCCAAACCCAACGTCTATTTCCAGCATGGGGCCATGTTGTCCGACAACTTTTCCTGTTATCCCACGGCGCATGCAGAACTCAGCGGCTTCAGAAGTAACCACCACGAATTTGATAATATCATTCAGATTTGGAGATGAAATGCCCATATCCTAACCGATGGAGTTGCGAATATTGAAGCTGAACTCGTTCATACATCTGACGGCTAGTCAGTGCTGCTTCAATACGCCGATTAGTCTCGTGGTGCATGTTCCATCCCGCTACTCGTCCGTGCCACAAGTGCAAGAAGTCAAATACGCGGTCTTCCGACCACACACTATTTGCTGATAATCGAGCATAAAAATCACAATCCTCGCAGCCATATCCCCAAAAATCTTCATTAAAGGCTCCGCATTGCCAGTAGGTTTTCATATGACAAGCAAGTGACCCACCTTCAAAATATCCGACTACACGTTCACAACGAGTTTCGTTAGTGACAAGACCCGTCGCGTTTATGATGTCGCTGGAAGCAGTGTCTGCATAAATCACAGCATTACCAACGTGACAAGCCGTATGAGTATCAAGCGTCTTGTACACAGATGCAGTATAATGCCCTTGAACAATGGTATCGGCGTCGTGAAGTATCACTCGTTGGGTTGCGACTTTCGATGCAGCAAAATTGAACGCCATTGATTTGTTAAAAAGCGGGTTGTTAACCTCACTAGCAAGATAGTAATTAACTGGACTAAAGTCTGAAGCTGTGATACGTGATTCGACATCTTGTTCTACAAGCAAGATATTAATAACAGGGAACCGCTGGCTTCTAATATTGTTGACGACACTTCTTATTGCGTCAGTGCGACCAATATTTCTGAATGGAATAATATAACTAATTTCCGGCACCTGTGATGCATCAGTTGGAGCACAGCGTTGGATGATTCGTTCCTCGAATCTCTTCTTCGCATCTTTCAGCAACGTTTGCCGATTCTCAACAGCAGAGACATCAGAATGCAGATAGAAAAACTGGTCTGATCCGGCTACGTCGAAAAAGCCTTCTGGCTGCAATCCAAATTCCCATGCTTTTCTAGACCAATCCACATGCTCCATTCCGTATAAGCCATATCCCTCATCAAAATAACCACATTTCTCAAGCATATGATTCGTAAATGCCAGCACCGCTCCGTGCGGCCTTTCAGACACCATACTTATGTCGACATCGTTTATCTTTCTCGAACTGCCAAGTGTCGCCCCATATACGCCTTCTTGACGATAAATGAAATGGTGCATTGCGGATTTCGCCATCGCCTCCACATAGAACGTATCCCACCCCTGTCCCATAATTTCGATATCATCATTTAAAATTATGCCATATGCGAATCTGGACAAGCAGCGAAGCAATCGATTAGTATTTCCGGCGATACCAATCCTGTTCTCGTTTCTGATTATCACAAAATTATCATTTTGTGCTAATTCGTCGAGATACGCTTTGATATCCTCATTTGTACTGCCGTCATCACTGACAAAGATGGTCGTACGACGAAGATCGGTTGTGGCAATGATCGAATTGACGAGGCGTTGAAGAGCATCTTTCCGATTAAATGATAGTATACCAACCCCGACACCATTGCTGATGGGATAGTTGCCTCTCGCCAAATTCGATTTTAGCAGTTCTGTCGGATTCGTATTAATCGTCCGACCAATTATTTGAGGTCTCTTCACTACCGTTTTTGCTGGTTTAGTTTTTGAAATCTTCCGTGCTCTTGCGATTTCTTCTCGACGTTGTTTGCGATTTTGAATTATCTGTCCTTGGCTTGGAATCTGAGGCTGGGGTTGTGGCTGAGCGACTGGTGGTCGCGTAGCCGATTGTTGTTGCCGTCTCTTGACTGGGGTGGTTAGATTGATTTTAGCCTGAATTTTCCTAGTCGGAGCAATTTGAGCCGAAACAGGCGGCGATTGAACCTCAGATACTAGCTTAATAAACCCCCTGGTCCGATACCTCTCGTAGAATTCAGACAAAACCACTTTCTGGCGGCTCTTTACCTTGATAATCTTCCCATCGGGTCCGGCCAAGTGCACGGTAAACGCATTCGGATTGACATATTCGGGCATTAGCGTACCACCTCAACATACATCGGAGCGAATGAATTAATTTTCTCGTCGTGATACATACGAAATCGAGATGGCTTAATAATCAGATCTCCAGCATAGGTACCAGCACCATCACGGATACCTTCTATAGCTCGATCATCAAGAACTTCGACTTTTAGAATCTCCTGGGTCTTGAATATTTTGCCAAAAATATCACGAACCATGCCGGGTCCGGTCAATTTATTACGCGATACTTGAATATCAACAAGTACCAATTCGTCGTCAATGACACCAAAGAAGAATTGTGCTTGATCCAATTTAATCAGTCGCATTGTGCCAATAAACGTTGCGACGGACTCTTGGAGAAATTTGTTCGCAATATTGGATAGCGGCGAATCGTAAGTTATATCTAAATTATTGCCCTTCCAATCACCGCAGATGACGACTACTTGATCCTTAGTCGGTTGACGATATACAAGAACAGAAAGCCCATCGTTCCCGTAGTGCCGAATCACATAACAGAATAAGCTATGGACAGTCTTTTCTAATTTAGCAAATGGCAGATATGAAGGATAAGTTAAAACTTGTGGAAGTTGCGGTAGTTTAGATATACCAGATGACCGCGTTTCTGGCGTGGTCGTGCTGTTGGATTGCCCAGTTCCCTTGCGACGCATTTTTAATCTTCGATAGTTTGATTTTCTTGGTTTCCCGCTTCTGTTCCTCTTCGTCCATCGTGAACAATAGGAACGGAACTCCAGCGAAAATTATGTACAACTCCTCTGTCTTCAGGTCATAATTTGATACGACGCCGTGCCAAGTGATAAACCACCCAGACCATACGACAAAATCGCCATATGCTGGTGAATAGTCGGCCAGTTGCCGATATTGAGCCAAGTGTGGTAAATCTTGATCAGGCTTCATGTTTTACTCGACCAAGCTTATGCTCATAGATGTCATAACGGTACTGGTATCCATCCAGATCCCAACAAATCGTCAATCCGTCACGATAGCCACCAAGCCAGTGGCGAATTAGCGGATCTATCCAGGTTTGGCCTTTACCGGCTTTTCCAAATTTCGGTGGTTGCATCAGAACGCCATTGACTTCAGTGGGTTCTAATTTTTCAGCGATTTGATCTGTGGCTTCGATTTGCCGCTTGATAAGGTCCATGCCTTCAAGCAACATTTCCCTTTTGCTTCTGGATTTGGTGACAGCCGTTACACGATACGTATTATTCTTCCCATCTTCCATAGCACTCAATAGAGCAGCGAGTTGAATCTCAGGTGCTGGACGAGTATTCTTGGGATCGATTTCCGACAATACTCGTTTGATATCATCTACCTGATATACCGCTACCGGCTGAAGAACCACAGATGGGTTCAGCTTTTGACTCTGCCGTGCCATCGCTTTTTCAAGATCTTCAAACGGCATCGGACCCCTCGGACTCCTCATCGGCAGGAATTGAAATTGATTCGTCTATTGCCACCTTGAACATAACATCGTACGTTTTGATTCTTCCTCTGCGTGCCAATTCGTATCCAACATGGTGAAGATTGGACATCCCGTGAAGGAATAATGCAGACAAGAACCAATTTAGAAATATTGGTTCAAAATACCTCTCTGCAAACAATGCAAAGAACCCGCCCATCCATACGCTTACACAATACCCGCAATGTAACAAGTAATCGAACATGACTTTCACATGTTGGAAAAACGTGTCTGGCGGGGGAGCATCACCGGGATAAACCAATCGTTTTACTCTTAGTCGAAGTGGCTCGAATATCTTCGACTCCACGATAAGTTCAGTCGCCCGCTCAGTGGCGATGATCAGCATGATCCATATAAAAATTGATGTCATTGGATTACAAATCTACAATCTATGTTCGTACACTGCTGCCTTTCACGGTTAGCAATATGTACTAACATAGTCGGATGTCCGCACTTTGGACATACGTGTCGCGGGATTACATATTGCCTCTGAATTGAGGCCGGTGTCGCCGCGTTCCGCTGACGTGTGATTTTCCGTATAGCGGGCGTCTTGGGCGGTTTGGGGGCTGCATGAGCAGACACCACAGAAGCCGAACGTACAGAGCGTTTACTACTTCCACCGCCACAGCATGCCATAATTATACCCTGTATTTTTCACGGTCATTTGCTGGTTTTACCGCTGTAGATGATGGTACTGCAACCTTAGCACTCAAATTGTGCTTCGTTGTTCGCACGATTTTCGGACGGTTACTTGCTGCAACATGAGTTCGCTCAACACGAATAGTTGCAGATTTTCCACAGCAAGACATATATTGTGTCTCCAAGCTATTTTTAGGTTTGGACAAACACCGATGTTGGATTAACTGTATGTGCAAAGTCTTTCCAACGGATCATATAGAGAGATGGCAGTGTCAATGTTTTCATCACCGGATGTTTCTTCGAGTGCGATACATCGTGGGTGACTGGTCCAACGAGATTATAACCATCATAGGCTATATTCGGCATCCAAATGGGCATATTGTGATCGGATGCCAAGACATGTGAAGGTTTCGCCGCTTCGGTTGGGGTCAAGATCTTAGATACGAAAACCTCTTGATCGACGGCTATCCAATCGAAGTTCGGATGTGGTTTGAAAAACAACAGAGGATAAAATTTCCGTTTGAATGTGGCCGACAACAATTCGGCATCATAGACACACTGATGCCACCATCCGGTGAATTTATTCGACATCGGATTTGACAATAACCCGTCCAGGCTTGTGCATTCTCCGCACTTGGCTTCAATAGAGAATAGAATGTCTCCTTTGACAGGGATAACATCTGCTGTCGATTCCCGTTCAATAACCGTTGAATCTCGGCCTTCAACGCGGCGGCGGCGAAATTCGACCCCGGCCCAATCGGTCAACAGGTGAGCAACACGACGTTCGTGGCTCTTGCTACGGCGGACATTCGAACGTCCGATCCGGGACATTTCTTCAGAAGTTGGTTTTGGCATTATAATCTCGAATTACGTTCAAAAAGCCATTGTACAAATCCAAGTCGTGCTTTTTCACCACTTGGAGTTACACTATGGTACGCTGGCGAATGTTGAAAATTGCATAAAAACAATCGATTATACGCAGGCACTACCTGATCAATCAGTACCAGATCATGCGGTTGTTTGTCAGGAAAACCACCACCCGGAGTTCGAGTTCGAATTCTGGTATGACGAGTTAGAAAATCCATACGTCCTTTTGGACTTTCAATTGTAAAAGCGTCTGGGTCGGTGGCCTCATCAACCCTCCATAGCTGTAACACTCCACCGTCTGATAGTCTCCAATTCTTATTGAAATATGCGATTGCGACCACCGCCCTGATTGTGCTATCAGTATGAATCCAGAACCCATCTGCTTTTGGTCTGTGATAACGAAGTTTTATTTCAGTCCCGGCAGGAAAATTCAACTTCGCACCAGTAAGATAGCAACAATATCGATGCCATTCATCGTCGAAAAACAGTTCAGATCCAAAGTGAACGCCGGGCTGGGCAAAGCACACGGACCCATCGTATGGCAAAAGTTCGCCATTTTTAGGAGAACGACGATCCATCTCTTCACTAAATTGCAATGTGTGATGGTGTGCAATTAGTTGGTCTAATTTGTCGGTCTTGAAGAAATCATCAAGAACGGCATATCTAATAGATGGTTTAGCGAGTATTGATTCGTGGATGTCTTCGACGGCATCGTCGGTTAGATAATACGGATTAATCCAGTCATCAAGCACACTCATGGTCTATTTCCTAAATTTTGCAGCATCTCGCCAATTGGTTATATGCGATTCAATCTTCTGACCATCAAAAGTAAGACCTCGCATATAATCGAGATCTTTTTGATAATCTGGACGTGTGCGTTTATAATGCCACCCCACATGTTGCTCTGGATAATTATCAGCAAGCTCCAAGTCCGCCGACCCAGCAGCCCCGTGATACAGAAACATGTGTGCGATGGGCTGCCCCATATGAATCATAAATTCCCCTGGTTGATTCAGGAGATACACCAAGCCGAAATTACCGACATTCCACCATGCTTCAATGCAAGCCTCCATACATGAATAGGGCATCGATCGCTCATTCGGAATGCCCTTGATATAAACAAAATCTCCCGGATCATCGGTCACTGGCACAAATTTGGCCTGAATAGTGAACGACCCGAAAGCGGCATGTGCGTCAACTTCATAATGTGATGATTTCTCTACGGCTTCGACTTTGGCCGGAGCTTGAATATCACCATTCCATCTGACAAGAAATGTGCCTGGAGAACGAATATAGAAGCCAAGACTGTTTGCCATAGAAAGCGGAAGGCAATGCTTGGCGTGGTCTTTAGTTCTGTTGTTGTCCTCCCACCAATCACGAAGTTTTTTCGCTGGCATTGGAGCCAGCGATTTATCGTAGTTTGGTGCCAAATGCAATCGTATACGATGGCCCATTATGCAGAATTTACCTGAGATTGGTTATACGTGACGATGCAGGTCTGATCCATGTGATGCAAAACGAAATCCGAAGCTGCTTCAGCTTCTAAATACGCCTTCACCGTTGGATAGCTCGCAGACGCCGGAATCGCGGCGTCTGGAATAACCAATATGTCTTGGCCAGTGTTTTTCAGTTGATTGATGGTAGTATTCGGACTACCTTTGTCGATACGTTGGCCGTTTTGATCAACTGTGAAAACACCGACGCGAGCTACGTGTACTGCTATTGCCATAGTAGGTTCTCCACTAATTATCTACGATCAGATGGTCCAAATTCAGTCGTTGAAGTTCACGCACCAACTCATTGTAATTTTTCACCCGTGCCCTCATACTGTCGGGATTTTGCTTTGATAACTTAGTAGTCAATGGGGCACGTTCACCGATCAACCATGGGATCAAACGACTTACCGGAGTAATATCGTCCTTAAAATCTTCATATTTCAATCTACGTTTCTCAAGACCAAGTTCTGTGACTTTCTTGACTAAGTATCGTTTCTCCATCATAATTCTTCGAAGATTTTTCTCTAACGATTCGATTGGAACCTTGACCTGAGCAGTTTTAATATCACCATCCCAACAAGTCGGTTGGTAAGTCTTTTGGACGATAAGATCAGAGATATATTGCATTACAGTATTGTATCTGAATACAAGAATGACTTTAATTTTGTGATCGACCAAATATTGCCAAAAAACTGGTTCACTCTTCAAGGCCATCAATTGATGTGCCATAATCTTGAAACCAGCGGCTTTGGGTGCCTCTTTCCGACTCAACACCCATTTTTCTGGAGGAGGCTTTCTATCGAACAAGAGGCGTAAGGCACGCGGCAAATTCGTTTGCACCATCGCTTCTGGTAATAGACATTTTGAACCCTTGATCGGCTTCATGTGGTGCGAATGACCAAGCGGATTTATTGGTTCGACGAGAGCACGTATACTTGGATGGCTCGACAGCAACGAACACACCAGGGTAGATCCCGTTCGAGGTTGCGAGAGAATTACGAACGGTATGGGAACCTGATCAGGCTCATGATAATCTGGAGAAAGGTGGGATGAGATTAGCATATTCGGAATCCAACCCCAGCAATTTATGTTTCCTAACCAATTCTGAGATCTTGGATTTATCAAACGTCACAGGCTCCGCCATGACTCTCTGTATATATAATTTGTTCGCGAGCAGACGCGGACACAAAGAAAGATCTGTCAATAACAAATTTCGGTGGTAACGATCTCTACCCTTTAAATCCAGGAATTCTTGTAGATGTAGTGGATTTTCAAGCAGCATGGTGCCCTTCTTAGGGCCAATCCCATGATACCCTTCAATCGAGTCCGCTTTATCCCCTACAATTGACTTCATCAAAGCAGGATGATGTGCTGGAATCTCCGCAAATTCCATCTTCTTAGGATCGAAGACGGAAGCACTGCTATAGAGAAAAGGGATTTGCAGTAAATCACTGTCTGTCGATATGATCACTGATTTACATGGATGCAATATAGTCGTTGCTGCATAAATCAGGTCGTCCGCCTCCATCTGCTTTCGAGAATACTGTCGGACATTCAAAACCGAGAATAATTCCATCGCGGCCATCGTGGTGGTCGCAAGATCTTGAGAAATATCTTCGACATATTGGCTTACCGATCGATCTTTGTAAGTCTTCAACGCAGCTCGTCGCCATACTGTATCTCTGGGAGCATCCCAAAAGACGTGGACAGATGATGGATTATGAGTTCGCATCCAATTCGTGAACTGACGCAATAATATCACTATATAATGGTATTTCACTTCGTGCTGACGATCAGCACGAACTGCATAAATTGCTCGATAGAGCACATTTCGAGCGTCAACCAATAATGCGAGTCTATCCATAATTACTCTATATACGGTCGGGGGAGACGTAATGTCTCCCCCGACCTCACCAACACCAATCGACATTAGTCGTCTAACTGGTTCAGAAGTGCGTCGATATCTTCTCCGCCGATGTCATCATCATTATTGGCAGGAGTAGAATCTTCTGAAGAACTATCGAGCTGAGCCTCATCGCCGAAAGCATCGCCCATCTGCGATGCGATATCATCGTCATCATCGCCCGGCGACGGAGCGGGCTGCTCTGTGGTTTTCTTCGTTTCCGTTCGGGATTGAACGGGTTTGGACGACTTCTGCGTCGCAGCCGCCGCAGGCTTCCCAGCGGGCTTCTCAACCTTTTTTGCTGGTGCGGCCTGAGTGGTCGCAGCCGGTGCTTCAGGTTCGGTTTCATCAGCATCGAATCCGCCGCCAACTTCAGCGTCATCATCGTCGCCGCTGATCATGGTATTAGCGAGACGAGCAATCTTACCCGGATCTGGCGTCTCCACCTTGGTGAAAAGGTCGATTCTAAGTTGCAACAACTGCTCGATCTTCTTCTTGTTAGGCGTCCGATCTTCGTTCATGATCATCGGCACAGGAGTGCCGTTGTTCTTTATGAAGCCAGAGGTCTTATAACCGTTGGTACGACCGTCCTTCGTGACAACCAACTCGAAGCAGAAAGCAGAGTTCTCGTCGAAAAAGACACCGTAAGCTTCTGGATCTTCCGCGTCACCCTTGTCATCCTTCATCAGGGTGGCCATCCATTTGTCCAGACAGGTCTTGGGAGCGTTGTAGAACTTGACCTTTCCACGAAGGTCTTCCGGATTGCCCTTCCACTGGGTGAAGAAGATATTCACCATGTAGTTGGTATTGGGCATCCATTGCTTACCGATCTCCTTCTTGCGTTCCTCGCCAAGCTTCTTTTCCTTGCACTCTTTGTACAAGTCAAATCCATATTGGCAGATTTCGCAATCAGAACCGTCCCAGATTCGTGGGCAGGCATGTGGACGATCGTTGATCCAGTGATTGCCATGGGTCAGGAAGAAGTTGTCCATCGATCTGGTGGCAGTACCAGATTTGAGGACATCACCTTGCTTAATCGGAGGAAGGACGAAGAACCTGTATTTGATCTCGGTTCCTTCCTTGGCCTTTTCAGGCTTGAATTCGTCAGGGTCAGTGAACTTGCCACTGACAGCCTTCTTGATGTTCTTACGGATTGCGTCAATATCGTACGGCATGAGTTTCTTTCTCCTTGTGTGATCTGGCGTAGTGACCTATGGTCGTAGTGCCAAACACTGTTTGTGAAGTTAGGAAGAGCTAGGTATTAGCCCTTTTCGTATTCCTGTCGTTTGAAGCCCACGACAGACCGGGCAACGTCAATCTTGGCCTTGAGTGCCTCAAGCATGTGATATAGTTTGCCAGCTTGCATTTGCAATTTCTGGTACTCTAAATCTGCTTTGGCTAAATCTGCGTCTTTCTCGACTATTTTCTTTATCACCTCCACTGTTGGTTTAAGGTTACGGTCTGCGAATTCCTGCTGCACACGCTCCATCGCTGTCCCATAACGCATCTTGAGTCTGCGTTCTGCGACAGCAACACCCATCCTGACTTCAGAGTATACCGATGCCCAAAAAGCATATTGGGCCGGGAAATCTAGCATCTGTTGTTCGAGAATTTCGTAATCGAGATCAAGGTCTGGTAGAAGATCGACTTCAAGCTCTTTTTGCCGGTATTTGCCGGTGGAAGGATCTTTACCTTCAGTGACTTGTAATTTGACCTTGAATTTGAATAGTGTAGTCCCCCGCAATTCTGGGGCTACAGTCATTAAATTTTCTTCTATCCATGAAGGTAATTTCTTATCTGTCATGTGGTTTCCATGATTCTGCATTAAACCCGTTTGGCATTGTGACCGGTGGTCTAGTTGCCATATCTGGCGTAATGACCGATGGTCGATCTACCGTATCTGGGTCTGGTTGCCAGGCTTCCTTATCGAAGCCCGTTTTCGGTGTCGCTGTCCTTCCTAATACACGACCTGCTAATTCGGCTTGATGGGCATTGCCCAAAGGTAGCCACGCAGATCGGGAAAAGGTTGTCTGGACGTTTAATGTTTGCGTCGAACGTGGTTTAGGAGGACGTTGTTTTCGTTTCGCCTGTTTCGCTAATTGACGCTTTTCACGCTTCAGCCGGTTTTCCCGTTTCTTGGCCTTCGATCGCTGTCGTTGGAGTTGCTTGTCGCGTTTTTTGGACACGTTCAATTCCAGACGCTCGATGAGTCTCTAATAATTGCCATTTCTTCCAACGCTTTCCAATACTCACTCTGACTGGAAACAATGGGTCATCTGCTAATAATCCCGAAAACGGATGCATCATTATCGGTGCTACAGTATCTATCGTAGCCCGTATCACAGCCGAATCATTTGGAACCGACATAATAATAGAGTCATGAATCTCGACCAAAATATATGACCCAAGACGCTCCCAAATCCTTCTAATAGCAGCGTGCATTGCATGGGCGACTGATCCTTGCATAGCTCCATTCAACACTGCCAATGCATTTTTCGCACGAGAAACCTTAAACCTACGATGTAATAATGTTTCAAGGAATCCATCAGATTTACGAGTGATATTATAACATTTCAGTATCCATTCACCCAATTGCTGATAAATGACAAATGCATCGCTTTCAATGTCCATCGAGTTTATAGAACGCAGCAGATACTTTTTACATTCCTCTCTGTCTATCTCCCCGGCTCTGTGCTTCTGGAAGAACCCGACCATTTCAGTGTACGGGTCAGAGGATTCGAAACTTTTAGTTAATAATGGGTCCCCAGATAATAATGACGCAGCACGAATATCAGCCGAAATCCAGTCAAAATGCAGCAGCACACTATTCATTGATGCATCAACTGTTCGGACATAGTGGTCTTCATGAAATCCTTGAATATTGAATCCAGTAGTCTTGCTACGACCAGAGAATGTAATCATAGACCATTCTGGTCTAAATAATTCGTCATTAATAAAAAGGCCACGATTTTCCAAATCTTGGTAAACTACGGCAGCATTAGATATTAATTTCTGGTATTCATAGTGATGGCCCGATGCCATTCGTTCTAGAATCTTTCGCAACAGCAAATTGTCTTTTGATTGACTGTTGGTCGGACGAATCGGATTAGCCGGATTATCGATGTGAACATCATACACATTATACTGTCGAGAATCTAATGGCAGACCATACGTATGCAGGAGCTTTTTGAAGTTAGAAGCTATGATCGTGTGGCCACGATCATTCGATGTTATAAGAAACTCGCGGATTTTGGCTATAGTCTCATTGATAGTGCGAATTTTCTTACCAGCACCGGGGCGGAATAGATCATAAACAGTAATCTTGTCGCCAATACGTATGCCCGCACATCGCGGCTTACCGGACGTGGGATCAAACAATGTGTAAAAATAGATAGTGCTCACATCCTCAAAACACACCGCCTCTGCATTAATTAAACAATCTAATTCGATTCGGGCGGATGATTAGATTCGGTCGGCTGATTAGACACCGATTCACGGACCGCCTGTTGCATTTCAGACGATGATACTTGGAAATGTTTCCGCTTAGGATCGTGCCGTCCGCCACGCTGCAATTTAGCTTTCATCTCATCAACTTCTCCGGGCTGTCGGTATTCAGCGTACGGATCGTCTTGCGTGAGATGAAATATGTTCATATCTCGGCGTGCACCGTCTTTGTCAAGATAACCGTTCCCACGGACATAACCGATAACGTTCGAATTTTTCATCGACCGTTCACAATTAATACCATTACATCGAGGACAGGTCATAGCCTCTAGTAATTCTTCTTGGGTCGGATTTATTGAATGAGATGTTTCAAATAATACCAACTCATCATATTCTTCAGATGTGAGATCTCGCTTGAGCCGATCTAATGCGGCTTTCTCGCAATCGGCACAAGCGTAATCATATAACGGCATGCTACTGCCCCATTTTGAATTCAACGGGAGGAAGCTTACAAATTAAGCTTCGTTCGGAGATGATTACCACCTTTTGACCTTTGTACGGTGGCTTATCCGAAGTAATGTCTAAAACGATGTTTCTGTCTTGGAACAGAACCACGTCACCCAATTGTAATTGGGTGATAACGCGACCACCGACCCCATCAGGAAGACCTGGGCCAATCCCGACCACAATACCTTCATTGCGGTATTGTTGCTTATCCGGCATCACGATATCGCTCTTGATGCGGAAGAGCAATATCGCGACAAATTCATTCAAGCACGGAATTTCACGGATCTCGATTGGACCGCTTGGATCTTCCGGGGTTTCAACCATGAATGAACTGGGGATGTATATGTCCTCGCCTCTGTCGCTGTCGGTAGCTTCTTCACGCAACAATTTCGCACTCTTTGGGGTCGCCATATCGTCTCCGTTATCTCCAATGCGTAATATCGAGAAGTGCAGTATCTACACATTGACCGTCAAGCAGAACCGGTAACTTTCTTGATCTCATCCTTCCAATATTGCCCATCAGCAGCAGTATCGAGCATATTCCACTGTGCCAAACGGCGTAACAACTCAAGCGCAGCACAATGGTGAATGGCGTCATCAAGAGTGTCTGTTGGATTCTCAACAAATACAACTTTGGTTTTACGCTGTGGAATAGTTGGAGCATGGGGAACTTTGATTTGCATGGCAGACCCGTCAGGGCACACCTGGAATCCGTTCCGTTGAATAGTCTCCGCGATCGTTCTAGATACATCAACCTCAACGTATACGCGAAATTTCATGGTCATCCTTTGCGTTTCGTGCGTTTCTTTGGTTTGTCGTCATCGTCATCATCTTCATCTTTACATGGCACTGACAATGTGGGCTGAATCTTAGCCTCGTTGACAACCATTGTCTTATAATCGATTTCGCAGGTGATAGTTTCGTGCTTCGGACCATTACGATTTTTAGCTATGAAAAATCGTAACTGAGCGGGAGTCGATTTACGTTCATCAATGCCTTGATTAAGGCTAATGATATAGTCAAGCGGAAACTGCTTTCCGAAACTTTCTGCCACCTTATTTAAATCGACAAGGCCACCGTCCATGCCACCACGGTTAGTCTGCGTGGCGGTGTAAACAAGGACATTCTCATTTTTTGCCAAACCGCGAATCTCGGTAGCAACATGTTTCTGTCTATCGTACTCTTTTTGGTTGTACGCCTTGTGCCTGCTAACCATCAAATCCATATAGTCAATAATAATAACATCTGGCTTCCAGCCTTTCAGACGTTTCAAATTAGCCAATAATGCATAGATATGATTAACACTGCATTCATCTGGTGATAATTCATAAATATAGAATTTCTTCTGATATGTCGTTTCAAGCGATCTGATCGTGCGTCGAGCCAACTCTTGATGTTGGTCCAACTGGTCAATAGGTAAGTGGGTAGCTGTCGCTAAACACCGCATCGCCGTTTTGATAGCATCCAATTCGAAAGTCACCAACAGTACATCTTGGCCCAGTTGTCCTCCTAGGCCGGGACCCTTAAGAGAAGTGATTGCATTATTACACAGGAGAATCGATTTACCGACGTTCGTCGCCGCCATCCAGCAGACCACTTCTTTAGGTGACGGACCACCATTATTCAATAAACGATCAAGCCGTGCGAACCCGGTTGTGCGATGTTCAATTACATTAGGTTGGAATAGTAACTCTAGATTTTCGAAAAACCAAAAACCGGTATTATCACCGATATCAACAATACGGTTAGCTTCCGTAAACAATGTTTCCAAATATTCATAATTGCCCTCGCGATATGCGGCGATCGCTTCAGGCTTATACAACATTCCGAACGCTTTTTTCCTAGCCCATGTTAATAAGAGTTCTTTGATGATCGGGACTTCGCGATAGTCCGATTTCCGATCTACTAATTTCAGCACTTCTTCGTGCGGGTCATCTTCGGTAAGAGTGCCTTCAAGATATTCTCTTAGAATTGTGCGGGTCGGGACAGTATCATACTTCTCATATAAATTCAAAATCTCTGCGATGACCCAACGGGTCTCAAGCCTGGAAAACATCTCTGGCTTGAGGAATTGTGCAACTACGCCAAAGAAGTCTGGGTGATCAAGAGAAAGAGAGATTATCGCTTCTTCTTGAAAATGCTTAAATGGCTTTACTGTAGTTTTTTCACCATTTGTATTAGATTGCGACTTCTCATCGGCTTCTTTCAATTTGGATAATGTAGCCGACATTAAGGAGCACCAGTAAATTCAGTAGGACAGATAGCCATTCGTTGAGATTGAATTCGTTGCAACATATTCGTCGCGTTTGCTTCTGCCAAAAACAATGCGTCGCAGTGTGTTACGAACTCGTCCTCACTGAAATACAACGTTTGACCATGTACATGAGAAATCCGATCTCCAAAAGTCGCAGGATGGCGGGGGTTTGCGACCCGTGATCCGATAGTATAAACCCAACCATCCTTATACTTGTGTACCCCCGTAATCCTCACAGCTTCGAGAAACCCCAAAGCTGCCGATTCTCGCAGATACACGGTATCATTGATATCAAATTTTGGAGGTGTCATAATTCTGCCTCTGTGGTATCCGAAATGTCGTCCGTTACATCAAAGGAATCATTCTCATCACACTCGTCTTCGACGACATTATGAGAACAAATCCCATCATATATTTTCGTTTTGAGTTCGTCCACAATCTTAGGGTTGCTCCTAAGAGTACTCAATGCGTTTGCCAACCCATTTCCAAGACGTTGGTCGCCATAAACATAAAACGACCCGTTTCTTGATACAATTTTCTGAGTCGACGCAACTTCCAGCAAGGATGCAACGGTATCGATGCCAAATACCGGTCGTTCTTTCATCCCCACACAAATGTCGAATTCGCCAATCATAAATGGCGGAGCAACTTTGTTCTTCACAATCTTTATCGACGGGCGGAAACCAACGATGACATCGCCATGCTTGATAGGACTTCCTTTCTTCACTTCCGCTCGTACAGAAGCATAGAATTTCAGTGCTCGGCCACCTGGGGTAAGTTCTGGATTTCCAAACACAATCCCTACCTTCTCGCGAACTTGATTGATAAAAATAACCGTTGTTTTGGTACGGTTACATTTCCCCTTGAGGCGATTCATAGCTTTGGACATCAATTGTGCCAAAGCCGCCATTGTCGAATCTCCCACTTCTCCATCGAGAACAGCTTTTGGTGTGAGAGCGGCAACCGAATCCACGACGATCAGGTCGATCAGCCCAGAATCGACTATCCGTTCAACAATCATCAACGCTTCTTCGCCGCTATCTGGTTGAGATACTAAAAGATCGGACATATTGACCCCGACCTTTCCTGCCCATGTCGGATCAAGTGCATGCTCGGCATCAACAAACGCAGCAACACCCTTCCGAGATTTCGCGGCAAATTCGTGCTGCTGGCACGCGGCAATGAATTGTAGACATGTGGTAGTCTTACCGCTGCTTTCAGCACCGTAGACTTCAATAATCCTGCCTTGTGGTAATCCACCACATCCCAAGGCGATATCAATAGACGCCACATCGGTTGGGAAGACATCGACCTTTACTACTGAGCCACGACCACGCATAACGGCCCCAGAGCCAAATTCCTTTTCAATTCCCTTCTGAAGTTCTTCCAGATTTTTGGGGATCGGGGTCGTCTTCTTCTCCGACTTTTCGCTCTTGGCCATATTCACTCAGTCTCCCAAATTTAGCCGTGACGGCATTTACGTTATAGTCAACCACCTTCAAAACGTCTGTCACCGGGATCTTAATAGTTGCATTCCCCTTAACAAGCAACAATTCATCACCAATGGCCGCAGATACTTGCCAAACGCCTTTTGGTGAGACGACAGAACCCGGTGGTGCAGATAGATAATGGACGTTACGAACAGTAACTATTTTGACTTGATCAAACCTACTGAATTTCGTGCTTTGAGTATCCATCGCTCAAATCTACTATTAGACTATCGGGAGGGGAACATGCCTCTGAATGACAATGAAAGACTGCTGGTCGAAGCAGTCAAATCAATGCTCAGCCAAGACGCCCAGCTTGGATTATCTATCCACGCTAACGATCCATATGCAGGCCAAGACTGGCGTGGCCTCGAATATTTGCATGGACATATCAACGAGATGTTTCTCGTGAAAGCCGCCGAACTGGTGCATGCTGAAGGCGTATGCCAAGCATTCGGAAAGGTTCACTCGTACAAATACCTCGATGACCCGACTTTTTCTACCGCCATGGAAAAAGAGATGGTCGCACAAGCAATCCCAGCAGAAGAACGCAATAAAGCTCTTGGCTTCATACCTAAGATCATCGAAGAACTCAAAGAAGACCAGAGAGAATGGGCGGAGAAAGACTCCGGATTCAACCCAAAGCTCGATGAGATCAAGGAAATGAGCAAGCCAGAACAACCGCTCGATTTCACGATTCATGATCGAGAGGGATACAACAATAAAAACGTGATGTCGCGGCTCGGAGAGGCTAGCCCAAGCCGAACACCAGACGGTTCTGCGAATCGATTGTCATGAAACTACGACAATTAAGTGAAAGCTTTATATTGCACAAGCTCCGAGATCAATTGCAATCATCCGGATACTTCAATCGGCCCATACTTCACAGCGATCGTCCATATGAAGCCAGTTCTGGCTATGATTCAGGCAGTAGAACTGCCGGATATTCAGCATTGTCAACCGTCCCCAAAAGCCCAAGACATCGAAAATTTCTTGGATTGACACACCGACCGGGCACAATTCGCCTTTAATAGATCGATATAATTCCGCTTCCATTGCATTTCGGACACGGCACTTCTTGCCTGCCCTGCTTCACGACGCACGCACCTTTGCATAGAGGGCAAGGCCGCTGGGTATTCTGATACCCAGATCTGGCGAAATCCGGCGTGCGGTCGCCCATCGTGTCTGCCGCCATCTTTTTGAATCTATCTTGCAACGCAGCATCGGTGCTCTTTTTGATAGAAATTCTGGTAGTACCGGTTTTATCAATTCGACGTTGCGGGATCGCCAAAGGCTGTCCACCACGACCTTCAACAACAGTCATTTCAGCTTGACCATCCAGTGCACCTTCTGGTAATTGGTCAATCAAAGACGACGTGTCTAACGGAGCATGAGACGAAACCGCCACACCATCGGCTGTCCCACCGACAGACTGAAATTTGCGACCATCAAGCTTTGAAGTAGACACAACATTCGGACCTTCCAATGCCTCCGCAGCTTCAGCAGTCGGTTGTACTTGCATGACCCTCGGTTCTGGTTTTTGGGTCGCAACCACAAGTCCGGATGGGCTTTCAGATAATTGTAATCCAAGCGACCTTGCTTGAGCTAGCAGTTCATCGATCTTTTTTCGCTTCTCAAGGTAAGCCTCACGAGCAGATTTCACCGTTGCGTCTTCGGCATGAACATCGCAGATTCGAACAGCAACCTTACTACCATCCTCTAACGTGATAGTCAGGCTAGTATTTAAATCTGTAGTCGCATCACAGAATATACATTGATTAAGGTTCATAGCGTTCTCGGAGGTTTAGCGATGGCAAAAGTAATGGTAATTGACGTAGACCTTGGAATAAATCTCGACGGAATCATAGCCGAGAGTGCCCAGGATCTCACAACCAACGCCCGGACTGCATTGGACGGTGCTTTGGCAATTGCTGAATCTGCCAAACGCATCAAGGACGAAAAAACACAGCAGAAGTCAGAACAGAGCAGCGGAATCGTGACCGCAATGGATGCAGCGTACCAGAAACTGGAGACCGCTGGATTGAAAGGTATTCCTGTCGCAGACATCGTTTCGTCCGTCCAACAATTTGTTCCTAATTCGTCAGCTTTCACACTCAGGATGAACAATATC